CTATTGGCTTATACTCTTTCTTTTCATTGAGTGCTTCTTGACCACAAAGTTTCTTGACTAGGTTGTCTTCCACTAAAACACGGCTTTTGGTATTATCCACACCTTGTAGAATACTGTGTATAGTGCCTAGATCTCTATAATTTGGAACAAAGTTGTTGTATACGCTTGTGCCTAGTTGCTTGTTTATAGCGTCAATAAGCTTTGTTTGTGCGTTGAATGTTTGCTTTCGATCGGCCATCGCATACGAAAACTTACTTTCTTGGATTAGACGGTCGGCCAAGTGAGGCTCGGACATGTCTTTTGTCTCTAAGAGCGTTCGGTAAAGATAAAGCTCTTTATAGAGCAAGGTGTCTTTCTTGAAGTGTTCTTTTACGATCTTGGTTATCTTGGCTGCTTTTTCTTTATCATCTACAAGAGCCGCTTTTGTAAGCTCTCTAACTAATGCTTCATAAAGAAAAGCGGTATTTCTTTTCTTATTGTACTTGGTCATCATCTTTTCTCTCCAGTGATTCTAAAAGATTGTCGATTTCTTTGGAATGTTCCTCAAAATCGCCCTCTACTGTATAACTAGTTTCTTTTTTCTCAACCATCCCCTCTAAGGTTGGTTCTATATTCTCAAAAAGGTCCGAGGGTTTTGGAAGACCTAGTTTTGATCTTCTTGTGTTACCTGTTGCGAACTCTGGAACAGCCGTTGATTTCATTGCCATTCGGTTCTTCTTGATTCTTCCATCTTTCTTAGGCTTGTACATTTTGCCTTTTGACTTTGGAGTTGTTGTAACCAAGCGCCCGGCCTCATCTTTGGTTATGTAAGGTTTATCGTCCCTTTTGCCCGGTGCGACTTTTAGAATGTCCTCTTCTGGTTCAGCAGCGTCAATATCCGGTGTTTCCTCTCCACCTAAATCAGGTGTTTCGGAGTCCGCTCCAAAAGCGCCTATGTCGCCGCCGCCAAGTGAGGTTTCTTCCTCATCGGAGGCTGCTGCAGCGTCAAGGTCAGAAGCGAACTTTCGGTCAAAGTACATTTCACGCTGGTTGCGAAGGAATTCTTCTTGTGAGATGTTGAAAATGTGCTCGGCAATGTACCTCTTAGAGAAAAAGCCTTCAGTTGCGGATGAGGCAACCTCAAACTGTGTTTTCATTGTCTCTAGATCCTGAAGTTCGGCAATCCTAGACGGGTTATTGAGTTTGAGGTTGAAACCTGTAAGATCAGACTTTCTAAAGCCTAAAGTATAAAGGTGAACCATTCCAATCTTTGTAAGCTCGGAAATCAAGGCCTTTTGGAGGCGTTGGATGGTTCTGGCGAAACGAATGTCTTTCTGTGAGAGAGATGTTCGGTCTTCTGCGTTCTCACCGGCGACTAGATAAGCTTGTGGGATCTTGATGGCGGAAAATAGCTTTTCACGAAGGTATTTCACGTCTTCGATTTGTGAAGTGAACTGACCTCCTGCTAATGTCTCGATCTTTGTCCCTTGTTGGCCGCCTCGAACTGGAATGTAATAATCTTCCTCTACAGACATTGGGTTATAGCGAAGATCTGCTCTTCCGCTGTCTGCATCAACGATTTGGTTTCGTTTGAGGGTAGTCATAACCTCTTGCATGTATGTGCTTACGTCCTGTGGGGCTACAGCGCCAACATCAACATAAAACACTCGGCGTTCGGGCGCTCTTACGATACGATAGGACATCATTGCGTCTTCTACGAGCGTTAGTTGCCTCCAGATACGGCGAGACCCCTCAAGAACAGAGGTTCCATAGGGGTTGTACTTATTATTTCCTAAAATACGGAAGTGAGCTATCTGCCAGTCCTCAAAAGTCAAGCCACCGGAGTTCCACTGAAACTGTAGATAGTTTGGGTTGTTTTCATCTTGTCCTTCTAGCCTTTCTAGTTCGCTGAGGGGCATAGAAACAACATTTTGGATGCCTAGTTTTTCATCAACGTCCAAATAAAGGAAAAAGTCTCCATACTTACAAAGAGTTCTTGCCCATCCGTAAAGGTTGAGGTCTACATTGAGAACATCGTAAAACAAGATCTGTAATGCCGTCTTGATTTCTTGGTTTGGACAGTCAATCGTAAGCATTTTACGAATGTCTGTTGAGGTAGTCATCTCATCGGCATAAATATCAAGCGCAGAGTTTAGTTCTGGCATGTACTCCATCTGATCGAAGTCAATATATCGATCGTTCCGGTTCTGATTGAGCATAAAGTCGCCGTAAAACGAGTAGTTCTTCTCGTAATCGGCTTTTTTGAACTCTTTTCCTGATGCGGAGGTCCAATTAAACTTATCAAGTTCCTTTCGGCGGTATTTTCTTGCCTGCTCGTGTCGATAGTTGACGATTGGGCCTGAGAAAAGCCGTGTAAGCGCCTTGTAAAGCGGGTTGTCCGGGTTTCTTGTGTTCTCTGAACTTCTTTTAGGTATGATTGTTTTTTTATATGCCATTTTTTAGCCCTTGTATAGCCAAGAATATTGTTGCTGTTGTTTTTTTGCTTCGCTTGCCTGTCCTGATTTCATAACTGGTAAGTGGCCAATCATTCCAGGGATAGTTGTATTTAGTTCTCTTTTATCTGTAAAGAATGCGTTCATCATTTTTTCTGATTTTTCTCGGTCATAAGCGCTTTCTTCGTATACGGCGTCTCTAATCCAGCAAGCGATCGCAAAAGACATTACCAAGTCATCGTGCTTTGATCTCATTGCTTGAGGTCGGCCATTTTTCCAGATGAAAGTTTTAAATTCTCCAAATAATCTTTTAGACCTTGTTATAACTAGTTGGTTGCGAATCATTTCTTCCATTTTGGCGATGATTAATGGCCTTGTCTTAGAAGAAGTGGTAAAGCCGGGTGTTGCGCCGGTAATGTTTTCTGCTATTAAAGGATCAATAAACTCATCTCCCTTAGAATAGTATAAGTTATTATACCTTAGATCTTTCAACTTGTCAATAAGCATAAACCCAATATTATTACTTTCTACAACAACCAAACACGTGCCGTATCTTGTTGCGGCCTGATGTACCATGTTGGCGTACATATCTATGGCGACTTTTCCTTGGTATTCCGCAACTATTTCATTTGTGGTAATGTTCCAAACGTGAAAAGCAGAATAGTCTTCACCGTCACCCCTAGCAACGTCAACAGCCATAAAGTATTTTGATGCGGGATCGTATTCTTGCCAAATCCAAAGGTTTCTATCAAAGCCGTCTCTGTATAGGGGTTCTTGGGCTTGCTCAAATACCCATTCTAAGTATTCGGCATCAATAACAGTCTCGCCTGAAGATAGGAAGGAACATTCTAGCTCCTGTGCTATCTCCTTTTTGGTCATGTTTCTTGTTTCTTTTTTAAACCATTCTTCATCACGATCAGGGTGAAGGTGCCAAGGCAAGCTAGTTGGATGGAAATCGTTTAGACCAGCATCAGCGTCGGAATACATACGGTAAAACCAGTTACCAATCCCGTTTGGTGTTGACAAGGCAATACAACGACCGCCGGTTGATAGTGTTGGATACAAACCTTTCCAAAGATCGTCCAAGCCATCAACGTGAGCAGCCTCATCTACCACTAGGAGTGATAGTGCTTCTGAACGGCCGGCATCTCCTGACGTTGAAGAAGCCTTTATCTGTGAGCCGTTTGTTAACTCAAATGAGTTTCTGTTGTCTATTGATATATCAGCTATTTGCAACCAAGGTGGTAAGTTCTTTATCATGAACTTAACTTTCTTAACCAGGTTGCCGGCTGTTGAGAGTTTGGTCGCAACAACAAGAATGTTCTTTTCCCTGTGGAAGAGAATAAGCCACGCAGAGTATGCTGCGGTTATTGTTGAGATGCCAAGCTGACGTCCTTTTAAGATTATGTTGAAGCGGTAAGCGTTATAATCCTGAAGAAGGTCTTTCTGGAAGGGGTAGGTCCTAAATGGTATAGGGCCTTGTTCGGGGTGAGAGATGCGAACATAGTTCTCAATAAAGTAATTGGGATCTTTGCCGCACCTAACAATCTCTTTTATTACCTGCTCTTTATTAAGCACACTAGTTATAGATTCCTAGCGCCCTTAGCGAAGCGTCGGTAAGTCTCCATCAACTTGTCTTGTGCTGGAATGGGAGGGTTCTCATCTATTCCTTTCATTCCGTTAATTTTGTACTTCTTGATCGCATTCGCAAAAACTCGCACATTTGACGTTGACTGAACAAGTACATCAACTTCGCCGTCTGCGCCAAGACTAACACGCTTTCCAAGTATCTGGCTAGCTCGATTGGTTAGGTATTTGGCGATGTCGGCCATAACTCTTTCCATTTCTTCCTCAAACCCGCCACCATAAACTTCTTTAAGCTTGATGTCTGTTTGATAAGTGATTGTAAGAATGTCGCCGGCAGTCCGAACAGTGAATCCGTCCATGTGGCGGCTATCTTTGATGGGATCACCTTCTTCACGGCGAAGACCAATCTTGAGTGGGTCGCCGTTGGCGTCGGTGCCGCCATCATAAGCTAGGGCGGCGGCTTGTGCTAGTGCTTGGACTGGTGTCATTTGTTATTCTCCCGGAGTGTGCTTGTATTGAGCAATCTTATTTGCTAGCTGCTCAATGAAATCATCGTCAGCAAGAAGAGGCTCTTGGATCTTGGCTATCATGCCACTGTCCATTGTTTTTATTACATCAACTACTGCACGTGCAATGTTTTTCTCTGTGGCGATGCGATTATCATTTGCCCAGCCCATAACACGCTCAAAGTCTTTCTCAGATGCGCTCTCAATCTCTTTTTCTGTGGCAATGTCATTATCATTTGCCCACTTCATAACACGCTCAAAGTCTTTCTGGGATGATTTTGTGTCCATCTTGGCAGCGTCGGATGAGGCATCTGCAATCGCAGCGCTATAAGCTTTCTTTTGGCCTTTGTTGAGACCGGCAGCTGAATCCATTGCGTCAATCTCGCCAGCACGAACATCTAGATCATCCGCTCCACTTGGACCTCTTCGGGGTCTTCGGGTTGAGGCTTTCTTACCACGGCCAAAAAGACCTCCAAGGGTTGCCTCGTCTAGGTCGGCTATTTCTTCCTTGATTATCTCAACTAGTTTTTCTTTTGTGATTCTCATCTGGTCTCCATCCTTCTTTCCACCTTTCTTCTCTTCCTTCAATCCACTGAATGTAACATTTGAAACAAGAATCCCATTTGGTTTTACAAGTTTCGTCTCTCAGGGTCTTGATCTGTGAAGAGCAAGTGGGACATTTAGTTTTACTTTCTTTACTAAGTAGTCTCTTCGTAATAAAAAATCCTTTTTGTTCTTCTAAAGTCTCGGAGTCATTAGATTGGATTTTTTGAGCCAACTCTTTTCGCTGCTCTTTATAATCTTTTTCTTTTTCCTCGTCCCATCCGCTTTGAGGTGTCTTGATTGTCTCTTCACCCCATCGCTCTTTGATTGCTTTTTCTAGTTTTGCTATTTCGTTTAGTTTTTTTTCATCAAGTGGGAGCATTGTATACCTTTTGTTTAGCAATAAATACGATTTCTTTTAAGTTTGGTGTTGTTTCCATACTATCTAGATCTTTTATAGAACACCATTTATAATCTGTGTGCTCTTTTCCGTCTAAATGGATCTTACCTGAAAACTTGTTTGTTGTAAAGAAATAAACTCTATTCTTTTTTATAACGTTAGTATCAATAAGATCTTTTGGGTCTATTATCAGGTTTGATTCTTCTTTTACTTCTCGGCAAGCTCCATCTTTTATGTCTTCGCCAACGTGAATGTGGCCGCCAACTGAGCACCACGCTCCCGGCATCCAAGGATCGTTGGGACCTCTTTTCAGCGAAAGGAAATGATCTTTGTCCTTGAAAATAATAACGTGACCTGAGAACTTAGAGTCTTTTTTCATTTTATTTATTTTGATCTTGATCATTGGGACAAGGACATCATTAGGTCATAGGAGTCAGATCTATACTGAGCTAATTGATCAATGTATCCTTGTTTGCGAAGAATCTTGAAAGCAATGTTTTCTGGTGAGTAAGCGCCCTCTCGTTGAAGGCCGGCTTTTCTCATTCTTTTGAGTTTTGCGAAGATGCGGATGGCTTGTCGTTTTGCCTCAACAAACTTTTCTTGGCTCATCAACTCTCGGACCAAACCTATTTGATGCATAATCAAGTGCGCTTTCTTCATCGCAGAATCATAATCAAAGTCTCGGTCTTCTTTTCTTGGCTTTTTGATCCACTGATCTTTGGCTATTGAGTATACAGGGCGGTCTTCATCGTCGTATACTTCATTGACGTCCTCAATGTAGATCTCAACTTCGTGGCCAAAGATGGTTATGTTATGTTGCTCATTCCACACCAATCTACGAGAATTAAAAAGATCACGAACCAAGTCAATGTCTTGATTAACTTTGGAAAAATCGACCACAATGTGTAAGTCAACATCAGAATCAGGATGATAGTTGTACCCGGCCAGTGAACCAGTGAAGTAAATGTCTTCCACAGCGTCTGGGTCAATGTTGTGATCTCGAAGGAATGCATTTGCTATTCTTTTTAGTTTAAGTTTGACTTCTAGTTTTAGGTGGCCGTCTTCATTCCAAACCTTGGATGATAAGCCGTCGTGTTGTTTGAAGGTTTCTTTGGACAAGACTGCCTTTCTTATTTCTTCTTTTTGTAGAGAGCGTTTATTTTTCTGTTCTTGCTGCAAAGCGCTTCTTTCTTTTTCTGCAGACTCAAATATTTTCCAAAACTGCTGAAACATTTACTATCCTCTCTTTGCCTTGTTTATTTCTATGGCGGCAAGTTGTTTTTTGGCTGCTTTCTTGGTTTTGTGTGTTCCAAGACGATCGCCGCCTTTTTTTGGATAAACAACATACTCATCATCAACTTTTTTTATTGTTTCATCAACAAGTTTTTTAGTTATTTCTTCTATAATGTCTTTGATACTCATCTTCTTCTCCTGAAAGGCCGATACGTAATAGTCAAGCCGCCAATAACAGATTGGTTTGTTATATCATAAGTAGTATTCACACTATAATCAAGTGTTCTTGTCTCTAAGTGAAGGGCTGGGCCAACTGCAAAAGTGCCTAAGCCGGCGTCTACAGCAATGCCCACTCCAAACCTTTCATACCAACGCTCTCTTAGACGTCTGCTATTCACGATAAGCTCGCCTATCTCTATTTCCAACCGGTTTGTTTGTTCGGCTGCTATAGCGCTCCATCCCCCATCTGGTCCTTGATTTAGCGCTAAGTCTAATACAAAAGGACTAAGTTGAGATAAGGATAGTTCTGCGTGCGGAGGGTTGCTTTCCGTAAAACCCAAAACTCTATAACCTGAGTTTTCTAAGTCAAAGTCGACTCTTAGGTTTGGTATACCCTCAGTTTCTTCTGTTATTGTTGTGTTTGTTGTTTCTTCATCACAACGATACTCTATAACAGTTGTAGTCGCAGTAGAGTCTTCATCATTGCTGGTAAACTCAATCTTTTCTCTTAGTGTAGCATTTACTTGAGTTAGAAAAACTAACTTTCCTTCTAATTCCTTGGCTGCGTCGTCAAGTCTGGTATTTTCCCCTAGAAGGTTGGCTATTTGTCTTTCTTTAAAGGATAGATCTTGTGCTAATCTAAACTCTACACCTTCCAAGATCTCGATTGATCCTTGGGCGGCAGCAAGGTTATTTTGTAGTTCGTTGATAAGGCTCTGGTTTTGCTTCTTGTTGAAGATTGAGCCAGCGGCCACCCCAAAGACGATCAAAAGAAGGGCAACTAAAAATATATCCTTAATGCCAAAGTCCATTTATTATGAGCGAAGTTTTGCTACCGCATCAACAGCAGCTTGTGAGCCGATAAAGATGGCAGTGATCGTAACCCAGTCTGCAGATGTAAGATCGGCAAAAGCTAAAAGCCCGGTTGCTGTGATCCAAGCAAGAAACTTTCTGCTTATAGCTTTTTCTACAACTCTGTCTAGAAATCCCTTTTCAGTATCAACTGTTATACAGCTACAATTTTTACATGCCATTACTATTTCTCCTTTGTTACTATAAATAGTTAGACATTTACAAAAGCGTATCCCTCCTTCTTCTGGATTATTACTTCATCATCAACAATGTCTTTAAGAGAATCTAGGTGAGAAATAAGGAATACTGTTTCAAAGTTTTCACGATACATTTGAAGGATCTTGATAAAGCCATCCATGTTCTCGGCGTCGAGTGCTGTTGCCGGTTCGTCCAGCACGGCAAAGTTTGGAATGGGCAAAGAAGAAACATTTAGAAGCCCTAAGCGAATAGCTGTTGCGGCAATAGTCTTTTCTGCTCCTGATCCTAGTTCGATTGGCCTTGCGTCAAACTTTGAGTGCTTGATAAAGATGTTTAGTTTGTTTCCGTCTTCCTCAAAGAATACTTGGAAATCAACAACATCAGAAAGTACCTTCTCGATCTCTTCATTGATAACTGGTAGCATTTTCTTTGTTACATCATAAGGGATCCCGTTTGGATGAACACAACGCATAAAATAAACAAATGTAGAATATTCTTCTCTTGCTTTTTTGAGCTTTGCTTTTGTTTGGTTCGCTAAGTCAATCCTTGCTTTTGCTCCTGCTTCATCTCCAAGAAGTTCTAAAAGGTCATCGTTGCAACTATCACAGTCACTTTGAGTGTTCTTGATTGTTCTAGATGTAACAGTTAGTTGCTCTTTGAGTTTTAAGATCTTTTTGATCTCTGCTTCGTTCTTCTCGTATGTTTCCTTCTTGGCCAAAAGGGCGGTCAAGGACATTTGAGCCATTTTTAGCTCCATTTCCTTGTTCTTGAGGCGGTTTTCGGTGTCTTCTTTGGCTGCTACAATGTTATCATACTTGCTTAGAAGATCGTTGGCCTCATCAATGTTGAGTTTCTTGATTTCATTTTCACGCTCCTCTACATTGCCTTCCAAACCTTTGATTGCTTGCTCGACAACATCAAAAGAGCCGACTGCTTCGTGGGCATCTTTGATAAAGCGGCAAGTGGGAAACTGATCGCCGCAAGGAACAGAAGAAAGTAGCCTTTGTTTGTCCTCTATGTCGGCCTTCTCCCGCTTTCTTTCTTTTAGCACTACTGTGAGGTCTGTAAGTTGTTTGAGTGTCTCAGAATGGACCTCCTTGCGCCCTAAGACCCTTTCTAGATCAAAGTCCTGGATGAAAATCTCACACTGCTCAATGCGAACTGAGATTTCTTTTATTTCACCCTCTAAGGTTGTTTTTTTAGATTCTAAGTTTTTGATCTCGCTCAAAACACTTTCAATGTTAATGTCGATCTCTTTCTGGGAATCTACTTGGTGCTGGATCTTGCTCTTTTCTTGTTTGAGGCCATCTAAAATAACGTTTAGTTCATTACAGTGAAGTTTTACAGACAAGATCTTTTCTTTGAGCGTCTCAAGTTCTGCTTGCTCTTCCTCAATCTGAGCATCATAGTCAACACCTTCTAGCCCCTTTACCAAGGCACGCTTATCTTGTGAGATTTCTTTTGCTTTCTTAAACTTTTTATCTAAGATCTCAAGGTCAAGGAACTTTGCGAGGATTTCTTTGCGCTTTGTTGTACCTTCATTGATAAAGTTTAGTGAGTTCATCTGGGAAATCATTGACGTTAGTAGAAAGTCGTCTAGTGTTCCAAGATAGCGGCGAATGTTTGCGTCGGTTCCGTTTCTTGTCTGCCCGTTTAGGCATTCGGTTTCACCGGTGGCCGGATCAAATACAGAAAAAGTTAGATCTGTCTTTGCCTCAATGCTTGCCTTTCCGTGTAAGCGTTTGATATACTTCTTTCCCTCACGTTTGATAGTAAAAACCTTGTCTCCAATAGAAAACTGAACCTCTCCTGTGGCGTGTTCTTTGTTTTGGTTAATCAAATCAACGTTCTTGCGCACCGACTTTGAGCTGGAATTGAAAATAGCGTATAGAATACTATCAATAATAGAAGACTTTCCTGAATAGTTCTTACCAAAGATACCAATAATACCATTTAGTTTCGCAAAGTCAATTGAGTTGTCTTCTCCATAGTTAAAAAGGTTATCAAACTTAAATTTGTCTAGATTCCAATGAATGTTTCGCTTTGTTTCCTCGTCTTCGTTGATAAGAGTCGAGATCTGCTTATTTAGGGCGAAAACTTGTGCTAGTTGCTCTTTATCTAACTCATAATCCGCAAGATACTCTTCCATTAATCTTTCTTGGACCTTGGCGTCACGCATGTTCATTCTTTCTGCGTGTGCGGAGGTGGCTGACCCACGAGCGCCCGAAAACCGGTTGAGAAAAGCAACCGATTCAGGCTTGAACTTGGTTCTTACCACATCGGCAGCCTTTTTCAGGGTTGAGATCGGGTGATTGTGCTCTGAAATAAGACGAACTCGGGCACCTGATGGGATATTAGTGCCTCTTGGTAGTCTTCCGGTCTTTGTAAGCTTGATTGTGATGAAAGGCTTGGGGTTGGAGACAGGAATGTGCTTACAAGTAAAACTTTCTTTGTCTTTAATGTCCCAAACAAGAAAACCTTTGTCGTTTGACTCTCCAAAGTTCTGCTGAATTGTAGATCCTGGGTATCGGAAGCGTCCGTGGTCGTCCAATAGTTGGTTTGTCTTGTGAATGTCCCCAAAAAAGCCATAATCAAAGTTCTCAAACGTTTCTAGGTTCACTTCACCCTCTAGAACCCATCCAATATCTGTTTCAGACCCTCGAACAGCGCCGTGGTGTAGGGCAATGTTAATAAAGTCCTGATCGGGCTCAAGATTCCAGCTGGCTTGGTCATCAAAAACGCACATAGCGTGTAAAACAAACTTTTCTGAGAGGTTTACTTGCTCATAGCCCTTGAAAAGATGTAGATCCGGGTGTTTTAGATTCTGAACAATGGGGGTTAGGGCATCTTGGCGTGCTGAGTTCTTTAGATTTCCATCGTGATTGCCCAAAAGAACATAAGTTGGCGCAATATCAGCCAAACTTGATAGAAAGTCTGATGCTAACTCAACAAATTCGGGTGAAATCTGGGTCTTTGTGTGTGCGATGTCCCCTGTGTGAATAATAAAGTCGACATTTTCTTCTTTTAAAGTTTTATAAAGTTGTGAAAATACTTGTCGATACTCTTTTTGGTATTTATAATTTCGGATGTGTGTGTCTGAGATTTGTGCAAAACGCATTAAATCGCCTCCAATAAGTTTCTTGCTGTTAATTCGAATAAATCCTGTTGTAGGATAGGTGCTGCTTTTTTCTTTCGCAGTGAAAATTCGTTTTTGGGCATTTCTCCCAAGTCATTAAAGCCGGATAAGTCAACCTTAAAGACTTCTACCTCGAAATCAAGTAGAAGTTTCATAATCTTTAGTTCTTTTTCGTATGCATCTGGATCTAAGGCCAGATACACCGTGCTATCGTTCTCAATAAGTTTGCGAAGCAGCAACGAGTTCTCGGTCATTGTAGAACCAAGGAGAGGGACTGAGTTAGGGCCGGAGACAATAGCGTCAAAAACACCTTCTGTAATCACAATGTCTTGGTCCCAATCGATAAAGAGTTCGTTAAATACAATGTTGCGGCTGGCTTTTGGGTTTTTATAAGCCGGCCATACGCTTTTATCGAAGGCCCTGGTAATAAAATAGTTTGGCGAGCCACTATCCCCAAAGGATGGAACAACCAAACGGTCTTTATAGATGCCCTTCTCACAAAAGCCAACCTTCCAATAAGCAAGATCAAAATCAGTCAAACCTCTGGAGCGTAGATAGTTGAGTGGTCGTCGCAAAGTTAGAGGTATTTCTCTTTTATGAAGCGCTTGGTATTCTTTTGGAAGCTGAACCACCTGCTGTTCTTCTTCATCTGAGATCTCAAATAAAAGCTTTTCGTCAAATTCAGAAAAGTCAATCTTTCTTGAGAACCGATCCCACTCTTTTAGAAGCGACCAGTTACCAAATTTCTTGACCAAACGACGAATGTTTCGCCCTGATGCGTCGCATACCCAACACTTATATACATTTTTTTCAACATTTAGTGAAAGCTTTGGTTTGTGGTGGTTACAAAAAGGGCAGTGAAATAAAAATTCACCGCCCGACCTGTAAGAATGTCCTAACGCTTGTTTTATAATGTTTAGTTTTTCTCGTCCGTGCATAGTTGTAGTCCCGCCCTGGCAATGATAAGTGAATCAGCCCGATCGAAAGTGTCGGGCTTGGGATTGCCATGTCTTGTATACTCTACCACGAATGAGGGCTCCGTGTCAAGCAAATGTTGCAGGACTTGTTTCTTTGCCGGTGTTCCCTTTTTTATTTTGATGCCGGCAAGTTTTCGAGCCGAGGTTGCGGCAATGTATCCTGGCTCTAGGGACCATTCCTTATAAGCAAGCCAAGAGACAACGCCATTAAAGCGAGAGAGAGTAGAAAGAGTTGCAGCTGAGCTAAATCCCGACCGAAAAGATTGTAAAGATTGCTCAATAAAAATCTTATCTGGTTCTTGAGAAAGACTTTTAAAATACTCAGCAACTTTTTCACTCTTTAAAAAGAAGTTCTTATACTTACGAAGATCTATAGAATCATTTAAAATAATGTTATTATTATAATCTAATAACGTTATACCTGTTATACTTGTACTTATATCTAAACCTAAAATCATATAATGATCTTATCACGTATTTTATTAGATGTCAAGCTTTAGTTTGAAAGTTATATCTCTAGATTCAGTTTTCTTTACAGGTCTGGCTAAAGAAGCAATTGCAATAAGGTTTTTATCTTCATCGTATAAGCCTATTTTAGATATATAAGTTGTTTTCTCAAATGGGGCTGTTGGATCTTGATAAGATGCCGATGCTATATTTTTTATTATTCTTTCCGGCTCTTTAAAACTGCTAACAGATCCAGTAAACTCTATAGGCTTGTGACTATCTTTTGTATAAAATGTTGGATTCTCAGATTGGTTTAACTCTCCACGAGGCGCTGTGCAAAACATTAGTTTTGTATTGACTTCGCTGGTGGATTCAAAATGAAGATGGAAAGAGGAGGACGGCAGTGCAGTACTAGCGTATGATACATTCCCCTGGATCCCGGCTGCATAATAATACCACCTAAAACTTTCTTCGCTTCCGTCCTGGTCATAGTTATCAATGTTGTCGGTTGTGACATTCCAAGAACCAGTAAGCAAGATAGCGCCCATGTCTCTTAATATCACGCCAGCAACTGAACCGGTGTTTGTGTCTATTGGTAGAGTTTGGACTAACTCTCCCTTAGCGTTTGCTTCTAAGCGCCCTGTGAGCGTTCCAGTGACATAGAAGTCTAGTTTCAGAGTATCCGCCTTCATTCCTGAACCAAAGAAGATGGAAGGGACATCAATAAGCGCTATATCCTGTGTGTCCTTATCCCCAAGCGATGAAGAATACGCAAAATGGTTAGAATAAAGCCTGCGTCTGTTTAGAGTATTTTTTAAAGCCTTTATCTGCCCTCGTTCGTCGGATCCCGTATAGAAGTTTCTTGTGATACTGGCAGAAAGAGGGTAGGTTCCGGATAGTTCGTCTCCGTAGCTATCTACCCAGAAAGAAGCCGTGCTAATGGTTTTAAAGTTATCTAAAGATCCCGCTTTTGTAATCGCAGGATAGATCAAGTTGGTGTCAGCACGATCAACATTCATTTCGTAAAGAGAAACAAAACCTGATGGAACGCTGTTGATAGTAGTTCCTAATGATGCTGAGCTGTTTGATTCTCCGTTATAGTATACAGTTCTATCGTTTATAAAAAAGGAACACGACGGGTTGACCACCCGGAGTTGGTCAACCACGTCGTTTTGCTTAAACTGATAGAACTTCATTTTAGTAGTCTAGTCTGACTCGTAATGTAAGCTCGTTTGTTGGGTCTTTTTTAAGCGGCTCTGAGACTTTCGCAGTGGCCAAAAGTACGTTATCTGATGAGTATAAGCCGATTGAAGTAACATAAGACGCAGGGGTATCCGTTCTGCTGTTTTTCATAACAACTTGCGAGCCAGATAGATATGTTGGGTTTGATGAATAGTTAAACTCACTAGACCCTGCTCGACAGAAATAGATACTTGAGTTGAGTTCCGTTGTGTTGTTAAACTGAACGTTCTTAAGTCTGTGTCTAAAGCCATCAGTTGAGCCGGTTATTGATGAGCCGCTTAAAACTGCATCAACGGTTTCACCGGCAGCATTAAAGCCGGCGGGCTGGGCAAGGAGCTTAAAGATGCTAGCTGTCAATACAGAGATTCCAGCTTGATAATAAACGTGGCCAATTGGATCACCCGTACCGGCTGAGTTGGTGTATAATAAGCCATACTCTCCAGCAGGCGAGTTAACTTTATAGTTATTCTGAGCGCCGGCATCATAAACAGTGCTAGCTCCTAACAAACTAGTGTAAGCGCCACTCAAAAAAGCAGTCATTTCAAATGAGCCTTTTTTAATTTCATCCTTGACGAGCAAGCGTGAGAAGGGGAAAAAGAAGCATTCTTTCATTTTCGTGCCGCCGCCTGATATGTTGCCGTCTTGATCAAACTCCTGAATTGATCCAGTAGTATCCGGCTGAACTAAGACTTTTGCAAATTGATTATAGATGTTTATTTTCTTAGCGTTCTGAGTACTAGCAGCGCCAGATAATGATGAATTCGCAGAGTAGCCAACGGTTATATCAAAAATATGATTCGCTGAAGAGCTTAGGTAGGGATAATCATAAACAGATTGGAACATACCATGAGAATAGTTTTTAATGTTGTTGTCAGAATAAGTTCCGGATACAATAGTACCAGTAATCGGAATAACCTCATGTAGGTTTGTCGTTGTTACTGCCTGATCGTCCGGACCGAATGTTTTAAATGTTGATGCCATTTTTTCTCTCTTTTATTTATTATGAAGTAACTCTAAAGAATCTAATTGGTACCTGGACCATGTAGCCGGTCGATGCGCCATAAACGGTAACAAAAGAGTCAATAAATTTAACGTTCTTCGTTCCGTCGATCCCATTAATAGTCTGGCTATTTAGAGAAGAACCAAATAAATCAAAATAGTAATCTGATTCTGCTAGATCAATTTTTGGCCTCACACGGAACTGAAGCAAATTACCTCTTGGGCCGCTGATAACCTGGCCAGCAGAGGTAGTTGTGTTTCTTATAGCCTCAATAAAGTTCCTGTCTGTTGTTGCACTCGCCATATAAGTTGCAATATCGTCATCGTCAACGTTGCTTGGGGTCTTTTCTGACGGGGTGGAGCTTCCCATGCCAGAAATCAATGTGCCTAAGCGGTTATCCATTTCAATTATAAATGTATCTTCTCTAAGATCTGATGATAGGCCGGCGCCAGGACTGATAGCAGTAGTGTCCAGGCCTTGGTCCAACCTGATAAAGGCTCCAAAAGTCTCAGGAAGCTCACCATCGGCTGGTGAACGGATAACACCGACATTTGAGGCGGATGCAGTAAACAGATCATCTGTTGCTTTATCGACAGGGACTAGGAACGTGTCCTGGCCAAAGTTGGTTAAGACCGTGCCTCTGTCATCGGTAGTATTAAGCTTGATGACTGGTAGGTAAAGCAAGTTTGGATTGTTGATTGTTATAATCTTTGACTTCATTGACGAGCCATTGTTCGTGAATGCTTCAAAGATAGGAGTTTGAAGAATTTCCAGATCGGCATCGGCTGTTACTGCGGTTTTGTCATAGAGGCCATAATCGATCTCATCGTCGCCTAAAGCAAACTTTGTGATTCTAAATGTTCCTTTTCCTTCTGCTAGGCGTCGTCGCCCTTCGTCTGTTAGGACTGCATCGAGTATGATGTCGCCTGAATTGTCTAAAAATGCCATGCATAAACTCCTTTTCTTACTATAAATAGTTGTTAAATTAAATTATACCATTGTGTTGGTTTTTTGCTATTCATCCTCGGTCCCTGAGTACGTTCCGGGGAGGTTATCACCCTCTTCAAACCGGGCTCGGGCGTCTGTAAGGCGACCGATGGTACCTAAGTCTTCAGGGGTGAATGCAGGAAATCCAGGCAGACTAGGGGGTGTAAACTCATCCTCGCCCCTTCTGCTGACGTCGCCTTCATTTCTTCTAGCTAAAGCATCTTGTATGTCTTGCTCTGTGACAGTATCCGGCACCATAGTTCTTCTTTCTTCTGTTGCAATGTTAAAATCGTTTAGAGTATATTTAAATTCAACAAAGATTGACTTGCCTGTTTTTTTAGACTTTAACTCAAGCATATATCTTTGATCGATAATATTGTTTCTAGTTTTGAGACCGTCTCTACCGAGTTCTACTGATGAAATTTGAGCTGATGTTTTTTCATTAAATTGCCCAGGAATAAAAGAAATTTCTTGAGTGTTAGGTCTGATTTTTATAAACCTTCTTACACTTTTCGAAGAGCCGCCTTTCTTAGTTTTTAAAAATAGACCATCACTCTTAAGGGAGCCAAACATTTCTTTAAGAGATAATGTAGTAAGTAAAGGTTGGAGTGCACCATCGTTATCAATTATGGTAAATTTAAATACTTCAGTTGGGTTAGAAATGTTTCCGTGAAAGTCCAAGGTCCGAAAAAGATAGTAGTAATCTGTGTTAGGGATTATACTGTCCATAAAGGAAGTACCATCTGTGCTTAGGTCTTCAGAGGTTACACTTCTTATAACCCTTTTTCCTGCAACAAAGTCTTTAATTGTTTCTGGTTTTCGATCTAACCTGAATACTTCAAAGGCTGCTGGAGTTTCGTCTGAGTGGAATCTTATCTTTCCGCCTAACGCCACTCCTTGAGACTGCATTATTTTTCGAAATAAAGTTCTATCTCCTTCCTCGATTATCACAGGCATTGCGTGTTCTGTTGAATTCATCGAAGAAACTCTGATTTTAACTCGATCATTAAAGCCTTTCATTGGATAAAAATCGACATTTGGCCTAACTGGCGGTGCGTCTGTTAGAACGGAGTTTTCGGAAGTCAAAGGAACTTCTATTATTTTTGGCTGTTGCCTAGTTCTTATTTTTGCTCCTAGGAAAAAATCGTTTAAGCCGTTATTGATGGGGGGTCTTTTGCTTCTTCTGTCGACTTGAACGTTGTATTCAAACCCAAACGACTCGGCCAACTGGTATCTATAGCTGTTTTGAATGACAAACATTAGTGCAGATAAAGTATAATTATACTCTTGGTTTGGCTTAACTTGTGTGTCAAAAAACTCTGTAATCCCTTCTGGTCCGTTGCTAATAAAAAATTGTTGTATTGCCCCTGTCGAGATGTTTTCTTTGATTACTCGGTAGGCAAGAACTTCATGGTAATTACCCCTTTCTGATAAGAACATTTCTTTTAAGCTTGGGATCGCATCTTCTGATAAGCTTCTAATAGTGTCCTGAAAATCAAGAAAGAATTGCCTATCACGGGCGCCGTCCGAGCCGTTTTCAAGATAGCCCCCTAGGTTGACGCCACTTAAATAAGGGGTTGTAAACTTTTGACTGATTTCGCCTAGCTGAAATACTGTTGTTCCCTGAGTGGGGTATGAGGTTGAGGCGTCACGAGGGTCCAGGAAGGGTGCAAACGGATTGAAAACAAATGGTTGTGATGAGTTATTGAAAACTTCTTTAAAATCAAACTCTCTTACTGACCTTGTAGAGGTTATTGGTGTCGGGCGTTCTGATGAATTGGTAGTGATAGAGAGAGACTTGGCATTTGACGTTATTATACCATCGGCCGGAGTTACCACTCCGTCCATTAGATTAAGTATTATGTCTGTTTTTAAGCTGTATTCATCTAGGATCCTCAATAAAGAATTTCTAGTAACCTCTCGGTAGTCGACACCTGCAATATCTAGATACCGATAGGGATCTGCTCTATCTGTGATTTCTATTCTATTATTAAACGGGAAAAGTGATTGAAAATTATTTTCTTTTAAAATTGCGGGATCAATTAAGATTAGCCTTCTTTTTTGTTGATCTTCTTCTTCGCCATAAGCAGTGTCAAACTGTTCACCTGTAAGGTTCTTGACTGAAACACCGAACTTGTTGTAAAGCTCTGTCGTTGGGGAGGTCTTATAGGACATCCTATCATTAGTATAGGGCTCCAATTTAAATTCACCAAAAAACAACTCGTCTTTTAGAGCAGCTATGTGTAATCGCAGGCTGCGCAGAAAGCGGTTGAGGGACTCGGCCTCGGATCCGGTGACCGGGCGCCTCGTCATAAAGACGTCTAATAGGTTCTCAAAATTCTTTATCACACTAAAGAGATAACTTGATGGCATTAAGCTTTCTTCAAACCCTGTATAGAAACGATTTGCGGGTGCGAGTGGTCCAAATTCAAACTCTCTAGACAAAAAGTTATAATTTCCATCTATGGCTATGTTTGATTCGGCCTGAATTGTGGTGTTAATGCTTAGGTCTGTATACGAAAGGCTCACCGGCGCAGGAGAGGAGGGAGGGTAGGTCATAGAGCGTGCCCTTCTCATAAATCTTATTGGACCGGACGTGGGGTCCTCTTCACCTTTTGGATCCATAAGCATCTGGATTGTTCTTTCACAAGCTTCCATTGTCAGTCTTTCTACAGCTCCTCCAGACCGCCGACCTCCGTGGCCGTCACTCGCCAGCGCCGCCTCTTCGGAGGTATACAGAGGCCCGCCAAGTTCGCCAGTATCCAAAAACTCATTGAAAACTTCAGGGCTAAGGAAAATCTTGACCCAATCTATCCCTCGAAAATAGTATCTAATGTCTTGAAAAGATTCATAAAATAAAGATCGTTCATCTGGGCCAAAGGAAGGCATGCTGACCGGTCGTACAACCTGGTTGTCGATAAACTCAATCTTCCAAAAAGGTATGCGGTATTCGACCTGAAATTCTTCTTCAAATTTTATACTGTTATTAACATCATCAATTGTTACTCGGGAGTCGTCCTCAAGTATGTTGGCTATGTTACCGATCTTAGCTCCTCCAACATCGAACGGCGTTGTTTTATACCTAGCTAGGCCGGTTAGATAACGGAAAACATCTGACGCTTCGAAGCCTATCTCTCCGGTAACTGGACCACGAGGAAGACCGCCCGATTTTTTAAGGCTTAAATCAAAAACAGTTGCTGCGTTATAAAGTTGTTGTGAAATAGTCATAATTTTTATCCTGCAGATGGTTCATCAGGTGTGATAACAGTTCCAGCTTCATCACTGTCTATAAAAAAGTGTTCCGTTTCTGACTTTAAATTTAATAAATTTCTATTATTTAAGTACCACATAGTGTTTTTATTTCCTATGTTATAATTAGACATCTTACAAAATAATAAACCACTTGATTCAAGATCCTCATCTGTAGGCTTTATACCGAAAACAGGACTTCTAAGATCGGGTTGGCCGTTCTCCAAGCTTTTAAAGCCTGTTAGGACTTGTATTTCTTTAATGTTTGCAAAATTAAACCTAATCAATGAAGAATTAAGAGGGTTTTGCAAAGTTGTCCGATCGCCACCCCAAAAGAAGGTGATTCTTCCGTCAGCTTCTGTTGCTTGGAGTGTTTCGTATAGTGAATACAAAGGGTAGGGCAGTTGAATTTCTGTAATTAGGGTGCCGCCAGGGCCGCTTGTTTGGGTGCCCTTCATTGATCTTATAGATTCTAAAAGTTGCACAGGATTTCTTAAACCAGCATCTATCAGTGCAGCATTGTAATTAGTCGGGTGCTCTATTAGATTTTCAACATAATCTAAAAATAAGGTTAGAACGCTTAGCCTACTTTCAATAGTAGCGTTTAGTTCGTCTAGATCTTCAAAGTTTTCATCCAAGTTGTAGATTGCTTCTACGATTTCGTTATTTTCGTCTTCTGATGGTCGTAAAACGCCACTTGATACTGCGCTTTCTAGGATAGAATCAGTTGTTTCTCTTCTAAAGTCATCAGATTTGTCGATAATAGAAGGGAATGGAATAAAGGAGATAAGGTTGTATACTTCGTTTATCGCATTGTATAAGCTAGACTTGAGTGCCGGGCTTTCTGGCGATGTTTCTTCGAGGCGCTCAATGTTAATGTCTAGCAGTTTGTTTTTGATGATGTTTAACGCTGCCAGATAGCTAGACTTTGCACCCTGGGCTTCTGATAACTCCGAAGAAAGGACTGATCTTGTGTTATCAAAGACAACTTCATTCCTCTTCTTTATTGAGCGGATAGTAAGATAACTCGTTGTTGGGTCAATCTTAAGACCAAGCCGGCTTTCTGTTGACTCTAACCCAGGAGACCTAGTGGGGGTATCTGCTGTGAAATACTTACGAACATTCTCGTTCATCAAAAGCCCATAAGCGCCTTGGGTTATCGTCGGGAAGTTAGTTGTTGGCCCACCACTCATGTATGAATACCTTAAAGAATAGTCTTCTGGTTTAAACTCGTATCCAAAGGAGTGCTTAACTTTTATCAAAGTTTTCTCAGGGTTTGTTGAGCTTCCACTCTTTCCGTTACCGCTAAAGGCGCCCGATAACTGGAATCCAACTCCAAGGAAAGTTTGCTGAAGTTCTTTCACTAGACTATCAAAGAACCTAAAGAATAACTCAAAAGAGTATTCATTTGTATTCGCATTTTCACCCAAAGAGATTAGTTTTCTTAACTGTATTATGGTCTCGTTGATAGTGGCGCTCAAGCTGGCCGAATCAAATTTTGCAGTTGCTTGGATTATTTCTTCTATAACCTTCATAAAGTAATCTATGCGATCCGGATAATCTTGAGCTTCACTGCTATTGAACTCATTTTGAAGATCTTCTTGTATTGTCGGTATACCATTGAGATAAAAAGTCTGGGCATCACGATTATAAAATGCTAGCTTTATAAAGGTGTCGTCCATAAAGGATCTAAAGCGCTCAATTTCTGTTATGTTATTTATTAACTGATCAACAACCGGATAAATACCATTGAGAAAAATAATGTTTGTATTAAAGTTGTATTTTAGGTTCTTTGAGTATTCTCTTATCTCGTCGGCGCCGGTAAAAGCAATAACGCTGGTTGGAAGGTTTAAGATTGTGCGATCAGCTATTTGTGAAGTTTCTATGGTGTTATTTAAAACCTCCGGCGCTCTGGTTTCAACATTGCTTTCTTTGATAAATAATTGATTTTTTATGACTGTTGAATCTAGTGCCTTTTGTTGCTCTTTTTCAGACAATAAAGAAAACAAATTAGAGTTGTTTTTTAGGACTTTTCTTAGATCAAGAAAGTATAAAAAGTTAAACCTATCATCTTTTATGCTTGGAAACAGCTGAGAAAACGCTGCCGGTTCAAGTTCATCGTCTGCGGGGTTGACCTCCTGCGCTTGGCTTAATAGGCTTGTAGGGCCGCTCAGAGCAGTTTGTATCACTAAAACTTCAGGATTTTCCGCAATGTACACAGCGCCTTCTTCTTTAATGGCGAAGAAAGTTGAACTCAAAAGAAGCTCGTTTCCAACCAGTTGATCAAGAGTGAGGTTGCTTAAACTGGTGCAAAAAGCAAAAATGTTTCTTTTTGCAAAGTCCTCTACGGAATGCTGAACGTCAAAGGTCCCAAGCCTATAAATGCTCGTGTTTCCGGATGGGCCGGACGACGTTCTTATAAATGTAGATCTTGAAAAAGAAAAATCAATGTCGACATAATTTGCTTGGATGTTCTTAAGGAAAGTGTCTCTTTTGAGAAGGCTTTGATTTTCCTTGTATGCGTTATAGTCTAAATCAGAGTCAAGGGACGCTGTCGTGAGCCGAAAGCTAAGCGTTACTCCTGCAACAACTTGGTTAATTGGCACTTCAAGGCTTAGATCTATTTTTGTTCCCGTTTCAGAAACATACAACTTATCAAAAATAATTCTTTTGCCGGTGAGTCCGGTTGTTGTTATAACCATTAGCAAGGATCTCCAGCGTCGTCTCTTCTTCTAGAGAAATCCGCATCTCGTCTTATGTCAAACGTATTCTGAATCAAAGGATCATCTAATATCGGGTATCCAAGTGAATCTCTTGGCACCTTACTAGTAAGTAGTGCCGGGTCTATTTCTTCGTCTATCTGTATGTCAAGATGAAACTCAACATCATCTTCTGTTAAAATAGAATCTTGTGATGAAATTTCCACTTCATCCATCAAGAACCCTTCTTCATTGACTTGTTTTTGCTTGGCTTTAAAGTTTAGTTTTTTATACTCTTCTTTGTCGTCTTCTTTTGTTTCGATCTTGTAAACGCTTATCTCAAAGTTGTCATAAGCCTCAACAGAGTTTAGTTCGTCGACCGCCAAGAGCAACTCGTCAACCTCAAGGAAAACGTATTTGTTGTCTTGGAGAATTGGAGAAACAACAGCTGGTTCTATTCTGACTGGGTCAATCAGTTCTGGCGGGATTGTCATCGACGGGTCTGGTAAACTTCTTATCTCAGGGGTTAGGTCCAAGTCTTGTGTAACTAGCCTTGTCTGGGGTTTGTTTAAACGTTCGTCCGTGCTGCCTTTAAAAACGTATACGGAAGAAGCAGTATGGACATTTGTTAATGTGCCATCTAAAAAGCTAACACTGATTTGGGATCCGGTTACTTCGCCTATTTTTGACGTTCCTAGGCCGTATTTGAGTAAGTTAGTATTTTCATACAAGCGAATGTTATCAAAAAGAACTTGGTTGGTGTCAAAAAGCTCTTGGTCGCCTGGGGTATTGTTAAGTTTGATGTCAGCGCCAACAATAGAATAAGTTGTTTTTAGGTATGGTGTTTCTTTTCTTACTCGATCGTCCGCTTCGCCATTTGAGTTTTCTGTCAAGGCAGCATAAGAACCATCATAAATAACGCCATCATCAAAAAAAGCATAAAAGGAAGGCCTGAGCTTTCCTGCTGCTAATTTCTTTTTTCCAAATGAAGTTAGTTCTATGTTTATTACTTCTTGTTTTGAATCGAATAATGACATTTTAGTTACCCTTGTAATTCTTTATCTGGATCTTAAGCCTTTTCATGACGATCCACTAACGTCGGTAGTGTTGGTTATCTCTAAAGCAGTATTTATTTTGGCTAGTTCCACGAAAGAGAAGAAGTCATAAGGCCAGTTATAACTATAAGTCGGGTCGACGAATGCGCCTTGTACGTTAACTCTCTCTCTGAGGCCTTTCGCCAATGAGGAGTTTCTTACCTGTTCGTAGTAGTCGTAAGCAGCTCTTTGCTTGACTTTGAACACCATCCAGCGTGTGTCGGTCGGGAGGCCTTCAGGGAACCAAGAACCTGCTTCGCCATAAGCTACATTTACAATGCTTTCTTCTTTGTCAAATCCAGAAGTTAGATCTTTTTTGCCGCTTGTTGATGTTGGTGGCAAGTTCTGCCAAATGTCCGCAAGGTCTTGTCTGTTGAGTTTCATATTGAAGTCAAAAACAAACATTGCGAATGGTAACACTCCTTCGGGATTGTCTGGTTGTAATAAATTGTAAAAGAAATCATACTTAGGTGGTAGGACAAATTCGTGCCCCTTCCTGGCCAAGTTGATATACTCATCTCTTATTGTTGGTCGTTCTCCGCCGTGTTTAACAAAGGAGATGGCCGATTGTAATTCTGCAGGATTTATTGGGAATAATCTTTTTTCTCCTTCAACAACTGTATACGGAATAGCAACGATGGCTTCTTTCACAGTCCTTGAGTCGGCAATTTCACCTAGTTTTACCGGCTGGTTGGTAAAGCCGAGTGCTTCCGCTAGAGAACCAGTTGTGTCTGTTAGGATTGGTTCTGTGATCTGCATCTTGATACCCTGATCCATTCTACCTGATCCAGTTGGGATTTGGCCATACTGATGCCACATTCCAACATAGTAGTTGTCAGCTTTTGAGGATCCATTATAAAACCCAGTGCCGTTGGTCGATGCCATATCAATTCCGCTAAAGTTTGTGCTTGAGGAGAAAGACGGAAATTTACCGGGCGCTATAGCTGTCAGTGTAACCACATTACTAACACGGGCTGCAGTAAAGTTTGATTTTATAGAAGAGTTATTAACTAAAATTGCATCTAATATGTTTTGAGCCTGTGTGCCTGTTCCGGAGGTTCTTTGTATTTCGTAATCTCCAGGTGTTCCGCTGACAAATGTATATTCGACGTCGCTAAAACCATCGCTTATTGTTAATTTTTTGCCGGCTGTAACTGGAGCGCCATTAACTGTTATAACGTGAGTAGCCTGAGTGTTACTAGCAACAGAAATCGATGCTGTTCTGTGGCTGAAATCCAATACGGGGGATTCCCATTTTGGTTGAATTGAGATTGCATACTCGGGTGCTGATGGTACAGCACGAGAAGAGTCTCCAACTTTAACTTTTCTGTTTAGTTGTATAGAGTCTGTAATTTTTGTTCGACCATCCAAAGCAAGAGACACGCCGGGTGAAGTACTGAGGTCTTCATAAATCGTGAATGACTCTGTTAGATTGCCTAAAATAAAGTCAACGCTGTGGTTATCGGATGTTGGGTTAAACACAAGTTCGATACCCTCTTCCTCTGTGGTCGATCCAATGTCGTAAGGAGGGAGGAAGGGCAGGTGCGAGGCCCTGGTACCGTTAAGAGAAAGGCTGTCGTCCATCGCTGGGCCGTATGATTTGCTTCCGCTGTATATATCCATGTCTTCTTCAAAAACACGAACTTTCATTCTGTATTCTTTTCTAGGATCAAAACTAAAGTCGTTCTCACCAGCTGAAACCAAGGAAGAAACAGACCGGTTTTTTAAGAAAAGGTTCATTGTTTCTGCTAAGAAGTTATTAATAGCAAATGAGTAAAGCGGAGATCCACCACGACTAGAATCGTAACTAGCTGTAGAGATTATAATAGCAGTTGGATCGGGCTCCGAGTCAACCATTGTAGTGATGTAAGCCAAAGGGTCTGTTATTGACTCAAAAGGAAGCCTATAATTAAACGATCCAGAGATTCTAGGCCCTTCATCATCATATACGGAGGTTCCTGAAGAGTTGGACAAATAAGTGCCGGTTACATTTAATTCCGGGTCAAAACTTGATGTAAAGACAGGATATCCAACTGAAATTCCTGATTTAATGCTGTTGCAAAGTATTCCTGGGCTATAGAATGGCGCCATAGCGGTTCTAAAGCTGCCGCCATTGTTAAGATTAGAAGCGCCAGTATCGTAAGGGTTGCCCTCGCCGCTAATAGTTATAACATCACTAAATGATTGACTGAATAGAGTGCCTAGTTGCACAACACGTTGAGCCGGGTAGAAGCCTTCGTAGGGAAGGAATTTTTTAATCGCTTCGCAAGAAAGTCTTAGGGTTCCTTGGTTTTCGATACCAGCCGAATCGTGCTTGTCTTTTATGATATTAAAATATTTTAAGAAATCTGAGTTTGTATAATCCGCATAGAAATTGTTTTCAGTATCATCCGCCACGAAGCCGCCAGTAATTGAAAGCATTGGTGAAAGAATTGTTGACTCCCCTTCTTCGCCGGCTAGGATCTGATCTATTGTTTCGCTTATTCTAAATTCCGGAATGACGGAATATTCTTTTCCAGCAGATTTTGCTTCTTGGATATACGCATCATAGTTCTCATAGTAGAAAGGCTCTTTGCCGGCCTCTTCTGCTGCTGACCAAGGTGTTCCGCCCACTGTTTGATGTGGGACAAAGTAATCAACATTATTACCAGGAGCAGCACTAGCTGAGAAGATTAAACTACCGGTAAAGCTTGTGAAATCTCTAGCATACTGAACTCCTGGCCTAATTTGTGAGTCCATATAGAGCTTTTTCCAATGGTTGTTTACGAACGGCTGGCTGCCTAGAGTTTGACCAGTGGGCATGCCAACAATTAAATAACTAAGTTGGGTATTGTTGTTTAACTCACCGGCGCTAAATAAGTTTTTCCTGCTGTATAAGTCAATTTCTGCGTAGGAGCCACTATAATCAAATAAATCTTTTGGCTGATTATCAACATCACTAACGCCATCAAGAACCCAAATTGACTGAGAAAGAACGTTGTTTCCTAACGAGTTCAATAAAGGATCTGATGCTCTATCTCTTGTTGACCTTCCAGTACTCCACCAGTTAATTGTAAATTGCGTTCTTTGTCGGGTTTCTTTTAAATATGTTCTTTCAGTCTTTGGCCAAATGTTTTGCTTATAGGTAATACTTTTTAATTGTGCTAGAGTTCCTATGGTATAAGAATCGGAAATATAGTTAAAGTTTGTTTTTTTCTTTCTTCGGATCTCACGAACATTGGTCAGCGCATTAAGTTGCGGATCTGATAGTGGAAGATACTCAAGCTCGTTTCCAAATGAGTATTGGAAACTGGATGTAGTGGCGCCAATTAGCAACTGTTGTTTTACAGGATAATGTTCTACTATCGGCGCCATTGAGATGTTCCTTACCAACTCTATCGGTATTGATACACCTCCCGCCAAACGACGAGAATCAAGATAGCTAAATGATAAAGTATTATTCTCTCTTAGTGATCTTGCTTGTCTTGTGTCTCCGCCTCTTATTTGGCTAAATGAGTTGTTCCCAAAGATAGAGTTGTTTATTGCGTGTGTATAGACGTGGAAGTTGTCTATACCAACATTTGGAGCAGTAAGTTCGTTTGTGATTTCTGTGGTTCCCTGATCGACCATCGAGGCATAAAGAGAAGAGGTCAATACTGCACTAGTTGGTGTTGAAGAACCACTAAATAAACCAGTGAATGCTCTGTTGTCTGTTGTGGTTCTTTCTATGGAGCTGATCAACTCAGCAAACGGAACTGCTTGTGAGGTCGATCCACTTGGGACTGTTGCGTTTCTAGAGTATGAGAAAGATCCACTAGATCCGTTTAGAGCACTAGCAACCCAAGAGTAACTGGCTGGAGTTCTTGGGATCTGGTGTGAAACAAAAAAGTTGTCATAGTTAATCCCTGTTGATTGGCTTATTGGGTTATCATAGATCTTGTGATAAGAGCCAGTTGTGTTGTAGTCAAGTTCTCTTACAGCTCCAAAGACAGAGTCGACACCATATTTGCCTCTTCGTCTGGAAAGAAGTATTCTCAATCCATCATTTTGTGTGTGGATGTTTGTATAAACGTTAACTCTTGGACCTGTTGAGCCAGTAAAATCATTGTTTCCTGATCCACTTGAGTAAATAACGCTTGTGTTTCGGAAAGGATAGGCATTATAAGGTGAGAGTTCTTCACCAGTAGGCTCTAAATAGCCACGAGATTGGATCTCAGGGCCTCCAGGAGCAGAGAAGCGGTTTACTATAACCGATTCTACAACGCCTCTTGTGGGCAGCGTGGCGTTCAAATAGGGTGAAGTTGTTCCTCTGTTTAAACTCCAAACTTCAGCCTCTGTCAAAACTTCTGTGGAGTTATGGCGATACCAGAGATTGTTCTCGGTTCTTCCGTTAACCATTACAATTTCATAGTTCTTCTTGAAGTTACCAGGGCTTTCAAACGGCCTGTTTTTTATGTTAACAGATCTTTTTGCTAGCTCTTCACGATATAAAGAACCACGAGGAGTATCAAAGTCGGCCGTTCCATCGATGGTGTAAGATGTTTTTGTAATTTTTAAGTTCTTGACGCCAGCTACTGCCGCAACCCCACCGGCAAACCCGGCAACTGTAATACGGCCGCCGCCGGTTGTGCTTATCGTGTTGTTGCGCTCTGCCTCGCCCGAATTGAACAACAAGGTTATGTTAGCTCCCGAACCACCAACGGTTAGAAGACTAGTAAGGTCTGGGTGTGCACTTATTTTACTTCTTGCGGTGGTAGCCGTTGAGCCGGCTCCTCCACCAATCTGTATTTGTGTAGTAGAGCCGCCACTTGCGCTAGACTTGAAAATAAAGACAACGGAATCGGTAGAAGTATACGGGATTGTTATTGTATCATTGTTGTTTGGGTTTGAGTTTAAATTTATTGTGCCGCTGGCCTGGACTGCTGTTACTGTGCCAATTGGTACTGTTTTTACATAAAAACCTTCCGGGCGTGTTCCAAATGCGTCTGAGCCTTTGTTTAAAGGGACATGTCGGTATTTTCTACCACCGACCCATTGTTGGGTAACCGGAGACTGCATCGGGGCATTGCGGAACTTTGAGTAGACATCGTCGTGATGGTTGTTGATACCAATGCCTGCTTTGAAGTTATTTGATAAGTCGGCTTGGTAACCCGTATCAACAGAGGATTCCCACATTGTGTATGGCGCCAACAAAGATCCTTTACCAAGAGAATAGGAACCATCGGGATCGCTAGCGTTCTCAACCTTGAAGTCCATTTTAGTTTTCTTGTTCGGATCTATAACATCATTATCATCTTTTAAAGCAGCAACATCATCAGCGTACGAAATAAGATAATCTTCAGACTCTCCATCTACAATCTCTCCGAACTCTTTTACTGATGCGTCCCAATAAGTTGCTTCTCTTGTATCTTTTTCATTCTTAAGATCATCAGTAACTAAAGTTTGGGGGGTTGTATAAGAACGGCCAGCAGCTGACTGTTTAACCAGCCTTATTTGTTCTCGATCAGCATCAACATCAGCATCACCAGAAGACACAACAGGGTTAGTGCGTTTAACTTTGTCCTTCCACCAGGCAGTATGGCTGCTTTGGTCTTCGGGTGATGGGCTTACACTTTGAACCGGAGCCAGGGTATACTCTGTCGGAATTCGCTCGGAGACGCCGCCCATTTGTGAGATGGTCATTGACGACGCCGTTGAGCCGGCGCCAGCTATCGGATCTCGGTCCATCGTTTCTAGAGTCGGGAACTTGGTTTGGTATTTGTTTCTTTCAAGAACGTGCGATTCTATAACGTTAAATACATCTTCATTATAGTCCGCAGCTGCAGGTATGAACTGCCCGACAAGCGCCTGGACTGCGCTGTCAATCCATTTATAGAAGTGTAGGAAGTCCTCAACATCAACGTCGTTTGCAACGTTCTTAAAGAACCTCTCTCTTAGGAATCTTAGGTTTTTGTATTCTTTTTTATAACGATCTGACGGCTGAGCAAAGTTTGATGCTAGTTCCTTGACAGAGCCAAACATTTTTAGCATTTCTTCATTGATGCCTGCTTGCGCACTTTTCTCTACTGTGCTTACAAATGAAACAAAACGTGAGTTTAGGCCGTATTTTTCATCTTCTGTTGTCTTGATCTGAATCAAATTGTCAGAGTTGTAGCCATCAAACTCTACAGGTGAGTAAGAGTCAATAAATAAGGTCTGAACAACATCTGTCGATGATACCGGAAACTCGTATGATGTGGCTGGATGGTGATACCCGGCTATTTTATTGACGAACGTTCCTCTTGATCTTCTCTCGGCCGAACCAGAGGTTGAGTCTAGCACCTCAATCAATCCGGACGCATCTGTTGTGGTGATTTTGTCAAACTGCCAATTAAGAGCAAGATAGTCAGTTGGCGCTAGATCTCCTTGTCTTACGGAACTAGTTAAAGAATAGGAATTGTTTAACCTTGTCGAAGACCCATAGTTTAGGAAGTCTTGGGCATGGCTTTTTTGTTCGTCGGCTGTTAGGTTTCTAAGCCAAAATCTCAAACCAGCATTTTTAACGTCTGAGCTATTTACCGTTCCAGCAGTAAAGTTTGTTCGCTCTGCGCCTATGTAGGCCTTTTGGTTGGTCTGTAGGAATGAAAGTGCTGTTGCTCGACTTACTGATGAAGAAACAACAAAAGACTCATTTAGGTTGTTTCCTATATAAGAGTATCCGCTAAAGACTAGGTCATAATCAGGAACTGACGAGGAAGGAAATAAAATGTTTTGCGGCTCCAACTGGACCGAGAAGTACCAGTCGCTGTTGTTGTATACATTGTAGAAATTAGAAGATGTCAGAGCGGTGACACCCACTACAGAAGAGCTTAGCTCAAAGTATACTTTTTCGGCAAGAAAGTTATTTTTAACCGTTCTTACGAAAGCACTGGCAGCTGATGTGGACTCCCAAGTGTTGTATGGCGCTGACGTTTCATCAATGTCGTGAAAACCAAAAAGAGAAGAAACTAAAAAGTTTGGTATAAGATCAGTGTCTGTATTTTCATCTATTTTTGGGAATCGAACAAAAGATTCTACACATAATGCATTTTTATCTGATGAAGAACTTATGTATCCTAGTTCGTTTGAGGTTGAGCCGGTTTGGTAAACAACGGCATCTCTAAAGTTTTTCTTGGAAAAGTCAATAAACCTTATACTTTGATTGCTGTAAGATTTTTCGTCTTCTAATACTAGTTTCTCACTGGTTATGTAGGTCTTGGCAGAAACTAGCTCTTCACCGACTCCCATAGTGTGGAGAACGTTTCGTATTGCTTCTCTTGTGCCTTTCTGCTTTACTAGATCCGCTAAGTTGTTATAAATGTTTTGATAAATAAGGTTCTTTAGATCGAACAGATCTGATTCTAAAGCATCTCCTGCTGTCTTTTGAGAAAGATCTTCTAATACTGTTCTCTCGACAAAGAAGTCGGGTGCTATCATTCCTCTTTCGGTCAAGAGGCGTTCCGCAAAAGGATTTGGCTTATCGTCTAGTGCGTCAGTTTGTGAAGAGTATTCTATGTCCTTTAGTTCTCTAAGAGACTGAACTTGTAGTTGGGCCGTGTCAAAATAACTTGCGGCTGCTTGTGCTAGTTGGAGCAGCTTCTCTCCACTTTCTAAGTCTTCATCGATAATCCAATCAGGGAATGAATAGTAAATGTTTGATGAGTTATTTAGATCGTGGCGCTTTCCTTTCTCTAGGGAATCATTATAATAAGTGGTATAAAGAGCGTTTGTGGTTCTTAGGATTGGATCTTTAAACTCTTTCTCGGCGGCAGAGGCTGAAACAATCGCTGAGCCTATGTTGCGTGAGTTGGAGGTATAGCCGATCCAAGTGCCATTAGAGATACGTCCTGAATAGTCTAGGACAGTTGCATCCGTTGTGGCATCTCCCGTTATTCCTTCGTTAAACTTAAAGTAAACACCAAGATCTGTGTTTGCGTCGTCTGTATTAGTGCCACCATAGACGTTTGTATACCAGTTTCTTTCTATGTCTCGCTCAGTTCTAGTAGTTTTCCAGTATCTAAACTCGTCAATTGAACCTGAAAGCTTGCCAGAGCCGGTTGTTGCGGTAGAGCCAGAAGGGTTTGTTATAAGTGCGCCAACAAAAGCGTTTAGTGTACCAGAAACATTCCCAAAGTCTGTTCCATAGGCCGCAGAGGAGTCTAATTCGCCGTTTTTATAAAGCTTTATGGTGCTTTTTGATGTCGCAAAAGCAAAGTGGGTCCACCCTTGGTTGTCAAAAGAATCAGTAGTTGTATAGTCCCCTAGTAAGACCTCTTGCCTGTTGGATCCAGAGTGCACAATGGCTCTGAAGGCCTTATGAGAAGCGAAACTGCCGGCGCTTGAGGTGTTTATTTCGATTCTAAACCGGCCATAGTTTTCATTGGCTACACCAGATGTGCCGCTTACCTCGTTGTTCCAGAGATCAAAGACAACCTCTCGGATTTGGTGATCGACAATACTTTTTTTGAGCCAGAACTCAACCGTGGCACCTTTTGTGTCTAGGTTTAGCGCTAAATTTGAGTTTCTTTGTTTAGACGGGTCATAAATGTTGCCGCCGGCGTATGTGTTGCCAGGGCCTGCGTTTGGGCCGCCCTTGATAGAGATGTATTCTAAGCTTTCATCTAAACGATAATTGTCGGGCGATACTGATACTTTTGTACCCCAACCATTTGCGGCGAAGATACCATAGCCATTAGACCTGGGGTATTCATTCTCAAAGACATATAAGTCAAAGTAGGTTGAGTCATTATACCATTCGGTCAACTCTTTTTTAGAACCATCATAAGGATAGTTGTTGATAACTCTTGACGTAGCATCTTTATAATACTGTTCAGCAAGACCGTAAAAAGCAAAGTTTTCCGGCTTAGAAAAGTCAACGTTGGGGATAAACCTTGTTCTTTGCTTTTCTAACTCATCAAGATACTCAAACGACTCAAAGTCTATCCCTTCCTTGTTTTCTAGGTCGGTTAATGAGTTATTCGAAAAAGAATTGTTTTCAAAATACTTTTTTATTGTCATTATTCGTCTACTCTAAACTTAAAGCCAGTTGGGTATTCATTATAAATAGTTCCTTCTTTAATAATGAACTTGAATTCATAGAGGTACCCCGCTTCTAAGCTAGAGAAGTCAAAATCGAAATAAGAGCCTTGCTTATCGTAAGACAAAAGAGTGTGTTCTACTGAGCCTGTGCCATACTGAACAACATCAGCATTATCAACCTTTCTTACTACTTTATAGTAGATGTTGTCGACAAAATAGTTTTCTATTGCTGTGCTCGCCACCGTATAAACAGTTGGGGACCAGTTGCGTTTTCTAGTAAAGAGCCTTACCCTTGTGTCTATTCCTGTTCGACTATAAATGTCTTGTAAGTTTGTAATAGAAAGAATTAAAGGTTCTATTTTATTATCTTCTTGCGCATTATAAGTTTTTAGCTCTATTGTGCCTGTGTGGAAACAAGTTGAGTAATCTGCGTTAAACCATCGATCATACACTGTTGACGAAGTTGTGTTCAGATCAAATGAGCAAGAATAAAGACCAGTATCAGCATAGCCGCCAGTCACTGGATAACTAACAGATACTGCTGAGTTTAGTTCTGTGCCGCCTGACTCAGCATCAAAAATTTTTACATAAATCGGGCCGGTTCCTATTGCTGGAATGTTTTTTGCGATACCACGAAAGTTGTTATAAAGATAAACAGTATGAAGATTTTCTGTTGATAACATTGAGGATGAAACATAAAAGTCTCCTCTTTGATCCTTCACAGAAGAGTCCCAACGAGCTTCTATTGTTGGGCGTTTAAAGAAAAACTCTGATGATCGAGCAAAGAACTTTTTCGTGTAATAAGAGTCAGAGTCTGTTTCCAAAGAGCCTGAGAGTCTTACAATAACTCCATAATTTGCTACGGTGCTATCAATCCAATCCTCTACAAGGTCTGAAATATCAGCTGATAAATCCTCAGTTCCTTCTGTTAGGCGATAAGTTTTATTGTAAGTGGCTGAATCAAGAAAGTCACCACCTGCTGTTGTCCAGGCGGCAGTGGTGGAAGCGGAAACCCAGCTTGACTCGCCCAGATCTTTGTATTCGTCCATATCCATTCCACGACCTTCGTCCCACTCCCGAGAGACTGTTTGAACTATTAGATCGACGTTTCTCGGTGTTGTGAATGGGGTCTTAGCATTGAATAAGTTGAGATAAAATGAAACGGATCCAGAGGCAGGAATCTGACCGTTGGTCCTTGCTGTGTTTATTTCTGCGGTGTCAAACTCAAATAAGGCACGGCTTTGTTCTACTGACGAGGTTGTTATGTTGCCATAGAGCTTAAAGATCTCAACAGAGTCTGCTAGACCCATGTTAGAACCGGTTGCCCTTGTTGTGCCACCAAACTTTGAGGCGTTTGTTATTGTATTGTCTTTATTTGCAAAAAACTTTTTATAAGCCATTATCTTACCTCTCCGTTGATATCTTGATTTGGAAACTTAACTTCCCAAATAACATTTTTTGGTATAAAGATCTTCCTACCATCAGATGAATAGTTTGCGTTTAGATTGTATACAGTTGAGGAATAATCTGCTCCTGTTTTTCTTTCCAAGAAAAGTTTTATAACATCAGCAATACCTTCTGTTTCGTTAATAACATTCGCAAGCTTTGTTACTTGAACCGACTCGCCTATTTCATTTGGGTTTTGCCGTAGGTATCTAGTGAGGTCCCTTTTAACTCGTGCCAAGACAGAAGCTTTGTCATACCCTTCTTCAGCTACGGCAACAAAGTCTACTTTAACATTTACGATTTTTGCAGAAAAGATGTCAACTGAATCGTTTATTAGTTTGTATCTAGCCAACCACGCTTTAGTGTTGTTGAACATTGAATCGGTAGGTGTAGATAACTTTCCGGAATCATCCTCTGACAAAATAAATAAGTTTATATTATTTTTCAAACTTGCAGAATCTTTATAAGCCGCAACTCGTTTGACCCCTCCGAGACCAGAAGGCATTGCTGATAGCAGGGCTTTATAGTCGGCTGTTGTTACCGCTCTGTTTTGTGCGAATAAGGAGTTAGAAGCAAGAACTTTTATGTCACTAGTTGTTAGCGGAGATAGGTCACCGGTGATAGGCTCCTCGTTGGTGACTTCTAGACTGTTTATTACTTGTGATTTTAAACTATCGCTAGTCGCATCGTCAGTAAACTTAAAATAAGGTCTTGCAATTGCGTTTAGAGTGCCGGCGGCAATGTTGACATTAGCATTGGTGTTCTCTCTATACACCACGTTAAGAACTGTATTTGCTGGAGAGATTCCAAACTTGCCACTCTTAAGAAGAACGTTTGGATCGAAGGAAGTGTCTGAAATGTATTCTTTGCCGAATAAATCTAATGTTTTCTTGCTTGGTATAATTGTTTTTTCTTGGCTCTCGACATTTTCTTCTGATCCATATCCAAACCTAAGATAAACAGATCCTTGTTCTCGAAGCAATTCAAATCTTCTTGGGGTTGCTTTTGGTTGTAGGAGGTATTTTACATACGCTTTATCTGGACCATTGTTAGGTACTTGTCTATAGATTGTATCCTGCGCCAAGTTCGGAACTTCAAAATATTCGTTGTTGTTTGAGTCTGTGACAGAAAGTATCTCAATAATGTTGTTGTTGTTTAATCTAATTTTCTGAAAAGGCTTGAAGTTGCCAACAGTTCTTTGCAGAACTGAATTCTTTCCAGAAACAACACGGCCGAATGCTTTTATCGCAAACCTGGTTGGCCGACCGGTTTCGTCGTCCCTCTCAGCTACAACGACTTCGTTATTGAGATTAGAAAAGTCAACAGCTGTTGAGAGAGTAAATGCTATTCCGGATGACGATCTAAGCGATGTCCCTCTAGATAAAACAGGAGCATAACTATAGTTTGGCGCTGCGCCGCCTTCTAGGTCGCTGGAGGTTATTGCCGGGACTAAAATGTAAAACGAGCAAATACCAGTTGATGTTTTGTTTGGCTGATATCGATAACCCATTTGCCTAGCGATCTTTATTATGTTCTCAAACTCGCCGGCGGTGTCTAAAAAAGACTCGTTAACAGAATAGTCTAAGTAAAAAGAAAGAATGTCACCAACATAAGCAGTGGTGTCAAGAACCATTGAGCCAAAGCCGGCTTCTTGGAAGTCTTGGAAAGTATCCGGATAATATCTTTTAATGAAAGATACTAAATCCTGCTTAATTGTATCAAATTCTCTTGATGTGTAGCGTATCGCTGGTTTTGTGACCTTTGACATTTGGTTTCTCCTCTAGGGCCTATAAGCTTTGTTCGGTGTTTGTAGAATAGTTAAAGAATGCACTAACGTTTAATGGGTTGATGAGGTAAGACACGCTTACACCCAAAAGGTTATCATTCTGTTGTTCGCCAAAACTCACTTGTCTGATTGTTATATAGGAAAGGTATTTCTTAGTTTGTGAATAAATACGGCCTTCCAATTTTGCCTCCAGCCCACGTTGCCTCAATTCAAACAAATACTTTTTTACGCCAACTCCAAATAAAGGATCCATAATCTTTTCACCTGGTGATGTTAACATTAGATTTTTAAAATTTTGTACAACTAGGTTTCTATAACCACGAATCATCTGATATCCGTCTGCAGATGCATTTGTTGTGTTCTTGTCTAGAGGCAGATTAACCGATAAGAAAGGAGATCTTGTTAAGATCTGATCGTCCGACGGAATTACAAGCGAGTTGTCTACTAACCGGTCAGCATCAGTGGCTGTATCGAAAACCTGATCGTTTTCAAAGATATCAAAATCAATATTTGTTGTTTGTTTTTTATTAGACATTCTTTAAGAGCCTCTTGCTTACCATTGCGCAAATCATATTTTGTATTTTTACAGGTTTGAAGATTATGTCCCTAACCTCACCCGAAGAACTACCTAGCTGGTCTTGAACTCCCTCTACAGAATAACTAGTTGCTTGATTTATAATGTTTGGAACTGGTAGCATACAAGATAAGAAAATGTTAATAGAAGCATCACCTTTGAAATTATTAGCTAATTCCGTGACGTTATCGGCTATCATTAGTTTTGAAATAAAATTACCTTCGGTGAGTAAATCTTGATTGTCTTCAATCATGCTATAGTCAGGAACTGGATATTCGAACGAACAAAGTTCAGTCATTATAAAAGTAGCACCATATGATTCTTCATTGTGTCTAGCAAACATAACGCTTATCTTTTGATCTTTGTACAGGCCTAGAGTATCAGCTTCTCCATCGGTACCAAGCTCAGAGTACTCCCTACGAATCTCCAGAAAAGGATCACTCCTTAAGCGACGGGTGGGGTTGAAAATTGGCAAACGCTTTGTTGCGTAGGAAACAAACACTCTATACTTTATTTTAATATTAAAATTTTTAAATATAAAATCGTTTAGATCGTCGGCAAGTTCATACCCCGCTGGAAGATTAGGCTGCCTTTCCGCATAGTCATACAGTTTATGCATCAAAGGTTTGCTACCTTCGTTGTCCCCAAAAACATCATCATAACTCAAAAGAACAGGTTCTCCATCTATGAGAGAGTTGAGGACCGCACCCTGTAAGAGTCCCTTGCCGGCGCCATCGGCGGTAACCGAAGTACTTGACGAATTTGTGCCGCTGCGTTGTTCTTCTGAAGTAATGCTAGCAAGATCTACTCCATTAAGGGCGTCGCCCAGAGTGTGTGGGGACTTGAGAGTGACAACAAAAGACACATTTGACGTCAAGAAAGTCTGCTCTGAGCCATCGGGCGCTAGTGAGTATTTAAGCATTTTTGTCAAAGATTGAAAGGTCTGCCTCGGCTCTTCGACGAGGGGGACCAAGCCGCCAATGGTGTCCGGCTCGCCCATCGCCAAGTCATATACCGTCTCGCTAAGATGGCCCACTAAAAGATTTGGTGTTTTAAAGTTGTATATAATTGAATTATCTGTGCTACCTTCAATAACGTTCGAATATTGTAAGTTGTCATCTCTTAAGACAGATCGATTTGTAATAAAAGATTTAGATACAGAAGAAATAGCCTCTTCTAATAATAGATACATTAAATCTTGAGGCGTGGCACGGCGGCCCAGTGTATTGTTAAGAGAAGTTAGCTGGTTGGTTGTTTTTGCTATTTCATATACATAATATGAGATAGCATTCCAGCCACGAATTTTATTATTAAGATAATTAACCTCAAAATCAAAAAATAACATATTGATTTTTTTCTTTATTTCTAGCGTTTTTGCCAAGAGCGATCGATTGTAAGTAGCCGTTGAGAGATTGTTAGTTGAAAAAATTCTTCCTCCTGCATCTAAGACCGCAAATCTTAAATGGGCGTCTTCAAGAAGAATGCAAGTAAAGATTGCTTTTATGTTTTCTTGTATGCTAACAACTTCATCATCTGTTTTTGTTAATAAAAGTTGGGAATATTCTGGAAGTTCCTTGATAAATCTTTTATAAGTTTTTTCTTGTTTAAAAGATCCGTTCAGATAATTTTCCATTATGCCTTCTAACTGCGAAGATGGTAGAAGATTTGAATTATCAGCAACCGGAAGCTCTCGCTCATCGCCCTCTGCAGCTGCTGGCGGAAGCTCTTCGCTTTCTGTCATTAGCTCGTCGACAACGGCGGGCTCTAAGTCAATGCCGGCATTTTCTAATCGATTTCTCAAAGAAGCGATAGTTATGTCTTTGCCCATCGCCTCTATTTGCCTAGATAAAGCATTAAAGTCGACTTCATCGTGAAATCGAACTTTCTCCAGGGCCTGCCTAACAAACTGACCTTCTTTTATCCTTTGGGTATTCAGGGCGCCAAATGATGTGCTGTACAAATCCTCATCGGTAAGTAGGCCATTGAGGGGGTTGTTCAAAACGGGAATCGACAGCGCCTCTGTGAGCGGGGTGTATACTTGTTCTTCATAGAATTTTAACCCTATGTCAAAACTTTCTGACCAATCAACTATTTTAGGCAAATCTGCATATCCCGCTGCCATCTCTCTTGCGGCTTCTGGCATTTCATCTAAGTAAAATAAGTCATTATTAAAAGCTGCTGTTAAGAAGCCACCACCAGCGCCTTGCGGAAGCGGAACGTCAATCGGGCCGTTCTCTGGATCAACACCCGACCTCAGAGGAGAACTTAGTTTATCAATTTTGTCCTCATAGTTTTTTGATCTTTTCATAAGGGACTTGCCATACGCTGTTATGCAAGCATCCAAGCTGCCTAATCTAGCCTTTATGCCATCTTCATGAAGCTCTCCTAGGGCCTCCTGGTCTCTGTTTAGGGCGAATTTTGGTGTGTTCTTGATTACCGGTAGTTCATTGGTTTGTCCGGCAGCTGCTAACTGTGGGATCAATAGTGAGGGGTGAGCTTGGTTTGGAAGTTGATCCTCTATCTCCCTTGTAAGGCTTTCTGGATCTGTAAGATATTTAAAGATCTTTGCGGCATCGTCCTTATCTGCTTCTCTTTGTTGTTGTAAAATCTTTTCTAGCTCTTCTCTCAATGCTGGATTTGGTTCTGTGCACAGTTGATCAATCAAGTCAGAAATACTAGGATCTGAACATAAGTCTAAGTTGTTTACAAAGCCGTTTGCGCTCAGGCCCGGTAGTTGGGGTGAGAAGCCATCTAGTGTGTCAAGCAAGTCGCCTATGCCAATGATACTACCCATTGCTGAGCCAGCATCTGAAAGGATACTTGGGTTTAGCCTTATTTCTGATGCTAAATCGGAATTGATTGCTCTGAAATAGACGTCTGCTCTTTGGAAGGTGCCCTCACTGGCATCGCCATCAAGCAGGCGTGCTAGATCGGGTCCAGGTAAAATGCCTTTTCCGCAAGCATCTTTAAAAAAGTTGAGCAAGTCACGATTGTTTCTTTGGTTGCCTATTCTCGGTGTTAGGACGCTACAGGCAGCGACAGAAGGCAGGTCGACACCATCTAGACCAGCACAAATAGCACCGGCAAGAGTTTGGCCAAAATCACGCAGGGCGTTTGCAAACTCGCAGGGCTCAAAATCAAAAATAAAGTCAGGTATCAGTGATAATAAGAACTGAACCAGTGCATTTATCAACCTTAACAAGAGAGCATACAGAATTGATAAAACTGAGCCTAAAATGAAACCAAAAATGTCAGGCATTGATATTTCTGGTAATCTAATGTTTAAAGGAAATAACTTAAAGTCTGGTAAATTTAGATCTGGTAGGTTACAGAAGTCTAAATTTTTCACGTCCCAAGCATTTAGCCACTCAGACCACTCATCAAAGTATTCCAAGATGGGCGCACCTAGTTCGTCAACTAAGAACATTATAAACTCTGTATAGACCTCAGCATTGTTTTGACGATCGCAGTTTGACAAACCAATAATTAAATCGATTAGTTCGTTTTTCATTTCGGGTGTAAAATCGGTGCCCCTTGCTATGTTGACTAGTCTTGTTCTCTTTTCTTTTTTTGTAGAATTCAGTTCAAGTCCGGCTTGGGGTTCACGTGAATTACCAGCGCCGGGCTCTTCTTCAGCTTCAATGTCTTCGAGATTAGCTGTCTCATCTAGATCGGTGCCAAGAAATTGCCTTGCGAGGAAAGACCCTTCTGACTCTGGCATCTCAACGGTTGATAGATCTCCGATGCCTTCAAGTGTTTCTAATACACTCTGTAACTCGTCGATATATATATCATCTTTATTTTCTTCCTCTTGTTCGGCTTCGATATCGGCTGATAGGCCGGCTAAACCAGCTGGCCCATTCAACCTTTCTTTTGCTATCTCGATCCTAGCTTCTAACTCATCTCGACGGTTACGGATTTCTGCTATTTCTTCTGCTGTTCCTTCTTGTATTATTTGTCGCTCTTCTTCCACTAGACCTGCACGCTCATCAAGCAAGGTGTTCAGTCTTCGTAGTCTTCTTTCCTCTATGGAGAATCCACCACCTACCGAGTTGGCCAAGTCGATACTCGCAAAAAATAAAGCAGCTCTTTGCAGGGCAGCGGGTGGAAGCCCTGACATTAAAGTGTTTATAGTTCTTGGATCATTGAAAAACTTAGAAATGCGTTCAGCCATTATTTTCTTGACAAAACTATCATCTAAGATTTCGTCGATACCATATCTTGAGGCTGTGCTCGCTAATGCAATTGCTAAAATTTGCTGCCATTCTATAGAGTTTGCAAACTGGCCAAACTTTGAGAGTTTTTTTGAGTCCTGATCGCTACTAATAAAATTGCCAGCCTTCTGAAGTTGTTCGAAGAAGTCTGTCACCTCGTCCTTTATTGAACTTCCCCCAACAAGAAACTCTTTTCTCAGAGTTTGCTTCATAGCGTCCCTAATATCACTATTTTCTAGGAATCCGCTTTCGTCTATAAGGTCCTCGGCGGTTTTGAAGGGGTTGTCCTTCAGTAGAGATCTGGCTTCTTTCGTGGGCACGTCTGATAAACTTTGTCTAATCCTTGCTGTAATGTCAGCAGCGGATACGTTTTGGCGGGAGTTAGCAGCAGCCAAACAATCATTTTGTACGATTTCTACATTGGGCGCTATAAAGTTTCTTCTTACCAGGTTGTCAAACTTTATGTTCAGCCCTCTGAATGTTGTCGCAAATAGGTCTGGATAAATTGATTCAAAGTTATAAAGATAAAAGTTTGCCCGAGCGTCATTGAGGGCTTTGTATTTCCTAGTCTCAAACTCTTCAGCTGATTGACGAAAAACTAATTGTATTTCGTTACTTACTTTTTCGTTTACATACTCGATCTTGGATATGGTCTGAAAGTTGTCTGCAAAGTGTATGGTTATGCTTTCACCATCTTTGTTTGGCTTGTTTGGGATAACAGTGTCTAGGAAGCTTGCAAGCTTGGTTAGCTGCTTCTTTTTAGTTGAGAACTTTCTAAAGTTGATTCCTTTTACTATGCTACGGCTTGTTGGCCTTTGTAACGCTAGGAAGTTGATCTTCATAAACGTTTGTATGAACCTAACTTTCTTTTTAAAGTCTCTATAGTTGCAGATCTTTATTCTTGCAATTGTCGGTAAATCTTCGCTGGGGTATAAAATAGGGTCTTCACCAGCAGAGCCTGTGCCGGCAGGGGGCTTCAGTAAGTCTAGTGGTATGAAGAAAACCTTTTTAAATACAACATCTTCACATTCTTCTTCGCCTAGGTTTATAAATTCAACCCTTTCTAGTGTGATCCTATCCCCCTCTGACGTTATTGCAGTTCCGTCAACTGTATTGTTTGTAAAGAAGGCCGCACCCTTTCCAAGGTTTGCATAATATAAGGAGAAAATGTTAATAGCTTCTGTTTTTAGGTTGGTCCTCAAAGAAGGTAGGTCAATTCCGCCTGAGTTCTTTATGCTGAATCTAGTTTCTACATAGATTGCTGCAACTGAGGATAAGCCTCCAGGGTTGGACGTCTCTATTTCGCTAACTTTATTTAGTATTAGTTCTTCAAAAATCATTAGTTTACTCTATGATAACTAGAAAGTATGTCTTTATAGCCAATGCTAGTTAAATAGTTTACTGTGTCTGATGTCAAACTTATCTTTTGTGAGATACCTTTTAAGATAATCTTTGTGTCCTCTAGGGACTTGAGCACAGTGGGGACGGTTGCGACGGTGCCATTTCCTGGCCACGGCACTCCTAGAGCTAACAAGATGCCGGTTTCATAAGTAAGCATCGCCTTGGACATTTCCATTACAAGACCGTTTGTATCGCTGATCTGCTTTATAAGTTTGTTTAGAAACTCAACTAAGTTCTCTCCTTTTACCATAGGCTGTAGATCCGAGTCATCATTCCCACCTATCAGGTCCACTCCAAGAGACCGGTTGATTAGTTTTCCATTGGAGTTTCTGTTATTGACCTTTGTTACAAGCTTTATTCCAGCGTCGTCTGCTATTATTCTTATAGCGTCTGCTTTTAGAGCGACGGCAGAGCGAGCAATGGCGTTTGGAGAATTCTTGCTGGTGATTTTAAAGTTTTGATCTACGTCTGTCTTCTCGGCAATGTAAACTCTGGCAGCGTCTGTTATAAAGTTAGGATCGACAAAAACCTTTTCGTCTTTTGGCGCACCCGGCGCTCTGCGGCCGACAACTAAGTCAATAGAATGGGCGCCCGGTGCTCCAATGCCGCCGTAACCGGTTAGGCGGTCCTTTGGGCGGTCCCTTCCTAAAACAATAAAAGAGTTTGCGTTTGAGAATACTTTTTCACACTTGGCAGAAATAAACTCTGGTAAGGGCTCAAACTTTTCGGCGCATCCAATACCTGAGCCTGTACTGTTCTTTTCAAAAGTTTTTTCTTCTATCTGTTTGTTGGCTTCTTTGGATACAACATTGTTTTCATTTAGTTTTTCTATTCTTGGCATTATTCTTCTTCTTTATCGTTTATAATGTCGTATAACTGATCTTTGTCTGATGACGAGAACTCAAAAGATGAAGTTTTTTGTTTTTGCATCAAAGCAGCAACCTTTACTAACTGCTCATTGGATCGTTGTAGAGTTTCAACATATTTAGCAGCAACAGGGCCAACTTCTCTGTGACGTTCTTCGGCTGCGCCTAGGTATTTCATTAGGTCTTGGAGAAGTTCTTTTGTTGTTGCCCTGTCTTCCTCAATGTTGTCTAGGGCGCTTGATAATGTTTCGTCTAGGTTTTTCATTTAATATCCTTCGTGCGCTTTGACTTCTTGTCGGCCGAATTCGTCGAAGCCAGATGTTATCATTTGGCCTGATGCGCTCCTTTCTTTAAAGAAACCAGAGTAGCGCACCCGGTTGTGAGCTTCGTCGAGAGTAAAGTGGATGTCACCTCTGGCCACCTCTGCGCCAGTATCAGTGCGATAATAATCCCCGTCACGTTTTTCTACCCTGACTGCCTCGCTATGGTGTCTTCCGGCATTTCCAATATAATATACACGATCGCCGGTTGGGCCAGGAAAGTTGTGAAACGAGTAGCCGGCGGTAGGGTGCCCATATCGCCCTTTAATATATTTTAGCATACCTCTCGCTTCTTGCATTGGTATACCATAGCCTCCATAATTTAGTGGCATGTTAACATAACCAACAGAAGAAAGCAGCTGTCCTAGGCCTATAGCTGATGAGTTTATTCCGTCTGGTAGTCTAACACCCCGTTCGGGGTGAGACGCAGATCGCAGGTGCGAGGGGTTCTGGACCCAATTTATTCCGGCTACTATATTTTCTGGGTTCTTGCCTCCGTCGATGTCTTCCGTCCATGGTTGTGGCAGTCTAAAACTGGGATCACGTGAAAATTCAAATTTGTAGTTTAGTCGACCAACAACACCACCAGACTCACGTGAAACCAACCCGCCGCCATCTATATCTCTTCTAGAGCCGACTAGGCCAGGGAGGCGCCCCCATTGCTCAGGCATACCTTCTTCTCTTCTGGCGGCTTCGACAAATAACTCCGTTAACTGTGTGGAGCCAGGTGGATAGACAACTCCAGGGCTAAACACCTCCCAATCTGCTGGTGTGCCTAGGCGCCCTTCTATGTCTGACGCAGTGGCTAGTCTGGGTGTGAAAAAGCCTCCCGGGCTGCCTAGCGCACTTCCGAAAACTCTAAATAACCCATCGGCCAACGGATTGGTTCCAAAATGAGATGCCGCTCCACCGCCTCGTACAACACCTTCAGAAAAGTTGTTTCTTACGACAACTTTTCTAACTACGGCGCCGTTCCATGAGTTTTGTTCTGGTTTATATACCTCAACAATGTCACCACGACCAAAAGACTCTATTGTTTCACTAACCGGCTTTTCTGATATTGCATTACCTTGAAGCCCCATCATATCAACATGTTGCTCGGGTGAGTTTGCGTAATTAGAAGGATCTGGCGCAAACTGATCAGATTCATCTCTCAGGGAAAAAATAAAATATTCAGGCATTTCCTCTGGCATTTTTGCCGAACTGGCATACAAACCGGGGTATAGATGGCGGGCTGGGCGGCCGGCTGTCACGCCAAGTACTTTTGCCCTGAACAGGTTCCCGAAACTTGATAAAGTGTCGGTACTATAAGAATTTTGCAGGGTGCTTTGAACCATTTGATAAAAAGGTTCTAATATTCCGGTTCTTACATCCAAAACCTTTTCAGAGTTTGAATAGTTATTTGGACTTATATTATTATAAGACCCAAATCTTTCTGGTCTTTGTCGACGTGGTGTATTTGCCATACAAAACTACCTCTTAAGATAAATAGTTCCGCCTTAGATTTCTCCGTTGTCCCACTCGGCTCTTAGATTTCGATATTTTTTTCTTACTTTTGTTAGAGAAGAAGTTATTTGCTTTGTGCTAAAGCCGGTAATCTCCCGCAGGTAAACATACACAGCTTTTTTGTTAAAAATGTCAATCTGCTCTACTGACTCAAATAAAACTTCGACTGCTTCTAAGATTTTTCTATCTTGAGCGCTGGATGTTTCTTCCTTCCACCATACTATTTCTTCGTGGAGCACCTCAATGAACTCTGCTTTTGTGCGATCTTGGATGTAAGTGTTTCGAACGATAAGCTTTTCATCCATCATTGTATCAGAAACATCCAAGGCAACTTCTTTTTGAAGCTTCTTTTTTCTTTTCTTGGTCTCGGCAATAAACCAGTTCTTTGTGATCACTGAAAAGTAAGTAAAGGCTTTATAACCCTTTTCAACATCAAACTTTTCTAAGATTGTAACCAAAAAGACTTTACAATCTTCTTTTAGAATATCGCAATTTGGAAGTGAGTTAAACTTATAGGTATAAACAATCTTATCAACTAACTCGTCAAAAGCAGGTTGGATTAGTGTGCCGTATAGCTCTTCTCTTCTAGCTTTTGATTCTGATTTACAGTATTCAAGGATTGCGTCCTCGTGTACCTGCGTAAAATACATGTTTTTTTTCTTTGGATACTTGCTCTTCCTTCTCTTCTTCACTGTCATCTATTTGCTCCTCTAGGGCATCTGTAAGCTCTTCTTCCTCTAACCTGCTAAACAGGGTTGTAAAGTCTCCAACTCTCTCTGAGACGGCCTTTGAGTGCTCTAACAAGGCACGTAAGGTTTCATCTCCATAAAAGGATTCAAGCTGGTATACTTGTTCGACGTGGCGATGATAAATGTTGAGGTCTGTAATCACTTCCTCGACTTCTAATGAAAGGTCTGAAAGGTCGGTTACAAGGCGGCGGCCATACCAAGTTAGAATTACATTAAGTAATACCGAAACTGTTATAATACCATAAATCATCAATCCAACATCCTATTTGCTAAATTATTTTTTTCGTCTTGAAGAATTTTTCTGTTTTCTTCAATGTAATCTTTTGTTAGTTCGCCGGTCTTTTTTGAAGTTTCTTCGGCGGTTCTTCGGATACTAACAGTAGATAATTGTTTTGTTATTTCGCCTTTATCGGCGCAATCATACACTTCTGAGCAAGTGGTTGGGGTTTCGTCGGACCCAACCATTGCCTTGAAGGATGAACCACATTTTTTACATTCGTAAGCGTAAATGGGCATTATTCTTCTTTGTTATAGTAATCAGAAGATGAACGGATCTTCATTCCAAGTCCATCAACTATTTCTGCTCCAATCTCTTTACAAGTTGTAGCTTCTGGAATCTCATCTACAAAGCGATCTCCGCCTTTTGCGAAGATGTCGGGGCTAACGGCTTGTAAAGACCTACATACCGTAGGGTCCTCATCGATAGAAAGGAACACCTCGTCGACACACTTGAGAGAGGAGACGATCTTAAGTCTATCTCCCTCGGTCATAAACGGGGTGCCCTTCTTGAGTACTGCCTGATTATCATTATTAACAATAACAATCAACTTATCTCCAAGCTTGGCGGCCATCTCTAAATACTCAATGTGACCAACGTGAATCGGATCAAAATAACCGCTGGCCACGACTGTTCTATTCTCTTTCAAGATCACCTTCTACTGCCTCTTCTAGCTCTGAAAGGTCTCCGGATACGACAGGCGGATTGGTTACCACAAGCCCATCATCGGACATCTCAAAAACCATATCGTTAAGAAGCGGCATAATATCTGCTTGCTCCCAAAGACATTTTTGTAGAACCATTAACAGGGCTCCGGCTGCTTGATTTGATAGTTTCATTAGTTTTCTCCTTTATTACCATCTAAAGTTAATATTAAAAAAATTAACTATATTTTTTATTTCTTCATCGAACTGTTTTTGCGGACTCCACCCCAGCTGCCTTAGTTTGTTATCATTTAAGGAATATCTAACATCTTGCCCTTCTCTGGTGTGTTCTAGATCAACATAAGATTCTATAGGCAATTCCTTGCCAAAGTAAGCGTTTATTATTTTTTGAACTGTTGTTTTGTTTTTTTGTTCTAAATTACCTGAAATGTTATAAATTTCATTTACTTTGCCAGAATTAATAATTGCTAACACGGCTTCGGCAGTATCTTCAGCGTGAAGCCAATTTCTAACCGGCTCCCCTTTATTGTGAAGTTTTATTCTTTTTCCTAATTGCAAAGCTTTAACTGAAATTGGTATCAATTTTTCCGGGTATTGATTTATCCCATAGTTGTTTGTTGGTCTTACAATAACATAATTAATGTTATAAGTTCTCGCCCATGCATTTATCAACATATCTGCAGCTGCTTTAGATGCCGAGTAAGGGTTACTAGGGTTCAATGTATCTGTCTCAAAATGTTCTCCTTCAACGATGTCTCCATACACTTCATCGGTACTAAAATGTAGTAATATCGGCTGGTTGAAAACGTTTTTTTGTTTATTGCGAATTAAGTCTAAAAGATTTTTAACTCCATTAATATTTGAATGAAGAAAATCATTACTGTCGACAATACTATTTCCTACATGTGATTCAGCAGCTAGATTGATAACATAATCACAATCTGGTAGGTGTTTCAAAGAAGCTATATCCTCTTTCAAAAAAGAGAAATTTTTGTGCTTTTTAAACTCATAAATTAAATTTTGGTTTGCGGCATATGAGCATTTATCAATGCCCAACACTTTCCACCCTTCACTCAGGCACTTTCTAGTGACGTGCGATCCTATTAGGCCCAGGCATCCGGTTACAATAACTATCTTCATTTAATCACCTTTAATTATTCTGTAACTGTCATCATCAAAATGTTGAGTTGAGAACTCAAACAACTCAGTATCTTCTAATGCTATCATCTGGTGTCTTAGACCTCGATGCACATGAAAATTATCTCCTCTCTCTAGCACAACTTCATCTGCCTTCTCAATGTCATCCTGATCAGAATATCTAACCAGGACCTTTCCGGACTGTATATAGAAGACTTCATCTTTCAGTTCGTGGTAATGCCAAGAGCATTTTTTTCCTTTCACAAAAAATAAAAGCTTTCCGCAATATTCTTCTTTGTTAACAATCCACTTTTCATAACCCCAACCTTTAGGGACAAAGTGCATTTCTAAAAAATTCTTCATCATTTATTCCTTTATCATCAACATACACATCTCCGGATGGCTTACCTAGAAATAAGCTATGGTATTTAACACCCCAATTCTCTAACTGCTCTTGTGTAAGGGTGAAAAACAGTTTATGGGCCTCGATTGCATTATTACAAGTTCGTCCCATTCCTCGTGCTGTTTGAAAAATTATAGTATTACCTTCTTCAAATAGTTTATTAATTTCATCTATTCTCTCTTGTAGTGGCTCTGAATTCTTATACACGCCATCAACGTTTGTACAAATGGTACCATCTATATCGAATACATATGTCTTCATAGTCCGTTTAAGATCTTAGTTGTTGAATACTTACTTATTCTATCATAAAAAATTATTTTGTCAACTAAATTTTTACCTATAATTTTTTTATTTTTATAATCAGAACCAATAACAATTATCTTGGCATCGCAAAGTACTATTTGGTCTTCAAGCTCGGCGTCTGTACCAAAAACTTTTACTTCATCAATAAACCTAATTGCTTTCAACATCGCCACCCTGTCCTGCAGGTTGTTATATGGTCGCTCAGGGCCTTTGGACCCTCTAACCCTATCATCGGTATCAACTCCGACAATGAGCCGCTCACCGAACGATTGAGCGAACTTGAAAAGTTCTAAATGACCTCGATGCAGGACATCAAAACATCCATTTGTCCAAACCGTCTTAATAGTTTCCATACCATGGCTCATCTATAAGTTTGTACATTTTAATCAACTGTCGGATACCATCGTCTAGATCATATTTGCATTCAAAACCCAGATCATAAAGCTTTTGGCTGCTAACAATATAGTCTCTCTTGTCCGGATCTTGAGTAAATTCAGCTTTTATGATTTCAACCGGTATATGCTGTTGAATTTTTTTAGCTAATTGTAATTTGTTCATATTAATAGAGTCATTTCCTATGTTAAATGTCTCATTTTTACATTTGTCCCAATTGTTGATAACAAACTGAAAAACACGACATATGTCCCAAATATGCACATAATTTCTCATAAATTCACACTCATAAAGTACTAAAACCTTGTCTTTGAGCGCCTTTAGAACAAAATTATTAACTAGCAAATCCGTTCTAGCTCTGCTTGATGGTCCAAAAACAGTTGCCAACCTAAGTGTACAGCTGCCATCAGTATCTTGATAGACTTTCTCTGCTTCAACTTTTGTTTTTCCATAGAGAGAAACCGGGTTTAGAGGGGACTCTTCAGTACATACAGATCCGCTCTTGCTAACACCATATCCAGAGTTGGTGCACGGGTAAATCAAGATCTGCTCTGGTCTTTTAACTTCTGCTATCCATTTATTAATCTCGAAGTTAATCTCAACGGCGTCACGCTCCCTCTTGTCACAAAGAGGAAATCCGACCAGGGCTGCAAGAGGAATGATGACGTTCGCCTCTGCTAGTAGATGTCGGAAGGGTTCTTTTTTGCGGACGTCCAGTTTTTTAAAATAAAAATTGGGGTCGCCAACATACCTCAATAAAGATGTTGGCTCATATTCTAGTGTGTCAACAACTTTAACTGTATGGCCTTCCTTGAGAAAGAAGCCAACCAGCTCGCTTCCTATGTATCCAGCACCCCCGGTTATAAGAATATTTAATTTTTTTGTAAAATCTGTTGTTATTGCTTTCATCTTTCTATTTCTCCAAAGATCCACTGTTTAAACATAACTGCATCAGACATTTTCGCAAACAGGGGGTTTCTAAAGGCCGCAGGAGTGTTTTGCTCAAAAAAGTAATGTCCGGACCAAGCAAAAGGATACACAACCAGTGGTGCTAAGAATAGTAATAAAAACTTAAATGTTATAATACAGTAAATTATGTAACTCATTGTTACAAGTTGGCCCAGCACGTGCAGTCTTCGACACCATAAGTTTTGATGTAAAGATAAATATTTATTATAGTACTCCTTAAAATTCATTTATTGTATTAACTCCTTTTGTCTGAACAACCCTTGTTGCACACTCGTTTGCAAACTGTATGGCACAAGCAATATCTTTATTTTTTATAAAATCAACGCCCAAGGCGGCCAAGAAGGTATCCCCAGCGCCACAGACGTCTTTAATTTCTACCTTCCCAACTGGGAAGTGTGTCTTGCCCAACCGGCAACCACCAGAACCAAGAGTCACGATTACTTTTTCCTGTGCCCATTTTGTTTTTTCAATGAATCCCTTCGAAGCTTCGTATTCGTGCTTGTTGATCTTGATGTATTTGCACCCCTTGCAATAATCTCCTATAATTTTTTTTGTATCAATAAAAACCAAATTATGATTATCACAAATAAATCTAATATCTTCTTCAAGCAGAAAACCTTTATTATAATCTGACACTATAATCAACTCAAAATCTGATAAGAAATCACGATCTAAATTTTGGATTCTTTCAATTTTTGCTTCTCCGGAGTCTACCCGAAGAAACATATGGTTTGTCTCTTCGTGCACGAATCTTTTTTTTTCAATTAAAATTTTATTTGTTTTTATTATTGCCGGAACCCCTAGGGAAGTTACGTTTTGATAAACGTTCCCAGCCATGCCTAAGTTTTGTTTTTCATGAGATGGTATAAAAACAGGCACAGGCGCATCTGGACAAAGGCGATGAGAACTCCCATATACATGTACATCTCTGCAGCTATCACCAACAACTAGAATCCTACTCATTTTTCATTCTCCGGGGCCATGATATATCCCAGTCCTTGAAGTCGGCTGCTAAACAATCAATCTTGTAATCTTTTCGGCCGCCGGCGACTTCTTGAATTTTGTTCTTTGCCACATTTCTTATCCCATTGAGACCATGAGTTAACTCTAAATTGTTTCCATCTTTGATACCTTTTCTATAGTTTGCTTCATTGTGCCAGATGTGCAGATTCATTTGAGACAAAACAACTATAGCACGAATGGTCTCGGCTGTGATGGGCTCGCTTGCTTCTAACAATAGTTGAATATCATGCACGATATCTGATATCTCACCAGCATATTCTTTCTTGTGCTCGGTTATAAAAACTTCTTTTAATTGTGCAATTGATAATCTATCTATTAGTTCAGATAAAGTTGGTAAATATAATCTATTATTCATTTTGTTTTTTTGTTTCCTCTATAAAGTATTTTACACTATTTTTTATACCGGTGTCAAGAGAGAATTTAAATAAAAAATCTTTGTTTAAAGCAGCTAGTGTTTTTTGTATATTTATTTTTTTCTCTTTTACTCCTACGTATTTTGTTAAATCATGGCCAATTAAAGTTTGATCAAAGTTAAAATTCTCAGCTACCATGCTAGCAAAATCATTAATTGAATTATCTTGGCCTGTGCCTATGTTATAAATCTCATTTTCTTTATCAAGTAGGTTTAACATGATATCGACGGCGTCATCAACATAAACCAATTCCCTTCTTTGCTCGCCATCACCCCAGACAACAAACTCGTTATTGTAGTTTTTAGCATTATAACAATTACGAATAAAATCAAAAATAAAATGATTATCATCTAGTTCAAAATTAGGCCCATACAGCGTTGAGGGGACAAAATACAGCCACTTCAATCCATATTGTTTCTCTATTGCATGCAGGCCTGCTAGGAGCATCCTCTTCGTCATGGCATAGGTGTAGAGAGACTTTTCTGGCTTTCCTAAGAGGTAATTTTCCTCAACCATCTCTAAGTCCGGACTGTACGAACAACTAGTCCCCATACAGATCATCTTTGCATGCGGCTGATTTGTTTTCCAATACTCAAGGATATTAGTGTTGATGGCTTGATTCGCTAGCCATTGATCTCCCGGATGTTTTAAACAATAATCACCGGCTTTCGTTACTGCGGCTAAGTGGAAGATAAGATCAAACCGTATGTCATTGTACCGGTATAGGTTCTCAATATTTTTAAGGTTTGCTATCTTTGAGTTAGAGATTGAGATATCCCATCCTAAGCGCTCGACCTTTTTGACTAAGTGTTTTCCGAGGAAACCAGTGGCGCCCGTTATTAAAACTTTCACTCTACAACTCTCAATGTGGGAAATGGAATAATAAATTTTACACCACGATCGATCAAGTCTTTGTTTTTCTCTATTATCTCTTTTTCAAAATTGTGAGACAAAAGAAGATAGTAATCTGGGTGTTCGACAGTCTTTTCATCGATAATAGGGATGTGGGAACCCGGTAAGTAATGGCCAATTTTAAGCTCGTTTATCTCGACAGACATGTCGATTAGAGAGTTATCAATGCCAAAGTAATTAAGTAGGGTGTTTCCTTTTGCCGGTGCACCATAAGCGTAAATGGTTTTGCCGCTAGCTTTGAGCTTTTGTAGGAAATCTTTTAAATCACCTTTCTTGCTCTCAACCTTTTGCGCAAACTCTTTAAAGCTGTCTGTTGTGTATTTTTTATCATTTTCATGCAGCTCAAGATACCGATCGGTCTTTACATCATAGCTCCCGCCCCTATGTGTAACCTTTGCAATAATCGAACCACTGTGGATTTCAGAGTAGTAAGCATCGAAGATCTCTAAATCATATCGTTGCAAGAGGCTCTTAAGGCTAGCAAGAGTGTAGTAGCAGAGGTGTTCGTGGTAGATTGTGTCAAAATTCATCTTCTCAATCATTGTGCCGGCATACATAAACTGTACGATCAATACACCATCGTCTCTAAGTGATACCTTGATACCGTCAATAACGCTGTGCAGTTCCTCCAGGTGAAAGAACACGCCGGATGCATTGTAAAGCTTTACAGAGTTGTTTCCGAGATGTTGGTCTACACACTCCCTGTTGAAAAATTCATTAATAGTCCGGACGCCACTCATCTTAGAGTAGTCTGATACCCTACTAGAAGACTCAACGTTTAAAACATTTTCAATGCCGCACTCCTTGTATTGTAATAGTTGCGAGCCGTCATTCCCACCAATATCAACCACAAGATCGTCCGACTTCATATCAAATTGTTCGACGTTCTCACTTGCAACCTCATAAAAATGATTTCGCAGTGTCGATGTCACACCAGACAGGTAGCAATGATCTGCAAACATTTTTTCTTTCGGTACCGTATGGTCTAGCTGCAGCAAATTACATCCCTCGCAACACTTAAGCCTGAGTGGGAACGTCTCTTCTCTCCCAACTTCCTCTTCTTTTAGAAAATCATTACACCAAGGGTGCTCCCCGAGATCCAAAATTAATTCTAGCTCTTTTGAGCCACAGCCTCTACATTTCATTGTTTATTCCTTATTGTGCTTAAAAAGTTTGAAACTTGATAAGATTTAGATTTTTCATATGCATTATCAACAATGTGTTGATAGTCATTCCAATTATTAACTATGTCTTTTATTTTTTTGTTTAAGTCTTCTTGATCTTCGAAATAAACAAAGTCTTCACCAGGCTTGTAGTAAAGCTCGGCAATATTCCACGGATCTCTCATAACAAGATTCAAAGTTCTCGAAAAGGCGGCTTCGTGCATCCTGGTTTTAAATTGTGGCATTATATTCCATCGATTTTCTCCAACCTCTTTGAAAGCTTCATTTTCATTCCATTTATCAAAGGACATTATGTTTGGAATGTGCTCCTGGTTAACGTGTACTATGTTGTAGCATACAGATATTTTTGTTTTCGCAATAAGATTAACTTTTTCTTGGAACGCTAAATTTAAGTTTGTAGCATAGCCATTTTTTATACATGCGATAGTTAGGTTGTTTATGTGGCTTGTCATTGTGCAATAGCGATAAGCAAAATTTTTCATAACTTGCAAGCACTGCACGTGCTCGATCCCGTGGATACCACCATGATATATCACATCGTATTGCTTTTCTTGCCTCTCTGGTATTAGCGAAGGGCTGTATGGATAGAAAAGGTTAGCGTACTCTCGATCTAATCCAAGTGAGTTCAACCACTGGTTTGTGTATGGGCAAATAGAATAGACCTCGTTAAAAAAGGACTCTCTGTCAAAAGTATGTACGCCATCGATGACCGAGGGTTGCGCAAATTCGCACGGTGCCCAGTTGTTGAAAAAAATTCGTCTCTTAAAGTCAGCATATCTATTATGTAAGATGGTATTTGTTGCAGAGTTATAACCATAAAACAATACGTTTTCATTGGAGGGTTCAGAAAAATCTTTAAAACCCCAATGAAATGCATTCGTATCAGGAACTTCTGCTGTTAGGTCTTCGACTATTTGCATTATACAAACCCTCTTTTGTTGATATCGATGTTATATTCTTTAATCATAGTGGCCATTTTATCCGGATATTCGGCTAGGTTCCACTTCCCCTTCACCAAAGCAGTCGATATATGTGGAAAAACTATTGAATCATAATGATAAAGGCCTCTCTTTTGTTCACCATAATAACAATAAGATCCCCTAATCCCCAACTCCTGACATGTCTTGGTCGCTTTGAATTCAAAAGAATTCTCCCAATCAACATTTGCAATGTGTGCATCGGGTCCTTTTTTATGGATTAGTTTCAACTTTTCCGTTCGCCAAAGCGCTGCTTGGTTGGTGTAGAAGTATGGAACTTCATTGTAAAGATGGTGTATATTATCGCATCTTTTATACTTTGGGTAATCAACATCAACTAGACCTCCTTTCATAAGCCTTATGAATGATAAGTTACTTTCTTTACTCAACAACGAAACAAAGTCGCTAATGAGATCGATGCGCACATTTTCGTAAAGTATGTAATCTTCGGATATATATATACAATACTCCTCTTTAACAGACTCAATACACGAGCTAAATTGTTCCTGGTATTTTTTGGTCGAATCGTACTTTACTATGTCATACCCTGCAGGCATGGCACCTAAATCATCGTCGACAAAGACGTACTTTTTATGAAAAAAACCTTCTGGTATATGACGATCAAGCCTGTCAAAGAAGGCTTTCCATACATCATTATTTTTACTTATTGTATTAATTACAAGCGCTATTTTCATTTATTTATTTTGATCAAAGCTGTATAAGGCTGATTTCATAGCATTCACCTTCTCACCGCAGCCACCTACACCTATTGCGTGATAAAAGCGGCAGTTAGACGTGCGCTGCCCGTAGTCACATGACAGCACTTTATAATCTAACGGCGGGGTACCGCCGCCGGCGATGAGATAATCATTGAACTGAATCTGAGGGTATCCAGCTGGAGGGTTTTCAGTGATCAGTGTAGATATCAGATCCATGAATTCTGAAAACTTAACCAAAGCCTTTGAGGTACAGTTGATCCCAAGAAAACCCATATTTACACCGGCCGACATGCCGCTGTTGTCATCATACTGTGTGACTAAATCGTAGTCATCTAGAAACAACTCGATGTTTCGGATAGTGTCTTTCTTATACCTGTTAAACACAATGTCGGAGTCGATAAACAGGATCTTAGATCCCACGTTCTCCTCGATCAACTCGGGTAAACGCAGCCATCGTGACAGCATTAACTTCATATATTCAATCGTTCCAGTTTGGCCGGCGAGGCTCTTGGTTGAGTCGTCACCCCCTAGTAACCGGACTATCTCTAGGTCCTCAAGTTCTGCGCAGCTTTGTTCTAGCAGTTCTAAACATGATATCACAGAGTTGGTGTAAAAAACATAAGCTTTCATCATGAATCACCTTTGAGTTGATCAACTAGATTTGCATACCGTCTTCCTTCGCCTGGCCATCTAGTCTGCTTCCAATCCGGACATTGACCGCAAAATTTATGACAGCCAAACTCATTACGGACATGAGCCTCTCTTAGAGATTTAAGAAAAGGGCCTTGCCAAGCTTCTTTGATCGTGGTCTTGCGAAAATCCGTAAACGTTGATTTATACTTCCAGTCTGTAGGGCAGAAGGACAGGTATCCTTTGGGGTCGAGAGTCAGTCTTTCCCATGGGTAAAGGCAAGGGTACCTCTCTTCTTCTTTTTGTTCATGATGCATTCTTTTGGCGATGTTGTCGACAGCCCCGGCGGCTGAATGAAGACGCCTAATAATAACTTTATCTGCTCCATTTTCTGTCCAAAACTTCCGGAAGTTGTTGATCTCGTGGGTGTTTTGTGGTTGTTCTACGAAACTAACGACCACTTTTGTACCTAGTTGGTCCCGCCTTACCCAGTCAATGAGTCTAAGGACGTTGGTTTTAGTTCTTGTCAGGTCACCATTGACTCTTACCTTCGAATAGGTCTCCGGCGTGTGGGCATCAATGCTAATATCAATCATGTGAATTCCGGAGTCTAGAAGCTCACGTGTTTTTCTTTCTCTCATGATGGTGCCATTCGTCGTCAAACACACAAAAGTGTTTGAATTATCCACGGCGTATTTTACCATCTTATAGCCTTCTGGGTGTATTAAGGGTTCTCCATTACTAGTGTAACGTATATATTTACAAGCGCCGGCTGCATCGTCTCGTACTTCGTGCACCATTTTTTTATTTAGTGCTGGCTCTAAATATCTTTTTGCATAATACTCTGATTTTTTGAACACTGGATGGGGGCAATGGATACACGCCAAGTTGCAAATCTCTGTAATGTCCATTATCAATTGAGATGGAAACTCAGCTGAGAGGCCATCTCGAAAAGCATAATTTTCTATGTTGTTTGTCATTTTTTAATTCAGTTTATATAAAATTGATCGATTGTTTCCCACAGCTGAATAGCAAATCTATTATGCTCACCTTGTGCACAAAGTCACCATGCAGCTGCGGATATTCTGGATATTTGCTGTAATCCATCCATGTTAACTTGATCCCGGCCAATTCGAACTTATCTCGATCGATATAATCTTTAGCGGCAGGACCGGAGACATACTCAGATGCGCCGGCCTGAGTGCATATGTCGATTAGCCTATCAGTTTTGTCTTCAGCTGACAAATTATACTCTGCAGAAGAAACTATATTTGTATTAATATCCAAGTAGTCGCATATACCGACTATAAAATGCCGATTAACTTCAGAGATGGTGTTATAATTAGATGTCGTATATAAATTCTCGATGTATGGAAGGACTTTCTTATAGTCTGGGGCTTTAGAATATGCTTCTTTGATTGACTTAAGATGACTGCTTCTCCAATCTCCATCATTAATAATTATTGCATCTTTTATCTTTTGATGATACCGCCCCTTGACGCCTACCGGCACAGTTAGCCACTTCAGGCCATGACATGTCTTAATCTTGTTCCTGTTTCGCCAATCACGTTTAGTGTATTGTACGTCGTCGTACAGCACAAAAGTGTCGACTGACTGGATCATGTCAAAATAACCTTTCCAGGATATATAATTTGATTGATTGATAGCTATCTTCATACTAGACGGTTTTATGGTCCTTAAATAACTTAAACTCTCTGAGATCTTTATAACTAGGGAGCTCCGGGAGATCCTCCACGTGATCCGGATAGTTTTGCATAAGGGTAAGACCCCTTGCCGCTTGCTCTGGTGTCATATATGCATTCCATCCATTGATCTCAATGTTGTCATCGTGGTATGCTACTTCACCTCGGCCTTCATATCTCCCCTTCCGAAACCACTCGGCCGCATCCTTATCGTCAGTTAGGATCATGCCACCTTTACCTATTTTTAAATGCTTCTTGATGTGGAACGATAAACACATATAGCTACCTGGCATGTACATATTGCTAGTGAGCCTTTTTGCTGCATCATATATGGGGTAGGGTTCGAGTTGATATATCCCCTTCCAGTCATAATCTTTAAACTTAACCGTGCCTCCGGCATGCATAATAGATTGGGGCACTGAAAGATATGTACGGGCTGGGATGATAACGTCTTTTACTTCCAGATACTCACAGCAAAGCAGGATTGCGTCGGTGCAGTTATCAGTCGAAATTGCATACTTGGATCCGCAATAATCAGCCATGGTTTCTTCGAACATTTTCACTATTTTATATGGATTGTGTCTCATGTCATCTCTCTAATATATAGTATTTTCTCTTGTATCCACAACTTTCAAACAATCTCAGGCTAGCCTCGTTGGCAATTTTTACTTTGGCTGCAGCTGTTGGGTGATGTTTGGCCATTTCGCTGACCATGTAGCTTCCAATCTTCATGCCTTGAAACTCCGGACTCACCGCCACTCTTATATCGCCTTCGATAACACCAATAAAGCCAACCGGTGTCTCATCAGACAAACATATAAAATAACAATCAGAATGTTTCTTCATAAAACGTTCATGAGTTGTTTGCTCGATATGTTCTTGCTCGATAAAGGACTCCTTGGTGCCAGGAGCATTCCTTAAATTTCTTATGAACTCCCAGAATGTGTAGTCGTTCTTTACCAATTTTAGCTCCATATATCCCTCTGGCTACTATAGTGATTACTGTGCCCCAACCAATAGGAGGTTAGATAGCCTCTTGTATGGACCCAGCCCTCAAGATTTAAAAGCGGGTTTAAGCAACTTCCAATATCTAGAAAAGTATTCTGATTGTCTTCTTTAAAGCACTCATAGATAATAAAATTTGATAACGAGGCAGCTGAACATAATACTATGGCGTCTTTAATGCTGTTTTTAGATATGTATGTCTTTACCTTCTCAATAGTATCATAACTATCAATCATGCAATTTGAGCCAACTCTAAACTCTTTCGAAATCTCAAAAGGTAATCGATTAGTGTCTGCTAGCTCGTTAACTACATAAATGACTTCTCTTCTTTTGAACAAAGGAATTATTTCTTCTACAAATCTTTTATAATTTGCATTTATTAACAAGTTTGCAAAAGTTAAATTATCTCCAGGGGCGCCGTGTTCTTTCACCATCCAGGCGAAGTTATCCTTGCCGACATGGGAGTCTGTTGGTGTGCAGATTCCCTTGAAGTACCCTTCTTGATTGTGCTTGAAACATTTAAGTAAAAGTGCACGATATGATTGGTGCTTTTCTGGAATGAACTCTTTCTGCTCCTCTTTTGTATAGATGTTGCTTCCTATAATATCACCTGTTTGATAAAATTTATCTGCTAAAACTAACTTTTTATTCTGCATGATAAACAATTCACCATCAGAAAATCTCGTAAACGCAAAATTTTCTTTATTTTTTAATTTATTTAAAATTGTATTAAAAGCTTTAGTATAATCTTTCATTTTTGTTCAATTTATTCAATATCATGACGACCCGTTTAGATGTTTGGCCGTCACCGAAAGGGCATTGTGTCGTTGACGGTACCGCTCTCAATTGCTTCTCAAAGGCTGTATGTAGGGTTTGTATCTGAACTAGCGTTGAATACTCACCTAGAGATTCAGGACGCTCTGTTGTGTCTCTGCATACTAAACAATGTTTTCCTAGGAAAGATGCCTCTTCTTGAATTCCGCCGGAGTCCGTTATAATCATTTTACACTGAGCTATTTCTGTTATAAACTGTTCGTATTGTAGTGGCTCTATCACCCTAACTTTTTTAAAGACGTCTCTATGTTGTGCGACATTCGGATTGGGGTGCAGTGGAATGAAAAAATCCAATTCATGATGGTGGTTTGCTATCTTTTCTATTTCTTTAAACCACAATCTAATGTTATCATGGTTTTCTCTTCTATGCAAGGTAATTATAATTTTATTTGTTTCCGATACCTTAAGATTAATCAAATTATCTAGTACACTATTGCCAACAACAAAAATATTATCTTTAAAATTCTCAGTTATCAGATTTTGTCTTGTCAACTCTGTTGGACAAAGGTGAATATCTGCCATAGCCGAAATAGAGCGACGGTTAAATTCTTCTGGGTATGGATGACTCTTGTTGTAGGTTCTCAATCCTGCTTCTAGATGAATTATCTTCTTATTCCGATGAAAGGCAGCTAGCGCAACAGCAAAGGATGACGTCGTGTCTCCTTGTACCAGTACAGATGTAATCCGATGAAAGATCTGATTATTGTTTAGCACTGAAGCGACTATAGAGTCTAGTCTGTTATCGCCAGGTTTGATATTGAGTGCTAGACAGTTCTGAACGTTTTTTATTAAATCTTCATGCTGACCTGTAAAAAGCACCCTGTATGGAACTTTACTATAATCAAAAGCGTCAAGTATCGGCTTGATCTTTATCCATTCTGGTCTAGTCCCAAAAGATACTAAAATCATTAAACAACCTCGTTAACTGTTGCCCACCCATTTTTGAGCGCATTTTGCACACACAGATCCCTTTCATGAAAAAACTGTTGATGTGTTACTTCGTTGTTGTTTGACGTTGCTTTTGAATCGATTCCAAGCTCATTTCCTAGAATTGATCCATGCAGACTCTGATCGGTGGGAGGATGGGCCGGACAAAATGTTTTAATGCCGCCATGGATTTTTGCCATTGAAGAAAACTGTATATCTTCACCATTCTCCCAAGTGAAGGGCTTTTCTTTCCAAAGGAAACTTAACCACTCTCTCTTGAAGAACCATGCATGGCCAACAAGATCAACTTCTGTTGGTTCGCTATTTCTTGTTGGCCAGCCACACCGATCGTGATTGGCGTACTCTGCGCTTTTAAGTATGATGCCAGCAGATCCCAATATTCCTTCTTCCCTCTCCATCGTCTCAAAGCAGTTTTTATGCCAATTACCACCTGGGATCGTGTCATCGTCATAGACTGCGATGAACTCAGTATCTGCCAGAAGGGCGGCGGCAAAACGACCATAAAACTTCCAATTGTGGTTATTCAAAAACACTTTGTCGACATCTAAAGAGTCGAAATCAAAACCATGATTATCTTCATGATCATTGACCCAAAGCCAAACCTGGTTCGGCGGGCAGCTTTGCTCCCTTATTGCCTTGACTTGTAGTGCCAGATTAGCCGGGCGCCTGTAGCAATTCAAGATAACTGTTAGATCAGCTTCTTTGTTTTTCTTTTCTGAAGAAATGCTATCAACAATAGTTTGTACAATTTCATCTCTAGAGTTAGAAACAAAATCAATCAGATCTTCACCTTTCAGGCCTGCAAACCAAGATTCGTGAGTGCACCCGTTTAGTTTGTTTGTTACAACTGAACAATTGAGCATTCTTGCTTCTAGTACCACACGACAAAAACTTTCGGGCGTTTGAGGAAAGAAGATAAACCTTTCTGCTCTCGAAAGATTGGCTATATAGTCACTATAATCTGTTTTCTTTAAACAAGTAAATTCAATACTTTTTTCTTTACAGTACAATTCCGCCTGTTTATAGCCCTTTATGGGGTTTGGGTCTTTTAATACTAAGTTTGTATTTTTTTGATTAGTTAAGTTTTTTCTGATTATTTTTAGCTGTTCTTCATCCCACAAGGAGCAAGAAAGATTAATTGTATTTTGTAAGCTTAAATTTTTATTAATTATGTCTTCATGGAACTTAGACTGACAAAACAAATTTTTTGCATTTTGATAAAATAATTTGTTGATAATAAGATGAGCAGGTACTTTAAAATCATTATTATAAATTCCTGGATTTCTATTTGCGTCGTATTTATGATCGTGTTCAACTATAGAATACGTGTTTTTATGCGCCTGAATGTGCTTTATCAGGTTTTTATCTAGAGCAGTAAAGTTTGAAAACAAGAAATAAAAATCATGTTTTAAGTAAAAATTATAATATGCTCTTGTAAAATCCTTACTGTTGAACTTTACAACTTTAAGAGCTCTTTTCTCTAATTCCCTGATTAAAACAGCATCATAAATCTCAGCACCACCAAAAACCTGGTCGGCAAAGAAGTCAGAAACAAAGACTATACCTTTTTTATGCATATTCCAGTATTTCTTCGTCGTTCAAGGTAGGCACTCCAAGAAAGCTTTCTTTGTAAAATATTTCTTCAAAGAATCTCTCAAAAGTTTTTTCTTCATCGGGCCAGTTTTCTTCAAGCCATTCTGCTAGCTGGTTTGCTTTCTTTTGCATTGCGCCGTGATTCTCCATCATCGAGCGCATCTTCATTTTAAATGAGCCCTCCTTTGGAAAACACCACATAGAATCAGGAATAATAACTTTATCCCATACAACTTCTTTCTGGACATGGCGAAGTTCATAATCTACCTTAAGTGGAATGAACTTGTTTTTTCCCTTTACAGGCATCGTCAAGAAGTCGGTGTGCCCTGACCAAGCCGGTGCGATGATGGGAAGGCCTGCTTGTGCTGCCTCGAATAGCGGAAGCCCATAACCTTCACCGTGAGTTGTTGTGATAAAGGCGTGAATGTCCTTGTGCCGATAAAGAAGCGCCATCTCCTCTTCTGTCATATAGCCATGAAGAAGATATACCTTACATTTCTTTTCTTTGTAATCTTCGTGATCTAGAAGAACCTTGATTCTCTCAATACAATGAACCCGATCAATCTCGCAGTTCTTTGCTAGGTTGGTCTTTAGAACTAGGCCAACATTTTCACGATCAAAGTTTTCTTCGATAAACCACTTGACTAGGTTCTCTAGATTCTTTCGTGGCCCCCATTGGGCAACTGAAAGAAAGTTAAAATCTGTTTCAAAAGAGATTTGGTTTTCAATTGACTCTGGGCTGTCTTTAAAGTCCCAATCTTTTCTTGGATAAGGAATAACTTCAATAGGTGTTTCGTTTTTGTAGCCCTTGACGATTTCTCCGGTTTGTTGGTTTTGTGCGTCATAAGAAGTTTCGTCAAAAGCATAACGAGCAAACTGAGACGGAACAATGATTTTATCCATCAAATTTGCCTTCTCAATCCATTCTCCCGCAATCTTTGTGGTTTCAATACCTGCGGTGACGCCAATGTTAATCGGGGCCATGCGCTCCCATTCAAGAGGTATTGTGACTTGTATTGAGACGTCTGGCTGAGGCATTTGCTTTTGTTGCATTAGCATAGCTGTCTTTTGGATGAGTGAGTCAAGCCATGCTCGCTCCTCATCATCTTCAAAGATCCAGTTTGTCGCACCCCAGCTGGTTGAAAGAAGGTAAAGATCTAGTTCTTCCTCTCTTGAGCGAAGCGAACGAAGAACCAAGCGTGTGTGTTCTCCATAACCTGATTGCGATAGCGCTGGGCCTCTAACTAATACCTTTTTCATACTACCTCCTCAAATGTCCAAGTTGAATGATTTTTTCTGCTTTCCCAAGATCCATAACGATTATGAATGTCTTCTAGGAGTGTTGGCCACTTATCACAAAAGTCTTTAAAGTTATAGTTCTTTTGTACGTGTTCTCGACCAGCTTCACCAAGTGCTTTTCGCTCTTCTTCGGGCATTTCCATAATCTTCGTGAGAGCCTCTATAAAGTCTTCCTTGTTGAGGCGGTCCTCGTAGATGTAAGGAATGTCTTGAGAGCCTATGATGGCCTTTGAGGGCGGTTCTAGGCCTATTCCAAACCAGTTCTCACCATCAGTTACTTGTTCTTGGAGCCCACCGGTCATATTTACAATGATTGGGGTACCACAAGAAAGAGATTCAAGGGTTGCTAGGCCAAAACCTTCAGCATCTGAAATGTTGAGGGTACAATCGACCATGTTATAAATGTTCGCAAGAATCTGCGGTGGATACTTTTGCTTTGAAAAGAATACTTGGCCATCTTCGTGCATGTCAAGTTTCTTTGCAATTGCTTCTAGATCTTGACCGTTTGGATCTTTTGGTTCTGTATGCATAATAAGAGTTGCCTTGTCCTTTCCAACTCTTTCCAAAAACTCTTTGAACCAAAATAGTAGGGTACCTGACTGCTTTCGTCGTGCGTTTCGGTTGTTCCAAAAGAATACAAACTTTTCGTGGGACTCTCCTAGTTGTTCTTTCCTAAGATCTGATGTAGCTTCTGTTGGCATTGGCTTGAAGATGTCGCCATCAACTGCGTGTGGAACATAATGAGATTCAACATCCGGCGCAACTTCTCGAACAATAGCATCTGTAACCTTTGAGATTGAACAGATAACATCATTTGAGTTATAAAACTTTTCATTATAATGGGGAGCTGGAAAGTTGTCCCATACGTGATAATAAACCATCGGCATTTGAGAACGGATCTCGTCTTCCATTTCCCAAAGCCACCCAAAGAAACGTGGATCTGTCATAAACCACAAAAGGTCCGGTCGATGATTTCTCATAATCGACCGGACCACATCAGGTGTTCCAAACCCGTCAATCGGGTAAATAACCCAATCATCGCCCCATTCCTCTGTTTTGATGGGGTCGTATTTTGGGTGTTTTATAGCACCACCAAGTGAAATAACTTGGTACTTTCCTGTTTTTAGAAGGGATTCTATTACATACTTTGTTTGAGTGCCAACACCAGACGGGGAAAGAGGCATGTCTGATATTGTTAGAATCTTAATCTTGTCTGTCATTTTACCTCGGGCAATGTTTTGTATGTTTGAATTCACAATAAGTGCAATTCATTCTATTCTTAAAGTATAACTGTTTGTGAATATTATAAACTGCTTTTTTCGTAAAGTCAAGAGCATTTTCAACTTTTTTTTGCCCTGAAGTGATTTTAAATATTTCTACCCTATTTTTCTTTGCTGTTCTTTTAAGAAGCGCAAAGTGACATTCAACGTCTTTTAGTGGGATGCCGTATTTCTTAGCATAAAAATACTTGTAAAGAACTAACTGGTAGTTCGTCATCTTGCTGCTTTTCTTTTCTGCTTTCCATCCCCAAGAACAAGTTTTGTAATCTAGAATGTGAATCTTACCATCTGAAGTCTTGATAATAAGATCGATAAAGCCTTTGAAAGAAAAGTTATAATCAATGCCTAGATCTTCTTTACAGTCTTCATAAAGAGAGTATTCTACAGCAACTAACTCAAACTTGCCGAATTCGATGCGAAGAGCGGGTAAAATAAGCTCAACTAGGTCTTCACCTTGTGCTTTCATCTGCTCTACGAGCATTTCATCGTATTCTACACCATCCTTTTGGAGTTGGTTGATTTGTTTTGTAAAATCTTTTTGGAAATAAGAAATAGGGTCTTCTACATTCTCCAAAAGCAACTGTTCCGCTGTGTTGTGCACAGCGGAACCAAAAGCGGTGTGGGCAGAGCCCTTGAAACCAGCAATGTCATCGACGTATACTAGCTTGTGATACCAAGGGCACTTATGCCAATTGGAAAGTTCGGAAAAAGAAATATGTGGTTTATGTAGCTTCGGCTCGGTCATTTAGCTCCTTTATCTTGTTAAACGCCTCTGGTGAGATCTTAGCAGATGCGGAGGCGCTTGTCAAGTAAAAGTGCTCAAAAGCGTTGGCCCAGTATTCCCTGAGAGACGTCGCCCCATACGGAGAGGCGAAGAGGCCTGGAGTTAGGATGTGTAAGATGTCGTAGCCAACAGTTTGATAAAGAAACTCATCCCATTCTGGATCATACTCAAACGGAACAGTTTTAAGGAACTTTTCTGGAATTCCTATTTGAGCTTGCTTTCCCATTAGGCCGATTAGCTTTAAGTATTTTTCTTTATACTCTTGTTGGATCTTGCCGTCGCCATAGATAAAGTCGGTGAAGCGCTCCTCAAGAGAGTGCGCAACCTCGTGAACAATGTCGTCAAGAAAGTCCTGCTCGGAAGACTGTTCAGGCAAGACGTAGATAGCACCGTCAGCATAGGCAGCATTTAGGTCTCTTTCTCTAAGATCCTCAAACTCACCAACATAAATAACATCGATACCTTGCATTAGAAAATAACCCGGTAAGGTTTTTTCTAATTTTTCCAAGGCTTGTTTAAAATCAAACCTAGTCTTTCCTTGTATAAAAACCTCGATTTGTCCGGCGTATAAAGTAAAAAAATTATTCATCGTCTTCTGCTTGAACGGTCTCTTGAGAATTCGTATAACACCGAAGTGTTTTCTTCCATTCTAGGTACTCCTCTACACTGAGATCCTGTGCCTCTTCGTATGGAGTTGATGCTGCGACTGCTTCACCCACTTCAGCCAGATCGTCTGCGGCTTGTTCATAGCCACGAATAAAGTTTTCCTCAGCAAGAGCAAAAACAAGCTCTGGGAAGTGTGAAGCCAGGACATCAATAACCATCTCAACCGTAACATTGCCGGTTTCCGGTTGAAGCTCTTTTCCAACATAATCAACAACAAAAGTTTTTAGTTCGTTGTCGACTTGTACAACCTCATCAAGATCAGGGTTGCGCATTGCTTCTTCCATTGTTTTTATCTTTTCCATTTTTTTACCTCTTATAAGATCTTGGATGCTAGAGTAGCAATCTTGGATCGCTCACCTCTAACAAGTGTGACGTGGCCGGAGATTTCGTACTCCTTGAACTTCTCAACTGCGTAAGCAAGTCCGTTTGATGTCTCGTCAGTATAGTCATTATCGATTTGCTCAATGTCTCCGGTGAGAACAATCTTTGTATTATTTCCAACACGTGTAATAATAGTTTTTATTTCATGCATTGTCAAGTTTTGTGCTTCATCAATAATAATGTAAGCGTTGTTTATTGAGCGACCACGAATGTAAGTAAGTGCTTCAATCTCAATAATTCCTCGCTCTTGGAACATCTTAAAGTTTTCCTTGCCGGAGAGCAGGGTTTCTAAGTTGTCCTGAACGGGTGCTAGCCAGGGAAGCATTTTCTCTTCTAGCGTGCCTGGAAGGAAGCCAATGTCCTTGCCCATAGGAGTTACGGGGCGTGATACAATAAGTTTGTCGTATTCTTCCTTTTCCAGTACCAACTCCAAGCCGGCAGCGATTGCGGTCAAAGTTTTGCCAGTTCCCGCTTTTCCGATAAGGCTTACCAAACTAATACTATCATCTAAAAGTAAATTTATAGCAAATGCCTGCTCTTTGTTTCTTGGAGACAGGGCGCTAAATACCTTTACACGCTCACCTGAACGAACTTTTCGCAAAGGTGATGACGGCCTAATGTATCTTGCTAGCGCAGTCTTTTTATCATTAGCATTGGAAACCAACATCAAGAACTGATTTGGGTAATAAGCTTCATCTACAAAGATTTCTTCACCGGCATAAAACCGATCAACAACTTCATCATCAACCAAAACCGATGAGAAGCCTGTGTAAAGCTCGCTTGTGTCTTTTACGACCTTTGAGCGAATATAGTCTTCACACAGGAGACCAAGGGAGTCACATTTGACTCGCATGTTGATGTCTCTGGAAACCATAACATGCTTTCTTCGTGGGTTGGCGGCTCGCTCTTGGAAGGCGCAGCAAATGATCTCATTGTCTGGATCTTTTAATTGAATGTCCGGACAGTCTGCTAGATTTTCAGGATCTAACTGAACTGCTTTTAAAATTCCTAAACCTTTTCCTAAGCGAACTCCTTTATAAAGAGATCCTTTTTCTCGCAAACTGTCTAAAATGCGGATTGTTTCTCTGGCATTTCTACCAACTCCATCTTGCCTTTTCTTGTGTTTGTCTAACTCTTCTAGGACCTTGAAGGGTAATAAAATATCGTTATTCTCAAACGCATAAAGCGAATCCGGATGTGTCAAAGGTACATTCGTATCTAGAACATAAGTTTTTTTTGCCATGTGGTTTATCTCCTTTCTTTAAATAGTGTTTAGATCGATTCCATGGCCTTTCTATAACATTTTGGGAGAACCGAGAAACTAGTAAAAACAACCTTTCTTTTTGTTGTTCCAAAGTTAGTTTTCGTTGTGAGAATAAAGTTTAAGCATTTTTCTGAGGAGGTTGCTTCGTCAAACTCGATATTGATATTTCTAGCAAAGCTAGGGTCTAATTTTTCATCATACATAATTTTTTCCTTCTGTGTTTCGCTACCAGCTCTGACACTTGGACTCGAACCAAGGACAAGCGGATTAACAGTCCGCTGCTCTACCAACTGAGCTATGCCAGAATATTTAAAATACTTATTGTCTCTTCCCATCCTTCTGTCTGAACGGAAACTCCTAATCTATTATCAATAATCTTTTTAGAAAGAGCATAATCATTTCCACCAGGGCGAGTTCTATCTCCAACAAAAGCCAACCTTGTATCTGGGTGAAGCTCTAAGACCTCTTCAGCAACCTGAGACTTATCTTGACCTGGGTTGTTTAGGTCTAGTGAAATCTCTCCACCGGCAACAGCAGATACTCCTGGGAATGTTTGTTCTATCTTCTTTATTAAGCCTAACCTTTCACCGGACATTTTATCCCAAGCATGGTATTCTTTTCGTTCCTGCAGTGTCGCATTTCGGCCAACAATAGAAAAGTTCCACATTCCAATTCTTTTTTCTATGTGGTTTCCAGTCTTAAAAGGATAGTCAGAAGATCTAAGTTGGGATCTGAGAAACCCTTCAAAGCCAAGTGGTGGTCTAAAGTCTCTTTGATAAACTTTTTTATTGTTCTTGTAAAAGGCATTTCCCATACAAGCAAAAATACCCCCGGACAAGTTGAGAATGTCCGGGGGCAACTGCTCTTCTATTTTTTCTAGATCTGAACCTGAGCATAAATAAAATGTATGCTCCTTTGCCCAACTCTCAAAGAAAGTTAGGAACTCTTTTGTTGCGGGCTGTCTTGCCGGGGTTAGAGTTCCATCAACATCAAATATATATACTTTTTCAGTCATTTGAGCATTCTAGTGAGAACTCTTGTTTCTCTCCGGAGTTTAGTTTGATTGTAACATCACGCTTCTCAAACCAAGTTCTTCCGATGCGACTGTCGGCGGCGTCCTCTAATGTTGCTCTGAGTTCTCCAACGGTTGTAGTAATAACGGTGGAAATAGAAACTTCGGCACTCTCACGATCAGTCATCTCGGTTGTTTTCTCAAACGCATCGTAGATAGCACTTGGCTTAGCATCAATTAGCGTATCAAAGTAATCAACAATAGCATCAGACATTGTGCGGCCTCTATCTTCCCTTAGAGCGGCATTAACATTTTCTCCGTTCATCTCTTTCCCATCTAGAAGTTTCTCAAGGGGCGCAGTAATTACTCTGGTTGAAAGTTCTTCCTCTAAGTTTAGGAGGGTCTTGAAAACATCCCAATCAAAATAGAAGCCGCCGATCAAAGCCACTCCGGTACCATAAAGATCTAGATAAGTTTCTCCCTCAAGGCAAAGGTTATTGTTTCTAATAACTTCCCGATCTGTGAGAAGTTGATGTACATCGTCCAAAAGACCGGTCTCTTCAATTGCCAGATCTACAAAGTCATCATCAACGTGGATGCCATAGTAAGTTCCTTCAATAGTGATAGAGACTTGGTTTTCATCGTCGGCATCTAAGTTATCAAAAAAGTTTGTCCAGTTTTTTGTTGTTGTATTCATTTTTCTCCTTATTTTAATAGTTAACCATGTACGGTCGGATGTTTAAAGAACCAACTTACTTCAAGCTCACAGCCAGTTCGCCAGCCATTTTCATCACAGCCGGTAAGGCGAACATGGGTTTTATATCCAAGAAGTTTTAGCTCCAATACAACGTAAGAGAGAAGAAGCTCCAGTTCGGTGCCATTCTTGATGTTAAACGTTTTAAAACCACGTGAGTTTCCAGTCTTGACTTCTGATTGTATATCTTCAATAATTTGACTTATTACCGCTAAGATTCTCGGCTGTAACGTTCTAATTTGTAGATCTTTCATTTCCTTTGCATTCATTTTTCTCCTTATTTAGTAGACCCACCAGGACTTGAACCTGGAACCAATCGTTTATGAGACGACTACTCTAAACCAATTGAGCTATAGGTCCTTATACGGTTTTTACAGACTGTTCAGGAGGGACGGTGACATTGTCTGAAGGGAACCGTAAACCTTATAACTCATTGTATAAGCTTTTTACTTTTTTTGCAACAACTTTTTGTATGCCTGGGTTGATTTTCTTAATCTCTGGAATAATAACGTTTCGGATTCTGTTTCTTGCGAAAGCATTATCATTATTAGATTTATCCTCAATCCAAGGCATTTCTTTTTTATCACACCATTTGATCAACTTTTCTTTTTTTGTCAAAAGGAAAGGACGTATAACATTACCCCTCCTGTATGGTGTGATTTTTGCTTTTCCGTGTAATGAAGAAAAAACATAAAACTCAACAACATCATCCAAGTGGTGACCTGTGATGATTGGCTTGTCGCTAAATTCATCAAAGAATTTATATCTTTGATCTCGCCAGAATTCCTCTTGAGAGGCCCCAGGAGGCTTCACAGCGCCAAGGAAGCCGGTGTGGAGGGTAAGGGTGCGGTTTTCACAGAAACGTCTTAGAAAGGCTTCTGCTTCGTTTGACGTTGGGGTGTTGTGATTAAAGAAAAGCACCTCAACGTCATTTGATGGGTTATTTGAGACAAAACTCAAGGCCGCCATAGAGTCAACGCCGCCGGAACAGGCAACATAAGATACTCTTGGGATGTTTCCAAGTAGTTGAATCATACAAGCATTATAAATTACTTGTATGAAAAAGTCAATAAATTATTTTTTCAAGCTAGCGCAGATATCGAAAGAAGAAAAGAGCCAATAATAAAACTTACTGCTCCTATATAACTCCAGCTGCGTGTAGGCTTACCGTTACTATGTTCCATATTACTGTTGCTCCGTAGACCGTGATCAAGAAATACCATACCCATTTTTTCGAAAGTTTATCTTTTTTAACCCAACGATTATATTCAACCAACAAGGCGTGCTGCATAACAAAGATTTTAAACATAGCAAAGGAGATTACTGAATTCTCTAAAAAGTATCCCATTATCGGATTAACTTCTTCGGCAAAGCCTCCTTCTACAGCAAAGATTGTTATGCATAGATCTAAAAGGTTTAAAATAACTAGTGTTTTTAGATATTTATCATGTGGGTGTTTTTCAATCATTAGTGGAGATGTGGGGAGTCGAACCCCAGTCCTTAAAACTTAAAATCAATCGTCATTCACAAAATTAGTTAGTCAACCACCCGACTAACAAGCCACCTCATACAATGAGGGAATCTACATTAAATAGAAACAAATTAACAAAAAAGCAACTTTGGATAAAAAGGCAGTTGCCGCCCCCTGATTATGCTGCTAACGCAACAGAGTCAAATTCAACGTTATTGTTGGCAATTATTTTTTTTCTGGTTTTCGTATGTCCAGCCAAGCTTTTGCACGATTTATTTTTTATTCCAAGTCGAAGCCAGTGCATCCCCTTATTGTCTAAGGCTATTTTCTAGCCGGTTTAGGTGTATAGTGTCTATCCCTAAAAACAAAGCTGTTTCTTGTTGGGATGAACAAACAGATTTGGCATACTTTACTAATGCCTCTATAGTTATTTTTTTTATTGATCTTGCTAAACTTAGGCCGTACATCTTGCCATTTATCTTGTGGCTCAAAGACTCAAGTTTGATTGCTATAATGTCTTCTAGTGGCAGGTTTGATATACGAACTAAGAATCTATCGTCAATCAAATTTTCTTCTTTAAGTTGTTTTATGATTGAGTATTTAGATTTTTTTATTTTACTTTTTGTTTTTCTCAATTAAAGTAAGCTAGCTAGTTTGTGAAGAAGGTCCTCTGATAAGTCAAGCTGGTCTTCGACCTCGGCTTCAGGCTCAGGCTCTTCAACCTCAACAGAACCGACAGGGTCTTCTACTTCCACTTCCGGAGCAGGTGTTATTTCTGCTTCCTGGTCCTCTAAGTGAGCTTCGATGTTCGGAAGAATATAGTCTTTAAAAGCTTTCTCATCTTCAGGGTTAGATAAGGTCTCATAAGCATTGAGAATCTGTGTCTGGATCTTCTTGAGTGTTACAGCTGCTTCTCTCATCCCTGTTAACTGGTCAGGGTCGGTTGGCATATCATCGCCAGATACTAGCTTCTCTTCTTCGGTCCTAGAATCTCCTTCTTCAGGATCGATTACCGGTTCTTCTTCCTTACCAAGACCTAAGTCCATTCTATTTGGGTCACTCGGAGCGACGCCAATCTCGATGTCTTCTTCTAGCTCTAAGTTGGCGGCAGGGTCGGTCTCTGAACTCTTTGAGATGTCTGCGATACCTAAGAGGTTTTTGATACCAATCATCAAGTGGTTGGAATACGCCTGCCTTTGTTCTGACGAGGTTGTAAGATCTTTATAGTCATCCTGAATTGATGGGATAATATTTTTTAAGAGATCACGAAGTTTATTGACGCCGGTGTTTTGATAAACAACTTCATCGGACTGTTTTGCTTCTGTAAGGATCCCACGAATAGCTTTACGTAGGCGCTGCTCTTCGTTTAGTTGTTTTCTTTTATTCTCGGTGATAATCTTTCGTATTGCTTTTCGAAGTTTGAGTTCTTCCATTAAATCTTCTCTTTTTATGAAATAGTTTTCTTGCATCTCTCTATAAATAGTGCGCTTTTTAGGTTCATCGTCTACAGGGGCAGCAAACCCACCAACTGCTCCTCCCCCCATCGCAGACATTTCATCCAGCGAAGATTCCGAAGAAGGGGGTTGGTCTTTTCCCAGAATAACTAAAACCTCATCAGGGTCAACGCCCTGCGGTATGAATGGAGTTATGTCCTCTCCTTTCGAAAAGGCCTCTCTAAAGTCTGTAGCACTCAATTCCGGAGGTTGTGGAGTGAATGCGTGTTCCATTGGATCCAAGACCTTTACTCCCTCTGCAGCATAGTTTTGTACACTTTTTGCAAAACGACTTTGGTCGCCGCCTTTTGTGCTAGTACCTAATAGGACTTTCTCACCGGGCTTTGCTACTTCTTCTACATGTTTGTAGGCTGCGGTTACTGGTGATGCTGATGGGGATTCTTCGACTCTTACGTTTCTAAGGCCAAGTGCTTTTGCGTATACGTCAAATATTTGTTTTGCCTGTTCTGACGTTACCTGAACTCCGTTTGCTTCTCTGGTCTTCGGAGAGACGTAAACGATAACCTCGTCTGCGATGCCGGCATAGTGTGCTACCATATCCATATGGCCACGGTGAGGCGGTTTGAAGCTTCCTGGTATTACTGCGACTATCTTTTCTTGATCTTCTTGTTCTGTTAAAGCACTAAGGGCCGGTATCTTTCCTCGGCCGTATTTAAACATACCCAAGATCTGGTTGATGGGGGCAAAATTACCGGTAAACTTATAGGTGCTTCCATTCCAGTCAAAGACAAAACCTTCGGCGGCAGTGGTAACACGATCGGCATCTTTTAATTTTTCTAGTTGAGACTTGAGAATTTCTATAGCCTCTTCGTGACCGGAGGCCTCTATAACTTTTATTGCGTTGGCTACTTCATCTTTCAGTCTTGCTACTTCTGTTGAGTTGTCAAGAATGAAAAGTGATTGGAGGCCTTCTAAAGCATCAACAGTAAAGTCGTGGACAACACTCTCTACGGGAGCAATCGCTGCTTTCAAAAACTTTGTGTCTGCTTCTTTAACCATACGACTAAAAGCTGCCCGTTGTTCGGAAGGAATAATGCTTTTAAGTTTTACTACTGAGTATGGGCCGCTACGTTGACCGGAGGCGAATCGATTTACCAGGAGAGCTTTTGCTTCGTCTGGTAGAGAGCCAAAACTGTCTTCTACCATTGGGGCTATTCTAGCAACAAGGTAATCTAATACAGTATCATTATCTGAAACTCCAACCCTGGATATTGTTTGTTCTAAAGCAGCAAGATTCCTGTTCAGTGTCTCGTCACTTAGTTTGTCTAGCTTTCGAATCGGGTTAACCATAAACCCAAACTCTTCCTTGGCGACGGCCTCTTGCATCTTTACAAGGGCATGCCGAAGAGTGTTAAAGCTCTCAGAGACATCAACATCCTCAACTTGGCCCGACTCTTTATTAAAATAGGCATGACCAACGTGGTGGATGGTTAGGTTCTTGGTGTCATAGTTAATGACGTTTGCGTTTCTAGGATCTTGTATCTCGGCGTTATAATAGATGTTTGCATCTGGTCCGAAGATCTTTTCCTGTGTCTCTGCTGGAAGTGACTGAACTGCTTTCTCGAAAACAGAAAAAGCATCGTTGAACGCTTGCTCAACAGAACCTCGCCCAGCAAACTTCGCAGCAAGGCCGGCGGCGTCTAAACCGCCTTTCTTGATGTTCCCCTTGTTCCTGGCTGCTTTGGCCTTACCATCCTTTACAGAATAAGAAATGTAAAGGTTCTGACCATCAGTCTTCTCTGTTCCCTCAAGTTCGCCCTGGGAGGCTGCGATGAATATTTCTTTCATCTGCTTAAAAGTTAACGCCGGGTTATCATAAAGGTGAGACATATGACCGGCGACGCCTCCTTCGTTAACGAACATTGAAGTCATCTTATTTTCCTTCTTCTAGAACTTTTATTTGTTCTTCTAGAGTTTTTAACCGCTCATCCATCCTTCGGGATTCTAAGCGTGCTTGTTTAAGTTCATGAAGAGCCATAACAAGCGCACGGCGAGAACCAACAGAACGAGGCCTAAGTGACTCTAGATTCCTTATAGCAGACTCTAAGATGGCACTTAGGCCAGGTTTGTTTTTGGATTCGTTAAGGTATAAAAAATCATTAAACTTTTTTTCTATACTCTTTAACACTTTATCCCTCTGCTAGATCAGCCGGGGCCGCCTTCTTCGCTTTTCGTCTAGGAGCCGGCTTGGCTTCTTTCTTCGCAACTGGCTCGGGCTTAGGCTCGGGCTTAGGTGCTGGCTCGGGTGCTGGTACTGGTTTTGCTGCCGGCTCTACTGCAGCTGCTTTTCGGGCCTCGGCAGCTCTCATTGCTCTGAGCTTTCGAATCCTTCTTGTTCTTGGTGATGCCATTTTTATTCTCCTTTTTTGATTCCAAACTTTCGGAGCAGCATGTTATGAAGCATGCTATTCTTTTTGTCATGGTAATCTTTTGATTCAGTTTGTGTTTCTTCTTTAGACTCTTCAGCCTCTTTTGATGCCTTACTCATAGGTTCTTCTTTGTCTCCGTCTTTGTCTAGATCTAAAAAGTCTGGCTTTTTCTCTTCTTCTACCATTGGGTATCCTCCGATTTGATTTTGATATCTTTTCATCAACCGACCTGAACCTATGTGAAAAGCTTCATCTTCCATTGCTTTTAGATTTGGGTCAGCGTCAATGTCGTGTGTCTTGACCATTAGATCTTCGCCACGACAGTTTTGTGAGTGATGCACTAACTCATGAGAAAGAGACCTTAGAATGTCTTTTGGGTGTCTTCCGGTAGTATAAATAGTCACCACCATAGAAGAAGGATCATAATGAGCAGTATACCCCATTGGGTTCTGCGCATTTTCTTGATCATCTACAAAGTTTATTGTTGGATCTTGATCGAATCCAAGTTGCTTTTTAGCAAACGGATAAAACTCATTTACCAAATCTTCATACATTATAAGGTACCTTTACTTATAATTAGTGTGTAAACTCAGAATTAACCGTTTTACATTCTACACAACGAAAAATTGGAATCGGTGCATACGATGTTTGACCTGATGGTGACTGTAGGGCGGAAAGTCTCTTAATCTGAACGACTTGCTCAAAAAAGACACTGTCGCATTCATCGCACTTAACGTCAGTGCAGTCTTCTGGTCGGATGTTGATGTTTAGATTGTCTTGTTGCATTATTGTATTCTCCTATATATTTATTGCTCTTCGGAATAAGCTTAAATCTTTTTGCTTAAACCACTCTGGATCTAATCCTTCTATTGGGGTTAACCCAGCAGTTAACGCCCATTCAATTTTATAACAATGAAATCCCATTAACTTTCGGTGATCAATAACAACACCAATTAAAAGATCATTAATATAATTATCTGATATTCCTAATACTAAGTCACTAACATTATATTGTTTAACTGTATCATTAATATTAACCTTATTAGTCATTGTTTATTAATATAAAGTACCGGAACTTCTATGTGTTTAATAATAGTATTCATGCTTTCTAGTTTAGTAAACCATATTCTATCATACTTTACGTAAATGTCAACAACTAAATACAGTTCTTTTTTATAAAGTATTAAATCACCAAGTTCCAGGTTCTTTACAAACGACTCTCCAATCATTAGATACAGATCTGTTCGCTAATTCTATCACTATTGCGAGTTACTGCTTCCGATAGTCGATCGGCACGTCTAATGATCCGGCGAGCATAAGCTCTAGATCTAGGTGTACACTGGTTTCCAGCATTATAATGACAGAGAGGTTCAGCCCATTCTTGTCGGTGTTCTACAGAGAAAAGCTGGAATGGTTCTGTTGAGATCGATCTAGAAAATCTATAATGAAAAGCTTTTACCGCATTGACTCCATCATTAATCAAATCACAATTCTCCAGTTTTCCTTCTTCACAAAAGTATCTAGGGTTGATCTGTAATGGACCATGGCAACAACCTGTATAAGAAACAACTCCTTTTTGAAGTCTAGATTCTTCCCAAGCTACTGATACAGCAATTAGGGGTGAAACGTTTCTAGCAATTGCTTCACTAGCAATCACCTCACAAGTATTAAACCTTTCAGGGTTCAGGGTATGTTCTGGAGTATTTAAAACTCCAGCAGTAAAAAGGATATAACAAATCCCATAGCTTAACTTAACCATTGATAATCTCCGTTTTGTATTTAATAACTGCTAGTTCTTTAGCCTTAGCTTCTACCATAACATGTATATTATTATTATAGTTATTAATAGTATTATATATATAGTTAGAGTGTTTCTCTTCTCTAATCTTAATATTGTTCTGTTCTTCTCTAGCTGACTCTGAGTAATGTACTACAGGGGTGATATCTCCCCAGGTCGACAAAGCTAGTTCTAACGCATCTTGTTCAGACTGGCCTCCCGTACAAAGCTTGTGATGGTGGTAATCAAAAACAATAGGGATCCCAGTTTGTTCGTGAACTCCTTCGTAAAGTTCTTTTGTTGAGTAAAGAGAAACCTTGTCATCATTTTCCACCGTTAGTCTTGATCTAACTGCTGGAGAAAGTTTGTTTACATTCTCACAAAACGTTTTTAGTGCGCTTGGCTTGTCTCCATAAGCAGCACCAACGTGAATGTTGATCTTAGCCCAGTGATCTCTTGGGAGGCCCATCAAATCCATAACCTTGCCGTGAATCTCCAAATCAGTAATAGTGTTTTGGACTACACGTTCTTTAGGTGAGGCCAACTTGTTGAAAGGTCCAGGGTGGTATGTAAGTCTATGGTTGTGCTTTTTAGCAAAGTCACCAACTTCTTTTAGCTTCTTAGAGATCTCCTTGATGTCCGGCATATCATCAATGTTGTAATGAGATGCCCAAGGAAACATATTAGAACTCATTCGAAAAAACTTTACATTGTTTTGCTCATTCCACTTGACAATCTCAAGTAGGTCTGTTATATTTAGTAGAGTTAGTTGAGAGGCATAGTGGATACCCTTCGCATCAAAAGTTTTTTTAATCATTGTTCTGTTAGTAGTGATGCGTTGACTCTTAGGTCGTTCACTAAAACCCATGTTGATACAAGCGTAACCGATATAGTCGCTATTCATAATCCTCCTGTGAGTTGGTCCGGAAAGCCCGGTGTATATATTAGACGAACGAGCGACGGATCTTATCCACTTTTCGAACGTTTTTTTTCCGATAAATTTACCGGTTCCGGCCCCGCAAACGATCGAGGCCAGTCGTCTATTATAACACGAAACGAGGCCCAAAGTCAAGCATTTGGTCCGTCGGTGTCCTTACCAGATCTTTTTATCAACTTCCCCAAAAACGGGCGTATCATCTGGCTTGATTGAGATTACTTCTACCATTGCCGCTGTTAGTACTTCGGCATTATACCTTTCCGCACTTTGCTCTGCCCAGCTCCAACGAGACTCAATATCGGAAGGCATACGATAATCGCACCACTTCATTTTATTTTCCTTGTCGACAAAAACACAAACAACGTGCCCACTTAATTTTCCAGTATCTTTTGATCGCATTTGAAAGAAAGAAAACCAAACTTTTAAAACTAGGTCAGATTTTAGTAGACAAGTAGCCCAATAAATGCTATGATCATCACAGTCACCAATTAGTTCACCATTAGCGATTCTTTTTTGAATTTCAGTTGGGTGAGAAAGATTATCGAGTTTTCCTTCCCATTTATCTTTTCGGTACCGCTTGCCCCACTCTAATCTTTCACCAACTTCACTATACGTAGAAACTTTCTCAACAGGAAACTCGTTATTTTTTGTAACCTTCATTGTGAGCCCATACCACCACTTACCAAAGTTCGGTATAAAGTTCCAAAAAAAGTAAAGTAATTTAATTAAAAACATTATTTTATTCTCCTTTATTAATTATTTGTTCTTGCTAGCCATAAGGATTATGGTAAATACCACAAGCCACAAAAAAGCAATTGCAACCAAAGTGTTTTGAACAACTAAATTGTTCTTTATTTTTTCTTTAATCATTCTATTTACCACAACACATTCCAATAATATGAAAACCCTATATAACATTCTAAGAACTGCTTTAAATAGTTTGCGCAACCCAAATGCGCCAGCAGAAGAGGAGACCGATGAAATGCCCAAGACTGATAGATTTAAAGAAATGAACCCTTTTGAAAGAATTGTAGATCGATTTAACAAGGCAGTTGTCGATCCACAGGACTATGAACTAACTATGGCTGGGTATCAATCTTATCTAGACGCCACAGGTATTGTTTTTGTTTCCGCCAAGGAGATGTGCACACCTCACCACCTTGATACTGCTTCTGAGTTGGGCTATGAAGCGTTTGTTCCGGAACACGAATGGTGGGACAGGGGTGCTGCGCTTGCGTCCCTCTTCGACTATCTCAGGGAAGATTTAGGAAAGCCAATTGTTGTAAGAAATTGGTGGCGCCCAGAAGACTATAATGAAAAAGTTGGTGGAGCAAAAGCTTCCGATCACATTGGTGCTTATGCTTTTGACATGGATTTCAAGACACAAGACGATCGCCGGCACGTTGAAGCGCTGCTGGAAGCCCTTTATGACGATCTAGAACTAGGAATGTCTTTAGGTTTAGGCGGCTATTCTATCCATCTTGGCCTTCTTTCCGAACGTGGGAACAGGCGCTGGTATTACGATAGCTACGTAAAGTAAATTATAGAAAGATTTATGATGTGCCCCCTTGAGCGGGGGCAGTAAATTTACTCTGCTTTCTTTAGAACGCTGAGATATTTACGGTAACACCACTTCAAGCTTTCCCAAACGAAAGGTGAAGCAACGGCGCCACAAACGACGCCCCACATAAATGCTGACATAATGATACTCCTTTACAATTGTGGTAAAAATCACCACTACAATAAATAGTTAAGTAAAGGTTTTAAAGTATTTTGTTATAAATAAGGCTTGACAATGTTATTTGCCCTTAGAAAATTATTTATAATAGACGGACGAGCTGAAATTCCAAAACTATCAACAGAAGAATTTGAAGCAACTTGCAATCCAAACAGTTTATCACCTAAAAAGATGGCAGATCCGGACTGGCCAGAAGATGTGGGAATAGAATGCATGAAAAAGTTGTTTCCATCTAAGTTATTTGGAAGCTGACAAAAGTCGTCACACCAACCTCCCCAGTATCCTTCAAACAAAAGCAGCCCAAAAGAAGGAAATGTGCGGAAAAATCCTCTTGGTGCGCCCCAATTATGAAGCTCAGCAAAAAATTTTATGTTTCCTTCATCAGCTATAGCATTAATTTCATGATCAAAGTCGCCTTGAAGCCAAATCAAGCATAAATCAACATCCGGATTTTGCGCAACCACCCAGCCATCACCGAAATCGCCAACCAAGTTCTCACCAGAAAAAGAATAATTAAAATTAACGTTATAATCAATGTGCTCTGGCTCCGGCCCAAACAAATCTTCGGGGTCAGAATGGCAAAAATGATCAACAGTTAAGATAAAACAGCCATCTTCGTCGCTTTTGATGCAAACACCGCCGGCAGACCACCAACCATAAGGTATTTCATTGCCCTCAAAACGCATTGTAAGCGCTTTGGAGAGTTGAACATAGGCAAGGGCCGGGACAAAAACTTCGGAGGCGGCAGAAGACGTTTGAGAGAGATTATTTCCTTTACAATCAAACAAAGAAAAACAAAAAATCGCAATAAAAATCATTCGCCGCATAAAATAAATAGAAACCGCAAGTGAAAATAACCACAAATATTTTTATTTATTTAAGCTTTCCCAAACTCTTTCAAATAAATAATGTAAAAACATCATCAAGAAAGTTAAAAAGATTGTAAGCGTTAAAGATTTTTTAAGTTCGCCAATCCAAATCCAAGAAACTGTACCGGCCACTGTGGTAGAAAAAATTCGCCAAACAATAACTTTGCAAATTAAAGGTTTTTTCATAATTTAGATAAAAGAAAAGGGCGGGAAGAACCCGCCCTTTCATTATAACATAACTTTAAAGTTGTTTATAGACCCAAAGTCTCTTTTACGACTGCAGCAATTGTTTCTTCTAAAGAAAGTTCTTCATTTTTGCGATATCTTTCATCTGGTCGTCGAGGAAACATAGATCCTCGACGTCTTGCTGTTGGGGGAGTCGGATTCGTCGATGAACCAGCCATTGATCCTGCCTTTGGAAGTGATTCATAGTCCAAGTCGATTCCGGGCTCCATAAGGTCGGCATCAGGATCTTCTGACTTAGCTAAAACTTTTCGGTAAACAGCTAAAAGCTCATCGTCAAGCTCACCGTCCTCGACCATTGAGCCATAATTATCATAAGCCCATTTATAAAAGTCTTCAAAGAACTGCTTTTCATCTGCTCTGATAGCTTCGGCATCATCAAACATACGATCGGCTGTTTCGCCTTCTCGGATATCGCCGGGCTTCACACCACCAGCAAATGCGATTCGAAGAGTTTTCTTGACGCCTTCATCACCTGGAGAGTACAACCATCGATCAATTCTTTCACGTGACCGAGAAATTTCACGACCAACTTCTCCGACAGTGTTGTAACCAAGCTCGACACGCAGTTCCTCGACTGACTTTGGATCGGCCGCAAACTGATTTAGGGTAACAATTTTTTGCCGATCGTTGAGGTTGATTTTGTCATCCTTGATTGCTTGGACCATAGCATCGAAAGCTTCATTGCGCTCTTTGTCAAGAAGAATCTGCTCGGGGTTCTTAATTTTTGGAACCAACGGATAGATTTCGCTCTTGTCGGACATACTTGTGATATCCGGCTCGCCTTCAGCTGCGCCGCCACCGGCAAAAGGAAGCTCTTTGCGTCCTGCTCGGAAACTGTCAATTAATTCATTTTTCATAATGGCGCCGGCCCAAGTGGAGAATGCAGAATCTCCTCGGAACCCACCAATTTGAGTCATGATTTTGATAAGGGCGCTTTGCATTGCGTCCTCGGCGTCAGCTTCGTTTCCGCCGGCTAACTTAAGCGCAAGAAAACGATGCTTTTTTGAAAGTCTGGTTAAAAGCTCTTCCATCGCCGGACTATTTGGGTTTTCCTTGGCTTTGGCAGCAAGTGCTTCCATGCTCTCCGCTTTATCTTCATCAATGCGTGCAATCTCCTCTTGGATGATTTGCAGCAGCCTAGTTTTCTTGATTTTCACTTTAAAAAACTCCTTATAAGTTATGTTTTGTTATAAATAGTTAGTCAAAACAAAAAAAGCCCCGCCGAAAAAGCGGGGCTTGGATTCGCAAGATTTATTTTTCTTAGAAGTCTATGCCGTCATCGTTTGCCGGGAGGGCTTCGGAAGTTTCCGCATTTCTTAGCGCATCAACTTCTTTATTTGCGTGAGCGGATGCCTCATCGACATCAGCACCGGCAGCTTCGGCTTCTTCGAAAGCGCTTTTCCAAAATTCCCACTCTGCATCAGTAAGATCTTCAAGGGGCATTGGGCTCTTTGACTCATCAAGAGCAGCCTCAAGCTCTTCTTTGATGATCTTGACAAGTTTTTGTTTTGTGATTTTCATTATAATCTCCTTTAGTTAATTTTAATCCAAGCGAGCAAGCCTGGGGTTTGGGGCAATTGAAAGCTCGGCATCACCAATAAGCAGCACTTCACCTTCGGTCCAAGCAACAAGCGGGATTGGGTTTCCATTTACAGCGTCGTGCCCGCCGGAACCAATTGTTGGGACAGCAGAAACACCAAAGTTGGCCAAGGGTGAAAGCTCATTGGCGGCGCAAAGCCCATCTTGATTGATATCTTGCCAAACAACCAACCCGGAAAAAATTTTATCATTTTTTGTTATAAGGTTGTCCATGTCTAAATCAAAAGAAGCAAGATGGTCAAATCCGTCGGTCCAATCGCCTTGAACGTTTCCAAAAAGTTCAGCGCCGGAAGTTATAACACCATCACCATTCCAATCATAAGCCAAAAAGCCGTCGCCACCATTAGGCCATGCCATTGCTTGTTCTCGGCCAATGTTGTATAAGTCAAAGTTAACTCCATCATTAATTGAGCTTAATTCAATACCGTCGCCATCCAAGTCAATCACCAACGGGTCACCAACATTACAAGGAATAACCCGAAACGCCGCAACAGCCGCAAGGGCCATTTCATCTTCTAAACCTTGACGAACGCCTCGCTCATAATCGATTTGAGCTTGCGCCCACTGCAATGAAGCTTCGGCATTTGGTGGGGTATAGTCAGAAGCACAAAGAGGCTCGGCTTCCATGGCCATTCCAAGGCTGCCAAGGGCGTTGCTCATTGCCGGTTCGATAAAAGCTTCATTAGCATCGCAGATCTCGATAATTGGCATTTCAGGATAAGAAGGAGCAAATCCTCGTCGCTCTAATTCCAAATTAAAAGTTTGCGCAAAGTGTTGCCGGCCGATCGCAATGCCTTTTATATAAGAGCTTTCCACCGGTGTGGGCTCAATACTACAAAAGCCTCGGTTCATTAGGTCGAAGCGAACCCGAACACGGTTGTCTTCCAAGGCGCTAATTGCTCCTTGCTCATACCAAAACTGGGCCTCCTCAAAATGAATAGAGCCGGCGATTGCACTTGTTAGCGGCGCAGCGTCCAATTCTTGTGTTAAACTAGAATAAACTTCCACTTTCGCCATGTCCGCAAGATAATCGCAGGAAACCGAATTTGCTTGTTCAACATTATCGTAAAACTCCACAAAAGGGCAATCCGTTATTGATGCATCCAATCCGGCAAACAAATCTTCATGAGAAAGGTTATAGTCCATTGCAATGTTGAGGTTTTGCAATTGAATGGCCATTTGGTCCAAGTAAAGCTCTGTGCCCAAATTCAAACCAATATTGATAGAGTCTCGGAGAATCTCGACCCGTTGAAGCTCGTCGGCGCTAAGGTCTTCTGCTTCCACGAAAGGATCGGCAGGGGGCTCGACAGGGGGCTCGACAGGAGGGTCAATTGGGTCCGCCGGGGGATAAGCAATTGGAGGCCGATCGTCAGGTTGGGTGTCGATCGGTGGGTTGTCGTCAGGCTCACAGCAGGGTCGAGGTTCGTTTGTTGTGCCTTCATACGAGACACTTCCATCCGCAGCACAAGCGCCCATCATGCCAACCAAGCAAGCAGCGATAACGGTTGTTTTATAGTTTTTCATTAATTTCTCCTTTTTAGTGGTGTTTTTATCGATAGTTTGACATGCTAGGGGGCATGCTCTAGGAGTTAGGTACCCCGATCGATTTTCCCTTCTTATAACCTTTAATAGCGCCTATGATCGCAGGGATTACCACAGCTGCGGTACCCATGATTGCTAAAGTCCCGGCCGGCCCAAACGTCATGAGCCCACGATCGGTAAGCATCCGGATCATATCAGCTATTTGCGGGCTAGAGAGGCTAGCTATGGCGGTTGCAACGGTGGCCGCCACCGCCGTACCGGTACCTGTCATGGCCCCGATACCCCCTCCTAAGATCGCACCTGCCTTGCCGAGTCGTTCAGGATCGGTCTCCAGGGCGTCGTGCCAGGCGTACGATCGAGGTGAGTTTTCATTAAGCGATATCGCCTCTGCAATTGCTTTAACGTCTTTTTGCAGTTCTGGTCTTTCTGCGATCTCTTTATTTAATGCTTTTAAAATCATTGCGGCGCCTTGTTTCTCGTCTTCTTCGAGTGTCCCCTCAAGCTCCTCTTTGATGACTTTAACGAGGTACTGTTTTGTGATTTTCATTTTTGTTTCTCCTTTAAAATGTTTCTTGCCTTATAAATAGTTTCGAATTTTTTATAAATTTTTTGATGTTTAAGAGGTTTGTTCGTCGGAAAGAAAAGCCTCAACGGGCCGGAACATTACCACAACAGCAAAACTTGGTGTTTCATAGTACATTCCATCGGCCATACCAGGATTTTTTATCCATTTTCCTTGGTTTTCGGTGCCCCAAGCGCCTTGTTGCCATCCGGAAACCTTTTTTAGCACCTGATCCATGTCAAGAATGTTATAGTTTTCTTTTCGGACTGCCGCTTTCACCCCCTCCGGGTCATCGGCAAGGTTATAAATGTCGGCCGTGGGAACGTTTGCTGTATAAAGCGCCTTGTTAGCAAAAAAACTTTCTTTCTCTGCTGGATTCACATAGAAAAACGTGCGAGGAACCGCCGAAATCGCCAAATCTTTTTTTGAATAACCCATTTTTCCGAATAATTTTGGGTCAAGCAATATCTTTTCCTTTGCGTTCTCGGGTGATTCTTGAGTAAAGTGGTATAATTGCGTTGTGCCCCCTTCGGAAGGAATGCGTTCCTCTGAAGCTTCGACCAAAACCGTTTCAACTAAGGTTCTAAGATACTGTTTTGTGAGCTTCATTGACTTTTTTTCTTTTGCATCCTTCTCTGGCTTACATCAAGCCACTTTCTTCCAGTTTTAGACTTGAAAAAAGATTGTAATTTTCCTAATGGTCCGGATCCGTGAGAGCGATATCCCTGCAATCTAGGAAGATACCTATCGTACAACTCGCCGTCAAGGTTGCCAAAGTAGTTTTCGTGCTCTAGGAAGCCGATCTTGTTTCCTTGTTGATCTAGAATATCGTAGGTTGTATCTTTATAGCCGGCCATTTCATCATGAGGATCATCTGGATCTTCTGGACGGACGGTCTCGCCGGTTTTAACAACCTGAACTCCTCGGGCTAGTGGGTGTTTATACGTCTTCTCTATCTCTTCTTTAATGATTTGTGTTAGGTATTCTTTTGTGAGCTTCATTGTTTTTTTCCTTTTAAAATGTTTCTTGCCTTATAAATAGTCTTAAAATCTGAAAAAAATGCTATGGGGGATTGGCTGTTCTACTAGAGATATCTAACGTTATTCATTATTCCGGCCGTTGAAAAGTATACCCTAAAGTTCTTTGTATCTATGTCTCTTAAAAGAAAATTTTTGCCAAGCATGTAAAATGTTGCTTTCACGTCCGGATTTTTTCCGACGATTCCTTTTTCTATTTTATCTGATCTTTCTTTGAGGTAATTGTATACAGCTCTAGTGTCGTTCTCTGAACCCAATTTTAGAAAAGCTTTTGGAGCTTTGGTGGCGCCGGTACCGCCTGAGTACACCTGAGTGCCCCGACCCCGAAACGATTTCGGCGTTTTGATTAAGTCAGGCTCCTCTAGATCGACGCCGGTTTCGGGGTCCTTGATATCCTTGACAAGATTATCGATCTTATCGCTTAAGGACTGGCCTTCCTGCATGATCGCTTCCAATTCTTCTTTAATGATATGTGTTAGATGCTGTTTTGTGATTTTCATTTAATTTTCCTTTTAAATTGTTTCTTGCCTTATAAATAGTCTTAAAATCTCAAAAATTTTGGAGCGGGATTTTTTTGGGGGGCCTTATTTTTCTTATAGGGGGAGGGGGGTCTAAAATCTCAAAATTTTCTGTGCGTCATGCGAGTGTCCTTAGCCGGGCCGGAGGCCATTCTCCCACGGGCCAACCTGGTTCCGGGGGAGGGGAGGGGGGACCCCTACCCCAACAAAACAAAATCGTCAAAGCACAAAGGCCAAGCACAATCCTACGATCAACATACAACCTAAAACGATACCACCTAAAACGTCTTTGATACTTTCTGCGTCCATTGCTTTCCTCTAGTGTTGGGTTTGCTAGCCTACCGGAATCGGCGGCCTTGTTAATTATAAGCCGCCGATCCAAATGTTCAAGGGCAGCTCATGAATTTCGAAATCAATTGAGCCGGTCTCGATTCCGGCCGCTCGAAGTGTTGAAACTCGATCTTCATTGAATTCAGCAATTGCTTGCTCGGCCGCTCCCCTTGAATCGTATACGCCTTCAATATCGACTGCGCCCTCTGCGCCATAAGCGCCATTAAAATTTCCAACAATATAAATCATTTTCTTCCTCCTTGGGTTCATTAGTTAGACGTACGGGCGACGGATCTTATCCACAATTTTCTGGAAACAATTCATCCCACATTGCCGGAGTCATTCCGGTCATGATGAATTCCCGACGGCCGGCGTCAAGGAAAGGCATGGCGTTCTGAATAAGCTTTCCGCCTTCCCATTCACGCATGCCCTGAAGCAACTCGGTAAGACTAACCCGCCCGAATGGCATATCAGTATTAGCTCGTGAATGCCAAGCGTGGACGGTTCCGTCTCGATTAATAGTAAAAGTGCAGCTCATAAAGTATACTCCGATTAGAGGGTTGCGAGGGCGCCGACAAAGCCAAGAATGAGATAGCTTGCGAAAAGTAGGTCAATCATTTTTTCCTCTCGTGTTGGGTTCATTAGTTAGACGAATAAGACGAGGATCTTATCCACATAAAGTTTGATTTATTACGAAATCAAACCAAGCAACTCTTGAAAGTCCTCGACTCGCCAAAGAGGATAAGCCACCGATCGGATCCCGTCATCGTCTTCGGCAAAGCCTTGATCGGTGGCGAGCACTTCGATATCGGCAACCAAGCCGGGCTTAAGCTGGCCGCAGTTGTTGATCCATTGGGCGGCTTCTTGAATAGTGTGTAGCATTTTCTTCCTTTGTGTTGGGTTCATTAGTTAGACGAATAAGACGAGGATCTTATCCACATAAAGATCAAAGTACGTTGCGATCTGTCTTATAGAATTTCCACTTGACCGATCCATCTTTCTGGCGAACCTTCTGGATGACCCGATCGTAATCGGTCACCGTCCGCATGTGCATCTTTAATTGACGTTCAGCGCCCTTGCCTCGAAAGCTTTTAGTCAGCTGACCGTCTTGATAGAGTTCATATCCAATGGTTCGTTTGGTTCTTTTCATTTTCTTTCCTCTCGTGTTGGGTTTAAAGCGGCGGCATGCCGTAGTGTTCCGCTTGCCACTCTAGGGATTCGATTTTCTCTACAAGCGCCTGGCGCTCAGCTAGCAGGAGTTCGATTATCTTAGCAAGTTCTAGAATGGCGCTCGTTAGCGCCCCCGTGTAGTCTTCTGTAGCCATAGTTCCTCACATGTTGGGTTCATTAGTTAGACGAACAACGGGCGGATCTTATCCACATAAAAGCAATAAAAGCGCCCGGCGGGGGCCGATTCCTGTAACCTACCGTAACCATTGGGTTTTTCATCTTTTATCATTTTATTTCACTTTATGTGGATAAGATCCGGCCTTCGATCGTCTAACTAATGAGAGACGGGAGAGCGAAGACAAAGCGGCGACGCTAAGTCAACCGAATCGAACTTTATTTCACTTTATGTGGATAAGATCCGGCGCTCAATCGTCTAACTAATGTAACGGGGCTCAGCCGCCCTTTCTTTCTACCCACGAGGTAAACAATGGCTAATCAGAACTTCAAGGCAATCGCAATGGCTCAACTCGGATACACGCTGCGAGACATTCGCATCGAATCCCGCCGTGAGGAGATTTACGATCTCACCGCTTCGCTTGCTGCCGAGGCTCGCCGCACTCGTGAGACGGACACCGTTCGTCAATCGACTGTCGCAAGCGTCCTCATGGGCTTTGTCGGCTTCTCAACCGACCCGGATCAATACGGTCCAACGTGTGCGGACGTTCATAACGTCCTGCTCGAAGGTGGTGCGAACATCAAGCGCAATGCGGTTGCACAGCACCTCGCCAAGCTCAAGGCTGGCGGCTTCATTGACTCGGCTCGCAAGATGGAATGCGAACCGGGCAAGCGAGGAGCGCCTCCGGTGTTCTTCTTCCTGACCTCAAGCGAGGATGCATTCGCTTCGGTCCTCTCCGGCGAGACGGTCGCCAAGTAAGGCGGCTCGGGGGCTTCGGCCCCCTTTTTGCTTTTCCCCTAAATTTTTTGAAGCTTCGCTATGTATGACCTTACCACGGCAGTAATGAACGAACTTGATCAAGAACTTGTCCGACGGTCTGAAGCGACGCAATTGAAACTAGAACAAACGGCCCTGACTGACTGCGAGGATGTTGCCGCTGGCTGGTGGAAAGTTGCCTGCCTGGACCGGTCGAATAGGGAGGTTCTGGTTTACGAAGATTGGTGCGATTGTTGCCAAGCAAGATGGCAGGGCGCTTCGCCGCATTGGACTGAACTCTGATCCGATCGGTATAAATAAAAAAACAAAATCGCCAAGCGTCGCTCCGGTGGGGCGGCGTCCCGGCGGGGGCCGAAAAACCTAAAAACAAAATCGATGGGGGCCTCTCCTATCGTAGTCGGTTTATTCGGCCCCTTATTTGTTTCAATAAGGGGTTTAATTTTGTTTTATATATATGTTAACGTTTATATAACGTAACGTCTTTGTTTTGTTTTAGTCTTCCCTTACCTTTCCTCTACAGGCTTTCTTGTTATTCTGTTTTGTTTTATCTGGAATGGTTTTTGGTTTGAACAGGGTTCTCATAACCTCGTGATAAGGGTTCCGAGGTTTTGCTTTGTTTTTATTTTTGTTCTTTGACATTGTTTTGTTCTCTTTGCCGTTATAGTACACCCTGCACGATTCGAACGTGCGACCGATTGCTTAGAAGGCAATTGCTCTATCCAGCTGAGCTAAGGGTGCTTTAAGTAGTTCTCACTAAAGTTGTTTTACTGTATAGCGTTTTCCACTAACAGGGCTAATCCAATTCCATTCATTATTATCATAAGCCCAAGTTGATTCACGTCCGGCAATACCTAGCATTGCTTCTTCTACGTCATTGAATCTTGTTTGGAATTCGAAACCATCAATATATACAGCTACTTTCATTTTTGTTTGTGTTTAATTTATTTTATAGTTCGACTAGTTTGTATTTCTTTCCGTCGATCTCAATTACTTTGTTTGTGCAAGCTTGAGTTTGATCTCGGTGTTCTTTTTCGGTAAGCCGTTCGTCGTTTAGGAACCACCATTTTTCTCCGTCGGCATGTTCAACAGCAGGGCCATCTTCACGGTGAAACTTTCCTTCAAGAAACCACATTTTGTCTCCGCTGGCACACTCAATAGCCGGACCATCTTCACGGTGATACTCTCCGTTTAGCCGCCATTCTTTGGTTCCGTCGGAACACTCTATAGCCGGGCCATCTTCACGGTGACGCTTTCCGTTTAGCGACCACGCTTTGGTTCCGTCGGGCCACGCTTTTACATTATATTCAATCATTTTTTATGCCTCGACAAGTTTGTATTGCTTTCCGTCAATCTCAATTACTTTGTTTGTGCTAGCTTGAGTTTGTTCTTGGTGTTCTTTTTCGGTAAGCCGCTTTCCGTTTAGAAACCAACATTTGGTTCCGGTGGCCAACTCAACAGCCGGGCCATCTTCACGGTGCTGCTTTCCGTTTAGACACCACACTTTGGATCCGCTAGCCAACTCAATAGCCGGGCCATCTTCACGGTGGTACTTTCCGTTTAGGTACCACACTTTGTGTCCGTTGGACCCCACTTTTACATTATATTCAATCATTTTATAGTTCGACAAGTTTGTATTTCTTTCCGTCGATTTCAATTACTTTATTTGTACATCCTTGAGTTTGTTCTTGGTGTTCTTTTTCGGTAAGTTCCTTTCCGTTTAGCCACCATTCTTTGGTTCCGTTGGCCAACTCAACAGCTGGGCCACCTTCACGGTGGCGCTTGTTGTTTAGATACCATTCTTTGGATCCGCTTGCAAGCTCACGAGCCGGGCCATCTTCACGGTGACGCTTTCCGTTTAGATACCACGATTTGTGTCCGTTGGCATCCTCAAAAGCCGGGCCATCTTCACGGTGAAGCTTGTCGTTTAGATACCATTCTTTGTGTCCGTTGGCATACTCAATAGCCGGGCCATCTTCACGGTGGTAATTTCCGTTTAGAAACCATTTTTTGTCTCCGTTGGGCCACACTTTTACATTATAATCAATCATTTTTTTGTTTGTACTTGGAATTTCTTTAGATAGGCCAGATTGTAATAGTGCCGGGATCATGGAATTCGGCAAAATAGCTATGTTGATCAAGCAAGTTGGTTAGATCTTTGTGAACGCCGAAATGATAATTATCTGGGTTCCTTGTATAGTAATCGATTAGAAGCAAGCCATCTTTGTTTGTATCGCCGTTTTCACCACTAATCCAAATACCTCCTTCTTGACCATTGAATTCTTCGCTTGTTCTCATAAGGGTAATATCAAATTGATCCTCAATAAGATCCATTAGGTTGTCTCTTTCGGTATTATCCATTTTTGTTTGTTTCTGGGAAATGTTTTTGAATTGCGTTATGAATTTGTTCGGCGCTAAGTTTGCCGCCGCAGTCGAATCTATCAGCCTGGAGGATTGTGTTTAGCAGGGTCTTTGCTTCATCTTCATCAATTTGTCTTAGAGCATCAACCCAATACCCAACCCGATCGCCTATAGCTAATTTCTCTTTATTAGTTTTTTGTTCTTTGCTTTGTTTGTAGATCCAAATTGCAAGCTTGTTTGTTTTATAGAATTCTTGATGTTCTTCCAATTTCCATTTGATCAAGCATTCAGGAACTTTATCACCAAGGAAGATTTGATCCAGTGTTTTCATTGTTTAGCGCTTTGGAGCATACCTTGGATGAATACAAGCATTAGCATACCTTGTAGCAATTCCAACATGACATGAAGTTGTTTGAGATACAAAGTGTGGCACTCTATGTTCTAGTGCTACTTTGTTTCCATTCTCGGAAGTAAACCCAATAAGAAGATTGTATGAATAAAGGTTGCTTCCATCCGTGTGAAGTGAGTGGCGACCATTTCGTGCGCTTTCACTATTAGTCCAAGCGTTGACAACTTGTTCATTTCTTTTAGCCATTTTCTTTCCTTTTTTTGTGGTTTGAAGAAGTGGGTTGTGTAGGGCTCGAACCTACGACCAAGAGATTAAAAGTCTCCTGCTCTACCAACTGAGCTAACAACCCGTTATTTCGTTCCTGAGAGGCAGCGGTCGAAGCACCAAACCACGACGCCGACCGCCGCCCCCCTCTCTCATTAGTTAGACGATCGGGGGAGGGATCTTATCCACATAAAATGAAAAAAAACGACCGGCCGGGGTGGTTATTTTCAATTGACGAATAGTTTCAATCGCCGGGGGCCGAGATCTTTCTTTCAATTCATTTGCATTAATTGGCGTTATTTATGGATAAGATCCCTTCTTTATTCGTCTAACTATTGAAGGTGATAAAAGTTTATCTTCCCTGCGGGGCATAGTGAACCAACCCCGCTGTTTTAGGGGGTTTCCGAGATCGCCCTATTTTGGGATTTTGTCTTATTTGACCCTTCTGGAAAGCCATTATAACATATAATTGTTCTTTTATCAAGAATAATGCCTTCAATTGGGCTTTTTTGCCTTTATAAGGATCGCCCGCAGGGGAGCATGAACCTATGGGGGAGTTGCGCTTATCCCCTCCTCTGTCGGCCCCCTGTTTGTTTCAAATGGGGGGTTTGTTTGTTTATGGGGATGGTCTAACAAGGGGCTTAGATGGCGCTTAGGGGCAGTATACAAGGGGGTTTGAGGGGTATTGGCGTTTTGGTTTATTCTATACTATTTACTATGTTCTTGATTGGGTAAAATAGGTGTGCTAAGACCCAACCCCTGAGAGAGCCTTTTTGTTTATAAAGCCTATAGTTCTTTTGGTTATAGGGTTTATTCTTACTAAAGCTTTTATTTAGGTTTATTCCCCCTTTATGGTATTGTTATAGCATACTGGGTTTTGTTTTGTTATAAGGATTCTGTTTTGTTTTGTTATTGGATTCTGTTTTGTTTTGTTTTATGTTTCTTTTTTTTGTGGTCTTGGCGAAGTGTGAAGATTGTGGTTGGCTTGTTGTCAACGGTTAGGCACAACAAACGGGTAAACCTCCCCTGCGGAAACAGGGGAGGTTCGAGATCAGACTATTATAGTGATTGCTACAGTAGTTTTCGTGGCTCCGATTCCGTATTGACAGGCCCACGGTTAATCTTCTGAGGCAGAACCCAAAGTTCAATTAAGTTTGCCTTCCTATGATGGCTTTTGAAATAGGCGTTAACTTTCTTAACTTCATTCTGCATCTGAATCCTTACGCTGTCAAGTTGTTTGTCTCCGGGGACATTGGCGTAGCCAAACAATTTGACAGTCGGAATACAACTCATATCCCATGGGCCGGTACCCATTTGATTGATCAAGCTCTTGATAATGCTGATGGGCTTTGCGCTCTTGTCAGCGCCTGTGATAGTGCCACAAAGAATTTTCTTGTCACTGCTAAATTCTAGACTGGCTTTCCCATCCCAGCTTGGGACTTGAGCCTGCATCGCCTTGAAAGCTGTATCCTTGTCATATGTTCTAAGTTGTTCGGTTGCCTGGCAATCAAGTAGTTTCAGTGTTCGATTGAGCACGTCTTTCCGACGAGACTTTGCGTTAGATCCTTTCAACTCATCCTTAAGCCATTCTTCCATTTGTTTGTTTAGGTCATCAATACTATCCTGGTTTGTTCTGTCGATCTCTCCAAAAATACCTTTCTTGTCCATTGCTTCATGATATAAGTATTGGGCAATGTCGCCAGGTGTGTTTGGCGTGCAAATGTTCTGCATATGCTGATTCTGCTTATACTGATATGTTGAACGAGCAGAACGCCCATCAAACTTAACTACATTTACTTCGATTTCCCGCCACTTGCTTTTTGGGCTGTTGATCTCTGCTTTGTATAACCTGCTCCAAGCAGCATGTCGATGGAAGCCATCAACCAAGACTGGTTCTTCGTTGTCATCGAATTCAACAGAAATCTTATTTCTAAGGCCTTCTTCCTTAATACTTGTTTCAAGATCATTGATTATCATAGGATCTGCTTGGCCGGTTCCGCTTTGTCGGAACTGCTTTGTGTCATCCACCTTGATATCAGCGAACTTAATTGTCTGTGTGCTCTGGTCTGAAGCCATTTTTCTTTCTCCTTTGGGCATGCTCGCCCTGTTAAAAGTTAATTTCGTAAGTTGAAATACTTATCGTTCCTTTTCTGGTACTCTTCCTTCAACTTACCTCTCTTCTCGTGATCGATCTACTCTATGTCATATTCTTCATCATACCTCCATTGGTTTATAGTATCATTATAAACTAACCTTGCTGGAAAGTCAAGTTCTTCTTGTTAGTTCATTACAGAATGCTGGGTATTCCTCTTCATTGTATGGTTGGGTTTTTAGCTTGACTGCTTTACTGTCGCTGCTCACAAGATAGAAGCAACTGTTGAATGTTTCATTGTTACTCGTAAGCAAGAGGCCATACTCCCAAGCCTCACGGGGATCTGTGAATACTCTTGTTGTTGCGATCTTGATTCCATTTCTTCCCATAGCTGTAGTCATAATGTGTGTCATTCTTTCTCCTTTGGTTTTTCTATTTATTTTTTGTTGATCTTGGTGAAGTGCGAAGAGCCTTGTTTTCTCTTAGTCAAACTCCAAACTGTTTGTTTCACGGTTGTAAAAGCAGTAGATGTTTTTTGCGAGCCATAGATCCACAATGGTTTCCGGATCAACTTCTTCGTCGTTTAGATACCACCATTTTTCTCCGTTGGAACACTCACAAGCCGGGCCATCTTCACGGTGAAGCTTTCCGTTTAGCCACCACGCTTTGTATCCGTTGGCCCTCTCAATAGCCGGACCATCTTCACGGTGAAGCTTATCGTTTAGGAACCACTTTTTGGTTCCGTCGGCATCCTCAACAGCCGGACCATCTTCACGGTGATGCTTTCCGTTTAGATACCACACTTTGTCTCCGTTGGGATAAGTTTTACATTCAGGTTTATTCATCTTTACTCAAACTCTAAACTGTCCGTTTCAGAGTTGTAGAAACAGTAGATGTTCTGGGCCAAGTAGCGATCAACCAATGTCTCTGGCGAAACTAGTGCTCCGTCCAGGCACCACCCCTTGTTCCCGTAAGCGTCTATGATCGCCGGACCATCTTCACGGTGACGCTTTCCGTTTAGCCACCATTCTTTGGTTCCGTCGACACACTCTATAGCCGGGCCATCTTCACGGTGACGCTTTCCGTTTAGACACCACACTTTGTATCCGTTGGCCCACTCGCAAGCCGGACCATCTTCACGGTGGCGCTTTCCGTTTAGCCGCCATTCTTTGTTTCCGTTGGCCCACTCAACAGCCGGGCCATCTTCACGGTGGCGCTTTCCGTTTAGCCGCCATTCTTTGGTTCCGTTGGCCCACTCAACAGCCGGACCATCTTCACGGTGAAGCTTGCCGTTTAGATACCAGTCTTTGTGTCCGTTGGGATAAGTTGTACATTCAGGTTTATTCATTTACTCAAACTCCAAACTGTTTGTTTCAGGGTTGTAAAAGCAGTAGATGTTCCTTGCCAGCCATAGATCCACAATGGTTTCTGGATCGGCTTCTTCGTGGTTTAGATACCATTCTTTGTTTCCGTTGGCCCTCTCACAAGCCGGGCCATCTTCACGGTGAAGCTTTCCGTTTAGGAACCATTCTTTGTGTCCGCTGGCCCTCTCAACAGCCGGACCATCTTCACGGTGAAGCTTGCCGTTTAGGTACCACACTTTGTTTCCGTTGGCATCCTCAACAGCCGGACCATCTTCACGGTGATGCTTACCGTTTAGATACCACACTTTGTCTCCGTTGGCCCACTCAATAGCCGGGCCATCTTCACGGTGATGCTTACCGTTTAGATACCACACTTTGTCTCCGTTGGGATAAGTTTTACATTCAGGTTTATTCATTTACTCAAACTCCAAACTGTTTGTTTCAGGGTTGTAAAAGCAGTAGATGTTCCTTGCCAGCCATAGATCCACAATGGTTTCTGGATTGACTTCTTTGTTGTTTAGACACCAATATTTGGTTCCGTTGGTATACTCAACAGCAGGGCCATCTTCACGGTGAAGCTTGCCGTTTAGATACCAATATTTGGTTCCGTTGGCATACTCAGCAGCAGGGCCATCTTCACGGTGAAGCTTTCCGTTTAGCCGCCATTCTTTGCCTCCGTTGGCCCACTCAACAGCTGGGCCATCTTCACGGTGAAGCTTTCCGTTTAGGAACCATTCTTTGTTTCCGTTGGAATACTCACAAGCAGGGCCATCTTCACGGTGACGCTTTCCGTTTAGATACCACGCTTTGGTTCCGTTGGGATAAGTTTTACATTCAGGTTTATTCATTTACTCAAACTCTAAACTGTTTGTTTCACGGTTGTAAAAACAGTAGATGTTTTTTGCGAGCCATAGATCCACAATAGTTTCCGGATCGACTTCTTCGTCGTTTAGCCACCACTCTTTGGTTCCGTTGGCCCACTCAACAGCCGGACCATCTTCACGGTGAAGCTTGTCGTTTAGATACCATTCTTTGTCTCCGCTGGCATTCTCACAAGCAGGGCCATCTTCACGGTGGCGCTTTCCGTTTAGACACCACACTTTGGTTCCGCTGGGATACTCACAAGCCGGACCATCTTCACGGTGACGCTTTCCGTTTAGATACCACGCTTTGTGTCCGTTGGGATAAGTTTCACATTCAGGTTTATTCATCTTTACTCAAACTCTAAGCAATCAGTTTCAACGTTGTAAAAGCAGTAGATGTTCTTTGCCAGCCATAGATCCACAATGGTTTCCGGATCAACTTCTTCGTCGTTTAGAAGCCATTCTTTGTATCCGTTGGTATCCTCACAAGCCGGACCATCTTCACGGTGGCGCTTTCCGTTTAGATACCACCCTTTGCGCCCGTTGGCATACTCAACAGCCGGGCCATCTTCACGGTGAAGCTTGTCGTTTAGCCACCACGCTTTGCTTCCGTTGGCATACTCAACAGCCGGGCCATCTTCACGGTGGTGTTCTCCGTTTAGAAACCATTCTTTGGTTCCGTTGGCCCTCTCAATAGCCGGGCCATCTTCACGGTGGCGCTTTCCGTTTAGGAACCAATGTTTGTTTCCGCTGGGATAAGTTTTACATTCAGGTTTATTCATACATCTTGGAACTTGTGTAGCGATCCTCTTGACGTGAATCGGTTGATAGGTTTTGTGTAATAGTCTAAAAGCCACTCTTGACTATGCGGGATGCTTTCAGTTTCTTTTGGAGTCGGAAATGTTTGAAAGTATAGAGGTTCTAACTCCAACTTGACACCTCGGCCTGAATGTCGAACTTGGTTGTCTAGTATCAGTGAAACCAGAGAACATGGAACATAACTTGGACCACACTCCTCACAGTCTATGCGAACATTGACTTTCCTCACAACTAAGCTCCCAAGTTGATGACGCATTTGTTCCAACCTCACTTTACAACTAGCAGGCGCTCATTGACTGACTTTGGATCAAATGCTGGCCGTTCGGCATTTGCTTCATTCGTCAGCCACATTCGCTTTACCCGACAAGATCCAGGGGCCGGAGCACACAAGTCAGTGAGAACAATCAATGCGTCAAACTCTTTGCGCTCATTCACATACTCTGTGGGCGCTCTAAAGTCAGTTCCACCGCAATACACCCTTTCCTTTGGGCCTTTCTTTCCTTTTTCATGAACATAAACATGCTCGTCAAGAACCTTAGTATCAAATGGCGCAACAGTGAAAGTCGCATACTTTGCAAGTCCATCAAGTTCAGCAAAGAAACTAGTGAGAAGTTTTTCATCTACCGAGCCTGACATATCCACAGCCACGGCAATGTTTGCAACATAGTTTTGTCGCCGTCCCGGTCGAATGTATGGCTTACGCCGATTGATCTTCATTACCGAGTTTCGCTTGTTTGCTTTTTGCGAAGACTGAATGAACTGGCGCAGAACAGACTTCCAATTGATTTGTGGTGTCAATGCCTCAATGATCTTCTTTCGCATTTCAGCAGACACCATTCCCCAACTAGCAGCCTTTGTAGCTTCATTTGTAGCTTTTTGCAAAATCTGCTTTGCCTTCTGCTCTGCGATTTCTTGTGATCCACCTGCTGCTTCACTGGGATCGGAAAGCCATTCATCATGATTATCAAAGAACGAGTTTCCACTTGCGCCTTCACCATCTTCAGAAGCCTGCGATTCTGCCTCCTTCATCATTTCTTTGATCTTCTCTTCTAGCTTGTCCTGGTTTTCTTTCAGGATCTCAAAGTAGAAGTCAGCAGTTTTATTGTGTGGGAACTTCTCAAGATCCGAGAAAGGACCACGCCCCGGAACTAAGCAGAACTCCGGCAATAGATGACTGATATGATCATTGATCGCAAGGTCGGTTGCATAGTTCCAAATCTTCATATACTTTGGTTCTGGCAGCCGAGTCGTAATGTGCTGGTTGATGAAATGAAACAACTCATGAAGAATAACACCTCGACGATGCTTTGCCGACAACCCACCCATAAACTCAGGGTTGTACCACATAGTGAACTTGTTCTTTTCTTTGTGGTAGCCAATCGCCGCTGTTGGCAGATCGTTTGTAGGTGTGCGAGCAATTTGCGCAACGCAATGTGCCAAGAACACTTCGTTCTTTACAGTTGCGAAAAGGTCTTTGTTGAATTCTTTGCGTGTATATGACATTATCTTAGCTGGATTCTTTGTATTGACGGAGTTCTTAATTACTAGACGTGCTTACTAAGACTGATTGATCTCATTGTCTGTCCTGTTGGAGTGCACAAACAGTTGGTTGAGGGCCTTACCACAGTACTTGTGGAATACCTTTCCTTCCTTTGTGCTCGTAACAATCTCCTTGAAGAAGGTTACAGAGTTGTCTGCCGGGAAAGTATCAGAAGCCATCCACTTTGCAACACGCTTTGCAACACGAGTCACCTCTTTTTCATCAGGATTGGACTTTGACCAGTCAGAGAACCAACCCAAAGAAACAGCTTGTGATGTATAGCGAGTATGATCAACAGCGTCCCAAGCATTGAAGTCTGGTGTTTTCTTTCCAAGGAGGATATCATCCAGGCTTACATCAAACTTGTAGTTTTCCAAGAAGGACATAAACCCAACCGCCGCCTCAACACCAATAAAGCCTACTCCTAGATTGTGAATGACTGAAATGTCAAAACTATCTTTCTTCATTAGACCGGCTGCTTCAAGGCAATCATTGAAGCGCTTCCAAGAACGTCGAGAAGGGTATACTTTGTTAGGTTGGAAATCTCCCAAGTTCTCCAAGAATACACACACACCGGATGTGCTAGTATTCTTTTGTACGAACTCGGTGATCATCTTGTTGATGTTTCCATCAGTTGCCCATTGGATCCAATCCTGAACAGATGGTTCAACATCATAGCATACCCACCTATCCATTACAGCAGGATCAAAGTCTCGCACACTGTATTGATCAGCACCTTCACGATCGCCGCCGTTTGTTGCAGCAATAATCAAAGTTTCAGGGTGTAGATGTTGCCCAGCAATCTTTCTACTATCTGTGAGTTCCATGAATGCCTGAGTAATGTCATCCGTTCCACGGTCTACCTCATCCAAGAATAGAAGCACCGGACGATCACACGCAATCCAAAGCCTTTCAGTTGGGCTGAACTTGGTATACTCCGATGTTTCAGAAACAATAGGAAGTCCCACAAGATCACCAACGTCGGCAAGCTGTGAAGCACGAATCTCCACAACAGGAAGTTTTCTTTCACGACCGATCATGTATGCAACCTCCGACTTTCCGACACCGTGACGACCTCGGACCATAACGGGAAGTTTCACGTCGAGAATGCTGTTGATAAGCGGAAGAGCAGAAGTAAAATCAAATTGTACAGTCATACACTTTCTCCTTTAGAGAGTAATTATAAATGGCTAACCGCTCGCAGTGTAAGACGAGCGCCGCCGGTTCATTAGTTAGACGATCGAGCGGAGGATCTTATCCACATAAAATCGAAAAAATCGGATCGGGGAGGGCTTTTATTCAAGAAAGACTGAAGACAGCCAGCCACTTGTTTCAAGAAGCATTTTCTGCACCTCCTGAGCACATTCTGTTGCTGCCTTCATTGGGCTGTCTGAATACACCAACCCAAGCTCTTCCCCTTCGGTGGTAAAGATTACACACTCGTAAGCAAAGTCTTTGTCCTCTTCATTGACATAATACACCCACTCAACAAAGAACGTTCCTTCAAAGTGCGGAATACGTAGTTCTGCCTGTAATGCTACAGTTCCTTCGTCTGGATCGATCCTTGGTTCTGTGTATAGCTCTGGATACAACCCTGAGATAAGTTCCTCAAGTTCCAGTGCTTTCTGTTCAAAGTATTCTTTCTGTTGGATCTTTACCATGTTTTTTTCCTTGTTCTTGGAGCGTTCTTCTAAATAGTGTGATGTTGTGTAAGCAATCGATGTTGTCAGGTGTTTGCTGCCTCCAGCCGGCGTGTGTTTCTAATGTAATAAGTTGAGCCGGTCAAGGCACTTTCAACGCAATACATTTCTTCATCGTCATTTTTATCGATAAAAGTAATAGTTCCATAGTCTGTTCCATCAACTACGACTTCTTGGCTAATTTCAAAATCTGGTGGCCTCATCTTTTCTCCTTTGTTGTTTGTGTTTGTTTTAGGCTTCACCACTAGGGGGGATTGCTAGTACGATCGATCTGATTTGTTGCTCGAAAAACTCAATCATCTCAGTAGGTTCAGGTTCTTCAAGTCCTGATTCTTCACTTTCTGTGCGAACATCTTTAAGAAAAGAAACCCAATCTCCCATTAGTTCGATTGCTTTCAGGTATGTGTATTGTTCTCCTGTCATTTTCTCTCTCTGCTCTTTTTGTTGTGGTGGTGCTTTCTTTCAAAAGCGGGGGGGCCGAAAAAAGGTTTTGTTTCACAAAATTTTTAGTGCCGTAAAGAGGACTTGAACCTCTATCTCCTTTGCCTTTTGATTGGACTTACTAGGCGGATTTCCTATTTCCCATTACGACTTTTTGTTGGGCTCTCACCAACACTGAGGTTTCGTAATAATATTCGCTTTCCCAAGTTTACCTCTAACATTGGTCACTAACGGATAACTCGAACAAATGTCCAAGCTCTCAAAAGACTCTTCACAAGAGCAACTTATCTAATCAGGCTTTTGTAATCTTTAGCCCGTATTGATTAGCCATTTTGATTAGTTCCTGCTCTGATAGTTCTGGCTTTTCTTTCTTTGTTCTTGACGAGATTAGAAACCAGTCAATAAGAGAAAGAGCGATTGATGTTCCAACTAACAAAGCGTATGCGATCAAAAGCACCTTTCCAAGCTCTAGTTGTAAGGAAAGGATTGTTGCTGCGGCACAGATGCCTGTAAACTTACCAGCAACAAAACAAGCCAAAGCCACTGTATTGATTGGTGTAAGAGCGCCTTTTACAGCATCGATAGTATGTACGTCGTTCTTTTTCATAAGTGGCTAAACCTTTTTGAGGTGACGCTCTTCAAAGTAAAGACTGTAAGGTGTGTCCCCTGAGATGTCTATAACTTTGTATAGTTTCGATCCCATAGAAGCAGTCCAAGTGTCTTTACAGATGCTCTCAATTAAGAACATATGCTTTTCTTTCTTTGCTTTCGCCCAATTGCTATGGCTATAAATGTGTGGCCTGGTTCCTAACTTACCATATGCGTTTTGTAGAAATATCTGATTTGGACTTTGGCCGTGCGCTCTTACTAGATCACCAACGTCAAAAGCCGGCTCTTTGTTTTTTAGTTCTAGCCACTTTTGGAAGTAGGTGTTTTCTGTCATCTTGATATACAAAGCCCGATGAGGAATAAACTCTTTGTTGTTTCTTGTTTCTCGGATGACATTAGAGTAATAAGGCGGGTTTTCTTCGTAGTAAGAGATTACTGCTTCCCACAGTTGCTGGGTGGTTCCATCTTCTTTGAACTGCTTCTCAAATTTGGCTTGTGCGTTGATCATACTAGGAGCGTGCTTTTGGTATACACCACCTAAAGTATCAATCTGGCGACTTGATAGTTCCCCACGATTCTTGAACTGTGTGCTTAGAGAATTTGTAAAACTCTTTTCCCAGTCTGAAAGGCGAGCTTGGATCTTTGAAGAAGCGAGATACTCTAAAGTAGCATTTACATTTTCCATTTTTTCTTCCTTGGTAATCGGTGTCGGGGTCATTCTGCGCTCAATAGTTAGACGATCGAGCGGAGGATCTTATCCACATAAAATCGAAAAAAGTGACGCACCGGAGCGATTTGTTTCATTTTTACTCAAACTCTAAACTGTTTGTTTCAACGTTGTAAAAGCAGTAGATGTTTTTTGCGAGCCATAGATCCACAATAGTTTCCGGATCGACTTCTTTATTGTTTAGCCACCATTCTTTGGATCCGTCGGCATACTCACAAGCAGGACCATCTTCACGGTGGAGTTCTCCGTTTAGCCACCACACTTTGTTTCCGTTGGCCCACTCACTAGCCGGACCATCTTCACGGTGGCGCTTTCCGTTTAGCCGCCATTCTTTGGTTCCGTTGGCCCACTCAACAGCCGGACCATCTTCACGGTGAAGCATGCCGTTTAGATACCAGTCTTTGCTTCCGTTGGGATAAGTTGTACATTCAGGTTTATTCATTTACTCAAACTCCAAACTGTTTGTTTCAGGGTTGTAAAAGCAGTAGATGTTCCTTGCCAGCCATAGATCCACAATGGTTTCCGGATCGACTTCTTTATTGTTTAGATACCACACTTTGGTTCCGTTGGCCCTCTCACTAGCCGGGCCATCTTCACGGTGGCGCCTTCCGTTTAGAAACCATTCTTTGGTTCCGCTGGCATACTCAACAGCCGGACCATCTTCACGGTGAAGCTTTCCGTTTAGCCACCACGCTTTGGTTCCGCTGGCATACTCATAAGCAGGGCCATCTTCACGGTGACGCTTTCCGTTTAGATGCCACACTTTGTGTCCGTTGGGATAAGTTGTACATTCAGGTTTATTCATTTACTCAAACTCTAAACTGTTTGTTTCAACGTTGTAAAAGCAGTAGATGTTTTTTGCGAGCCATAGATCCACAATAGTTTCCGGATCGGCTTTTTCGTCGTCTAGATACCACACTTTGGTTCCGTTGGCCCACTCACTAGCCGGGCCATCTTCACGGTGAAGCTTTCCGTTTAGAAACCATTCTTTGCGCCCGTTGGCATACTCAATAGCCGGGCCATCTTCACGGTGAAGCTTTCCGTTTAGAAACCATTCTTTGCGCCCGTTGGCCCACTCAACAGCCGGGCCATCTTCACGGTGAAGCTTGCCGTTTAGCGACCACACTTTGTCTCCGTTGGGATAAGTTTTACATTCAGGTTTATTCATTTACTCAAACTCTAAACTGTTTGTTTCAACGTTGTAAAAGCAGTAGATGTTCTTTGCCAGCCATAGATCCACAATAGTTTCCGGATCGACTTTTTCGTGGTTTAGATACCATTCTTTGGTTCCGCTGGCATACTCAACAGCCGGACCATCTTCACGGTGAAGCTTGTCGTTTAGATACCATTCTTTGTCTCCGCTGGCATACTCAATAGCCGGGCCATCTTCACGGTGGCGCTTTCCGTTTAGACACCACACTTTGTGTCCGTTGGCCCACTCAACAGCCGGACCATCTTCACGGTGATGCTCTCCGTTTAGGTACCACACTTTGTCTCCGTTGGGATAAGTTTTACATTCAGGTTTATTCATCTTTACTCAAACTCTAAACTGTTTGTTTCAACGTTGTAAAAGCAGTAGATGTTCTTTGCCAGCCATAGATCCACAATAGTTTCCGGATCGACTTTTTCGTGGTTTAGATACCACGCTTTGTTTCCGTTGGCCAACTCAACAGCCGGGCCATCTTCACGGTGACACTTTCCGTTTAGATGCCACGATTTGTGTCCGTTGGCCAACTCAATTGCAGGGCCATCTTCACGGTGAAGCTTGTCGTTTAGATACCATTCTTTGTTTCCGTTGGCATACTCAACTGCAGGGCCATCTTCACGGTGAAGCCTGTCGTTTAGCCACCATTCTTTGGTTCCGTTGGCATAAGTTTTACATTCAGGTTTATTCATCTTTACTCAAACTCCAAACTGTTTGTTTCACGGTTATAAAAACAGTAGATGTTTTTTGCGAGCCATAGATCCACAATTGTTTCCGGATCGACTTTTTCGTGGTTTAGCCACCACGCTTTGTATCCGTTGGCCCACTCGCAAGCCGGGCCATCTTCACGGTGGCGCTTTCCGTTTAGATACCAATATTTGATTCCGCTGCCCAACTCACTAGCCGGACCATCTTCACGGTGACGCTTTCCGTTTAGCCACCATTCTTTGGTTCCGTCGCCCAACTCAGCAGCCGGACCATCTTCACGGTGAAGCTTGCCGTTTAGATACCACCATTTTTCTCCGTTGGCCCACTCAACAGCCGGACCATCTTCACGGTGATGCTCTCCGTTTAGGAACCATTCTTTGTTTCCGTTGGGATAAGTTTTACATTCAGGTTTATTCATTTACTCAAACTCATACCTTCATTAGGTATTTACCACTAAACTTCTCAATGCTCCCACAGCTTGCTCCGGTTAGCCACTCAATACAATAGACACATTCTAGTGGCGGCTTGTCCTCACCCAGATCGGCAATCACTGGCTCGATAATATCAACAACCAAGCCCATACTGCGGTCACTATCAAAGTTAGAGATGTCCTCGCCATATGTGGTCCCGTAGGTAGAACATACCAGATCTGCTAACTCAAACTTTTGCTTCATTTTTATACTTTGTTTCGCAGTGTCGGCAAAGCGACTTCTTTTCTTTACTATCAATAAAACTAAAGCAAGCCTGACAAATTTGCTTTTTTGTGATTTTTTCTGAACTCATTTTCTTTCCTTGTTGTTTTGATGAACCCACTTGACACCTTCTTTGTCTTGAACGATGATCCGATGCTGGGGTTTATACTTATAAGTTATTTCATTCTCTGCGTCTAAAAACCCTACAACCTTTACCTGCTGGGTCTTGTATTTTATCACTTTACCAATTCTCAATTCTATGCCTCCGATACGATTAGCAGGTCTTCTTTGTATTCGACCGATGGACTCATCCAAAACTTAGTTGGGTAAATCCAATCTATCCACGGATCTCCTGCTTCATCCCACCCAATAACTAAGCCTAGATTGTCGGGACACTCCCTTGTGCGCATAGGCATCATGGGCATAGTTACTAAATCCCCTTCTTTCATTCATTCTCCTTTGACGACATTTCAGCAAAAGCGTATATTTCCAAAATGGAGTTTACAAGATCACTAATAGAGACTGAGCAATTGTTACCAGGGTAGAAGGCAACATATGTAACAGCTTCAGGTTCGCCGTTCCACTTCTTTTGTCTCACATCCAATGTTCTCGCAATTGATGAGGAGCCGGTTGTTCCGCCGATCATTTTTCCCTTCTCAAACGTTTGTGCGTACCCGCCGGAATGAGCCATTTTTATGAAGTCACTAGCAAGATCTCTTGTCTTGCGTGGCTGAAGGAGAGCAGTACACTTTTCCATCATGTCGGTGGTGGCCTTCATAGGCGTGCCTTCTTCATAGAACAAGTTTCCACCGACTGTCACAGTGCTAAAGTAAGCAGAATTTACTTCGGCTGTATTATTGACTCCATCTAGTTTGTTGTAGTTGGGTATCATAAAATCAATCAAGTGCGAAATCGTACTAATGCCGTATCCTCTACTGGCGGATTGCAATGTTATACTCTTGGCATGGCTGAAAAGTAGCTCTTGCGCATACTCTTTGACTAAAGTTTCAATCTCTGACGTCAGCGCTTGTGTTAGCTTGAAGCTAAGGTTTCTACTAAGCCGTTCATCATCCATCCAACTGATCTCTATGTCCGGAGACTGATCGTTATACCATTCTCCTTCATATTTTGTATGCTCTACATTCTTGTATGCTGAAGACTTGTTGCTTGAATCCATATGGATAGCAGAAACCATAGAAGAAAAGAACTCACTTCCACTACCGTTTCTTTTATTCAGCGCTGAACTTTGAACGTTCCTGAGATGAGAACGCAAGAAAGCAATGACTAGAGCACCTTCTTTTCCTTCATAATTTGAGTAGTTGCCGTTTTTCATAGTCGGCTCTACAACTTCCTTCCAAATCTTCTTGTACTGATTGTCGCTGTTGGCCTCTAGCATACTTTGAACAAAACCACTAAAGTCTAGTTCCAAAAACCCAATTGCCTTTTGTAACCTAAAATAATAGTGATTCTCATTGGGTACTTCTCCAGTTACAAAGAAAGACAGTACTTGGTTTTTACCTTCTTTGATCTTGATCGACATAGATTCTTTTAGCAATCGAGAATCTTCAAATTGGAACTTAGAGTAATTGCTAATCTTATCAACAATCAAGTTCTGCAGTTCAGAAGACTGGTTCCAACTGAGCTTGATATAACCAGATCTTGGCGTTACTTCGCATTCAATCATTGATGCATCAAGCGAATGGATCGGAGCGGCTTTCTTGATTGCTGCTGGTAGATCTCTCAACAGGCGTGGCAAGATCTGTGCAGCCAAATCAGTTGTGCGAGCTTTCTCTTTACAACTGCGAACATTATGTCCGGCTTCACCACAATATCTACAAGTTCGTTCTGTCATTTTTTTCCTACTAGGTTGTTGTTTTTGCCTTTATCGGCGGGAATTCGTCTCTCATCAGTTAGACGATCGAGCGAGGGATCTTATCCACATAAAATCGAAAAAAGTGGCCGATCGGGGTGATTTATTTCAAGATAGATGAATTATCTAGGCTATTTATTGCTACTTTGCTATAAGCGCTTTCAGCTAATTTGCTAATTTTCTGATTTGGAGAAGCCAGCAAAGGCACCAAGACGGAATTCCTTGTGCCCCGGCTTAGCATCTCAATATATTGACTGATAAACCAAGGCACATATTTATACGAGTGCCCGAGCTTTGTATCAGCCGCTGTGACGTGAGAAGAAACGAATGAACTTATGTCATACAAAGTTTGTTCGTCTAATCGGTCAATGTAATGACAACCGCTCCCCAGGAGAGATACAACGAATCTCCTAAGTTTGCCTGAACCTGATCCGTATAGCGGGTAGCCTGAAGACATCTGTTTATTGAACGCTCTTTTTACCACCTCGGTCCAGGTCGCAAACATCCTGTTAGTTTCTTCATCAGATAAGCTTTTTTGAGAGGTAAAGAGGTATGTCTGTAGCTTAGTTGATCGCTTGTGGTGTTCTTGTAGTTCTTGGATATGTGTAGGCTGCAATTGTATTGTTCCAGCCATTTTGACTGCCCACTCACAACGCACAGGTCCGCTAAGACCCCTCCAAACCTCCATCATATCATTTTCTGGAATTGTTCCGCCGGCTTCTAGGATCTTGAACAAAGATCGCCTAATAGCGGAATCAGCTTGTACGAACTCTACTGAAGGGATAGTCACTTTGATCTTCATAGACATTATTCCACTCCTTTTCCACTTGGCGCAAACCCCATTGGCCTAGTTTTCTCTTCAATCTCTGCGGCTGGTTGTTGCATTACAGAATAAATTAGTGTTTGTGCAGTTTTAGTTTGCATCGCCATTTGTACCACAACTTCTGCTACCATTTTGCCAGCTTGTTGTGAGAATCCGGACATAAAAGTTCTAAGCATTGTTATACTCCCTTACATAAGTTGCGTTACAAGTCTCCGTTCTTTGACCGTAAGGAGACTCAAGCCAATCAATAGTGCATTGACAAAAAATAAAGTTTGGATCTGTGTCTGAGATTTCTGATTTTGAATTCTTATTTTCTATGTCTCTAATGTTTGTGAGTAAGCCATAGTAGTTTTTGTATGGTTGCCCATTCTTAGGGTTTTCTAAAGTAACCAGATTTCCAAGTTTTAGTTTCATTGTTTTTTCCAAGAAGAAATAATTGATTATAGTGTTGTTTGTTATTCAGGCCATTTGAGTGCCGGGTAAACATTCTCCCAAGATCCATCTTCACACAAAACGTGTCTAAAGGGTAAGCAGTCATCCTCTACATACTGGCTCTCAATGAATGTTTCTTTTGGCTTACAAACTAAGGCAAGGAATTCTTGAAGTTGATCAACGGCTTCATAACATTCCTCTCCACAATAATCTTCCATTGTGATAGAATTATGTGCGTATACATTCAAATTACCAAAGAAGCATTCCAAAAATGTGGTAAAGCAATTTGAATAAACAGCATCAACAAACTCTGAATGAAGGTCTTTTTGAGTGGAGTCCTGCCAACCCCAACGAGGATACTTTGTTTCATTCCTCGCTTCAAACAAGAAGTGCTCTCGTTCGTCAGCCGGCAGATCATACTCTTTCCAAAGTTCATCTGTTAATTTTCCAATGATCTTTTGATGATCTTCTTTGAGTTCAAATTCTACGTGCCAGTTCCATAACGACATTTTTTTCCTTTGTTGTTGAAGGAGGGTTTGTTTCAAGAGAGGGGGCCGAAAACCCCTCGGTGCGCAGCTTGGTGGGCTTTTGGGCGCTCATTAGTTAGACGATCGAGGCGAGGATCTTATCCACATAAAATCGAAAAAAGTGACGCACCGGAGCGATTTGTTTCATTTTTACTCAAACTCCAAACTGTTTGTTTCACGGTTGTAAAAACAGTAGATGTTCTTTGCGAGCCATAGATCCACAATGGTTTCCGGATCGACTTCTCCGTGGTTTAGCCACCACGCTTTGGTTCCGTTGGAATACTCAACAGCCGGGCCATCTTCACGGTGAAGATTGCCGTTTAGATACCAATGTTTGTCTCCGTTGGCATACTCACAAGCCGGGCCATCTTCACGGTGAAGCTTGCCGTTTAGGAACCATTCTTTTTCTCCGTCGAGCCACTCAAAAGCCGGACCATCTTCACGGTGACGCTTTCCGTTTAGGAACCATTCTTTGGATCCGTCGGCACACTCTAGAGCCGGGCCATCTTCACGGTGGCGCTTTCCGTTTAGCCGCCATTCTTTGGTTCCGTTGGCATAAATTTTACATTCAGGTTTATTCATCTTTACTCAAACTCCAAACTGTTTGTTTCACGGTTGTAAAAACAGTAGATGTTCTTTGCGAGCCATAGATCCACAATAGTTTCCGGATCGGCTTTTTTGTTGTTTAGGAACCACCATTTGTTTCCGTTGGCATACTCAATTGCAGGGCCATCTTCACGGTGAAGCTTGTCGTTTAGGAACCACGCTTTGTTTCCGCTGGCCAACTCAACAGCCGGGCCATCTTCACGGTGAAGCTTGCCGTTTAGATACCATTCTTTGGCTCCGTTGGCATAAGTTTTACATTCAGGTTTATTCATTTACTCAAACTCCAAACTGTTTGTTTCAACGTTGTAAAAGCAGTAGATGTTTTTTGCGAGCCATAGATCCACAATGGTTTCCGGATCGGCTTCTTTGTTGTTTACGTACCATTCTTTGGTTCCGTTGGTATCCTCACAAGCCGGACCATCTTCACGGTGGCGCTTTCCGTTTAGATACCATTCTTTGTGTCCGTTGGTCCTCTCAACAGCCGGGCCATCTTCACGGTGGCGCTTTCCGTTTAGATGCCACTCTTTGGCTCCGCTGGCATACTCAACAGCCGGGCCATCTTCACGGTGAAGCTTGCCGTTTAGCCGCCATTCTTTGTATCCGTTGGCCCTCTCAACAGCAGGACCATCTTCACGGTGAAGCTTGCCGTTTAGATACCATTCTTTGTTTCCGTTGGCCAACTCAACAGCCGGGCCATCTTCACGGTGAAGCTTGCCGTTTAGATACCATTCTTTGGTTCCGTTGGCATAAGTTTTACATTCAGGTTTATTCATCTTTACTCAAACTCCAAACTGTTTGTTTCACGGTTGTAAAAGCAGTAGATGTTTTTTGCGAGCCATAGATCCACAATAGTTTCCGGATCGACTTTTTTGTTGTTTAGATACCACCCTTTGCGCCCGTTGGCATACTCAACAGCCGGACCATCTTCACGGTGACGCTTACCGTTTAGATACCACAATTTGGCTCCGTTGGCCCACTCACAAGCCGGACCATCTTCACGGTGGCGCTTTCCGTTTAGCCACCATTCTTTGGTTCCGTTGGGATACTCACAAGCAGGGCCATCTTCACGGTGATGCTTTCCGTTTAGATACCACTCTTTGTCTCCGTTGGGATAAGTTTTACATTCAGGTTTATTCATTTTATTTCTCTTAGCAAAGCTTTGGATATATAAGGTATGTATCTCACTTCCGTCCAAGGTAGTATGATCCAATCAACACTATAATGATCTGAATCGATTATTTTATCTACCAGCCCCATTCCATAGTACTTACTTGGTCCATTTCGATAGGCAAGTGGTAAGGAGCACATTTCTACTAAGTCACCAATTTTCATTTTTCATCGTCGGGGGAGTAAGATCGGGGGGCTCGCTAGTTAGACGATCGAGGCGAGGATCTTATCCACATAAAGACGAAAAAACCCCGCTGATCTTTCAACCAGCGGGGTTTTGCATTATAGCCGAAGAAGCTTCAGCAATGAATAAGCAAACTGTAAAAAGGATTCACGATCCCAATACAGCATCTTTATTACTCATCAGAATCAGATCCATCATCATCCTCTACATCGGTTTCATCAGTATCAGATCCGTCATCACTATCAGACGACGAACCGGAGTCATCCTCTACATCAGTTTCATCAGTATCGACTACTGTGTCTCCAACGGTATCTTCCGCCGAATCGGTTACTGCGTCCTCAACACTGTCTTCAACAGTATCGGCTACTGTATCCTCAACGGTATCTTCAACAGTGTCGGTTTCAGGCACATCTCCTGATCCTTCAGCGTCGCTAATAACATCAGCAGCGCCAGTGTCATCAGTTGGGGGTGTTTCTTCCTCTTCCGAGCATCCCATAATAAGGATTGTTCCAAGAGCAAGAGCGATTGTTTGATACATAATGTTTTTCATTTTTTCTCCTTTGTTAGTATCGGTTTATTCTTCTTCTGATCCAACTGGATCATCTTCCACAACTCGTGAAAGAATTTCTAGGCCGGCTTCAGCATTTGCGACATCATTGATAAAATCTACTATGTCATCAACAATGTCTGTGTGGCTTCCAACTCCAACAGGGCTGGATAAGCAAACTTGTAGATTTGCTAGCGCTCGTGTTCGCACTGCCTCAAAATGTGCAACTGCTGCCGTTTGTAAGGGGTTCATAGTACAACTCTCCGTGTTTCAAGTGTTATACTATTATACTGTATTCTGAGCGAAAGTCAAGCGTTTTGTTTTATTTATTTCTTGTTCTGCCACTCATAAGAAACGCTGTCTTTTGTTATTGGACCACCAGCAGCCCAAGTCATACACGATCTCGCACTGTGGCATTTGAAAGAATGCATCCAACAATAACCTAAATGGCCTTCTTTATCTTCAACAGGCTCTGAGGTTGGTCCAGGCATACATTCTAACATTCTTTGTGAGATGTCAAATGCAACACAGTTCCCACAAAGGCTTTCTTTTGCCACCTCTTCTGTTGTGTTCCAATGATCAGCAAGTCCTTTCCAATATTCTTTATCTTCAAGGTTTAGCGGACCATACTTGATATAGTCTGCCTTGATCGCAGCGTTTCTGTTTTTTGTGTTTAGTTCTAAGTCCTGTGTTGGCTCAGGACAAGATAGAGCTGCTTTATTGTTCTTGATTGTTATCTTGATCATTTTGTTCTATCTCTTTGGTCGCAAGCATTTTCCTTACGCTCTCTGGATCGTCTAGTGTATAAGGCGATGATCCTTTAAATTGTAACCTTCCCTGTACACGAATTCCCGCACCAACGACACTTGTTCCATCTTTTCTTGTTTTCGATCCAGATCTTCCAGGTCGAAGCTCAATATTGATATCACCTTCTAGTTTTGGAACTGGCAAATTTGCTGGATTTTCACCAAGGTAGAAAAGGCCAGATCCGCCAATTTGGATATAGTCAATTCCTTTTTTCTTATAGTGGTTGGTGATGAACCTTGTTGTTCTCTTGATCTTTACGTTCAAAGGCTTAAGCAAACCAAGAGCCACTGCTTCAACCCATTTATCTTTTTCTATTGTTGCCGGGAGCTTGCTAACGCCGACAAACTCTAAAAACTTATCTAGATCCGGAATGATTGGTGTTAAAGATTCCTCCATGATGTCGATTGTATCTTCTTCAACAGATTTGCAAACAATATCAAAGTACTTTCCGCCCTCTGTCCGATCGGGATAATAACGCAGTGATGTTCCGCCCATCTGCGCATCTTTATCAAGTTTTACTTCAATTTTGTAGATCTGATCTCCTATCTTGATGTCCGCATCGGCAGCAGCAGCAGATGCCCCTGCTCCTGATGTGATATCTCCCGAAGCGCCTACCGCATTCAAAGCTGCAATGACTTCATTCTCGTACTCAAAGCCTCTTTGGTTTGAAGACTCTTCGATTGTGCCTTCGTTGATAAAGCCTCTCCAGTTTTCCATTATAAGTTTATGGTGCTTCATACTGTAAATAGTTCCTTTTGCTTGTTTATTCGGGTCTGCGAAACGATTAGTGAATTTGGCTGCTCGCCGGCCTCATAAGTTAGACGATCGAGGCGAGGATCTTATCCACATAAAAATGAAAAAACGCCGGGGGGAGTGCGTTTTGTTTCAAACTAGCTACCACCAAATCCAGGGGGTGCTGATTTTGAGCGGGTTTGTTTTGGCTTTTTGTTATAAGGTGCGCCAGCGGGTTGTGGCCCAGTCGTAAGATACTTATTTCGTTTCTTTACATAGCCTTTCTGTATTTTCTTTTGATAGGCTTCTAGCTCTTGTAGCACTAGTTTCCTTATCAAGATCTTAATAGCCGGCTCTTTTTTGCTTTCCCTCAAGAACATTGTTGGCAACTCAATTTTTGCTTTCTTGTCCTTTATTGCTTTGTGTTCATGAGGATCATCATCATAGTGCCTTATAACGTTCAAGTCAAGAAGAGTTTTCACTTTATCTTCGCCGTTAGTAAAATAAACGTCCTCAATACTTAGATCGTAGGCAATCTCAAACAAATCTTCATTATCACGACCAAAGGCTGGTTTTGGACCGTATCGTGAAGTTACAATAACAACCTTATTACCAGCATTGCGCTCTTTTTTGATAAGGTCTGCTGTTATTGGGTCTAAACCTACCGGAACATCCATTCCTTCTTCTTCATCCCATTCATTTTTTAGGATTGTGCTATCAAAGTCAAAGCTTACAGTCGGTTGGTCTTTCATTTTGCTTTCCTTTAGTAAGTTCGGATTGGTTTGAGTGTTTCTCTTTTAAAGTCTAGCTCGATCAAACCTTGGATCTTTGGATGAGAACAGCCTCCGTCAGAAGACCTTCCGAACGCTGCCCCTTTTATTTGTTGCATTTTCTTTACAGGAGAAGCGCCAGGGGTGAATTTGATTTTGATTAGGGTCTTCTCCCTTGCTACTCCTTTTTGTAGCTTGAAGTCCTGCCCTGGGATGATAGAAACAACTGTTACATCCTTGATCGAACGAAGGTCATTGACAATCTCTGACTTGTTTCTGTTTCGATCTGTAACCATTCTTACCACAACTTCGTAAATATATCCTTTTGTTGAGCCTTTTGCTTCTTGGATTGCTTTTTGTGAAGGGTTTTCTGTGATTTCAACAACCAAATCACCGTGACCTTTGATGGTTCGGTGAAATTCTTCTTTAGGGATAAACAGTTGATCGCCTTCATTGAGCGCAACAGGAAGCTCATCGTCGTACTGGAACTTCCAACCATTTGCCTCAATAACCTCAACCAAGCGACTTTCTTTATCACGGTGCCATTCTAGATCGTTTTTATCGATAGTGGCATGCTCGAAAAGTCGAATGCGCTTATTTTCAGAAATTATCTTATCTTTATAGGGCTTGCTCATTTTAGTTTCCTTTTATTTCTTACCAGTATGTTCCCGAAACGTTTTTGCCAAAGTGCCTATGACTCCGGCACGACCAATATCCCGGAGATGTTTTGTCTTTCTTCTCAGCACATTTATGTCTAGCAGCAAAAGACTTTCTAGCTTCTGGGTCATTCCAGTTAGATTTCATATCAGGAGAACCGTATGATACTTTCTTGACGTTTCCTGTTTTTGGATTCCTTACATAAACATAGTATTTTTTTGAGCCGCCTTTCTTTGGCTTCCCTAATTCTACTTCCTTGCCTTTATAATCGGCTTCGTCTAACTCTTGTTCTTCGAGCATCGGTATACCAAGCGGGACTTCTTGCCCTTCGTATACACCAACGTCACCTAAATCACTCTCCAGAATGTCCTTCTCTTCCTCTGTGAGGGCTTCATACAGTCCAAGGGAGTATAGGTTGCGGGCTTCTTTCATAAGGCTCATAAAGCCCTCTGAGAGCGGTCTATAGACAACCTCTGTTAGGGGTATTTTGTTATCTATGTGGTATTGCAATCCTTCTGAGATGTTTGTTGACTCAAGAAGTTGCATTACCTCTAATAAGATTTGTTCTTCTATGTTTTCCATTGATTCATTCTTCTTCTTTGCCTTCTTTCCCCAGTTCCCTTTGTCCTTACATGCAGCCTTTGTGGGGCGGCAAGCAGGGTATTTAGATCTTTTCTCACCTTCTTGGCGACCGCAACTCTTATAACCTGTGATCTTACCGTCTTTCCTGATCGGGGCATTACAGTCAACCCAACCGCCTTTTTTGCCTGGGGCACCCTTTCGGCCAAACCAATCTCGAAGTGAAGTTTCTGATGAAGGCTTTTTGGTTAGTTTTCTTTTCTTTTCGTCAAGCGGTTCATCTTCTTCTTCGGCCAAGATCTCTAAAAGTTCTTCTTCGGAAAGCTCTGCTAACTCTTCTTCTTTGAGGCCTTTCCAGATCTTCCCCTTGCGGCATCTTACAACAGCACCGGAAGCATAAGCAGAAGGCCAAACATCGTATTTACGCTTTGCGATACGAGTGCAGCGGTCTTCTTTCTTTTCTTCTATGATTTCCTCAATAAGAGAAATAAGATCTTGTTCAGTCATTTATTATTTATCCTTTAGTTCGCCCGTTTTCTTTTCAATGTTATCAGCATTTTTTTGAGCTGCGGACGCTTTTGCATCGTCTTCCAAACCACCAGCAAAATAGCCTTGAATGTTAGTTGTTAGAGCTTTGAGGTTATTGAAGATGTCAAATATGTTTTCATTCAACACTTCTGATACTTGTTTAAGAACTTCTGAAATTTTTGTTGATCCTATTTCTATAGAACCAATACCAACCTGGGATTGCCCTCCTGATAAGACGCCTTGGGTGGTTGGCTGGCTCAGGCCAACAATGTTCTGAATCATTTTTTCACTTAATTTAAACTGTTTATTGCTGCTATAGCCATAAGAAACTTGCAAGCACTTTTTCTTAAGCTCATCATTTGCTTTTTGATAAAAATCTTGTGATCTCTTTACTTGAATCTTTTTATCGCCACTAAAGTATTCTTTGCTTATTTTCGCTCTTTCTTCCTCTGATCTGCCTGTAGAAGTTTTAAGGTCTGCTATTATTGCATTGTTAACATCATTGGCCAAGGGTGCTAACCCCAGAGTGACCGACTCACCGTCTGTTTCTGTGTTGATTTGCAAAAAGGATAGTCTATTGGACGATTTAAATTTGTTTTTTCCTCTTACTTTGTTTGTATTGTATAGATCATCATTGTTGGCAAAATCGATTTTACGCAAGGCCTCTTCTATCTCTTGATCTGTAAGGCCTAAAGAAGATGAAGCTTGTTCTTTAAACTTTTCAACAAACATTTTGTTAACTTCTTCTGCTGAAGGAAATTGTTTTTTCTTTGACAAGCTTAGAGCGCTGATGTCTTTTCCGCCTGTTTTTATAAACGAAGCAGGAAGTAGCATGCAGTCGCTAGAGTCTTTTTGCCCAGAATTGCCAAAAATGTTATATAAGTTTTCTAGAGTAAAATTAAATGAATAGAACCTCAAACTGCCTTCTTGTATGCCGGCTGGACCACTTAAATTCTTAGTGACACAAATATATCTCATCTTACCATCTTTAAGAAGATCATTCACAAGGTCCCTATAGGATCCAGCCACTTCTAGGCTGCCTTCTTTATAAAGCTTGAGAGACACCGGCTCTCCTTGTCCTGTTCTAAAATCAGCAATTGTACCGGCGCCAGTTGCAATCTGTGAGCCACCAAGCAAAACAGCTAAGAAAGATTCAAAAGTAAAACCAGCCGCCGAAGCGTTAAAACTTGTTATAACCTGAGTCAAAGTTTTAAAGAAGGTCAAATAAGAAATAGCTTCTGCGATTGCTTTTGAGGATGATTGAGCGCCGGCTAGTTTATTTTTAACAGAGTCGCCCATTTTATAGAAGTTAGATAGTGACGCCACCTTGGCTTCTAGTGTTGCCCCATCAATGTTTTTTAAGAACTGCTCTAGTTGCTGGCGCTGCTGAGAAGGTACTTCTTTCCCTTCCTCTGTCGTGACCATGGAAGACCAGCCAATTTCTGATATGGGAATGTCTGGAAGATCTGAGAAGGTTAATGATCTCCTCTCTTCAGATAGAACGGAGCGACCCTCTATAACTCTTGGTGTTGATAAGTCTATTTTTGACATTTCGTTGATAAGAATGTCAAATTTGTTTATTTCTTTTTCTAAATTTTCAAACAAAAGAGAAGTATCAACAACTTCTTCTTTGTCTTTGTCATTGGAAACAAAAGTACGCCATTTCTCATTGAAATTTTCACTCATTTATTTTACCTTTTTTTACGATCTAACATAAATAGTCATGCATGAACAAAAAAACAATAAAAAAAGCAGTCGTTTGACTGCTTTTCTCTTAGACTCAGCCTTTTTAGCTGACTGGGATTTGTTTTGTTGTAATCTGAACTTCTGGCTCCTTTACAACAACACGTAGAATTCCATCTTCATAGGATGCTTGGATGTGGCTTTCAGAAGTGCCTTCGGTCGTTCTAAAAGTTGTGTCGAAATCCTCAAACCCAAAGCCTAGTTCTGACTTGCAAGAGATAGCTAGGATGTTTCCGTCAAGAGAAACATTGATGTCCTCTCGTTTTGCACCTGGAAGTGGAACCACGATTGTGCACTGCCCTTCCTCTCTTTGAATCCGATAAGCATTGTTTTCAGTATTCGCAGATAATTGTGCACGCATGTGTGCCGGTCGTCTGGCTGACCAGTTATTTCCAAATAATGAATCAAGTAGTCGGTCGTGCCTTGTGTATGCTGTTCTTAACATTTTTTTCTCCTTTAATTTTGTTTAAGATGTTAATTGGGTATAAATATATGCACTTTTATAATGGTGTCAAATATTTATTACCATTCTACCCCTTGAGTAGTTGTTTGTTTGACTCAAAGATCTTTTGTTCAACGAGTGCTGGATCTCCAACTACATTGATGGGAGTGTGGCCATTTATGTGAATTGTTGAAAAGCGATGCATCTGTGATACATCATCCGGCCAAGCTTCTTTAGATTCGTTCAGATTTCTTTTTAGGAGCACATTCTCCATTACGTAAGAAACTGATTCAGGATTGACGTATACTTCACTCAGGCTGAAGTTCTTGCCCACCTTCTCCACTCTCGTTAGTTTCACTAAGTTGCTCATTTGTTTCCTCTGTTTGTTTTTGTAATACCTGCTGCGCTACAACCATTTCATAACCTTCTAACATTGCTCCAATGTCAGCCAAAGTTGAGTCAAAATGCGCCAGCTGGGTTCTTAGTATCTCTATTTGTTTTAACGAGCCCTTGAGGCTCTCCTCCCCTAGTTTTGTTTCAAGCGTTTGAGAATTGGTAAAAATCTGTTGTAACACAGCTTCGTTCTTTCTCACGTGAAGTAAAGTCAGTTCTTTAAAGACGTCCTCTAATTCAATAGAGTATTGTAAATTAACTCTCATTTGTTTGTCTCCCTTAGTTTGCTTTGCGCCAAATGAAAAACCACAGCCGCTTGACTATGGTTTCATTATAACACATCAGCTCTTTTTGTCAAGCACTATCCGGATAAATCAAAGCCAAATTTTATAAGGATGCCAGTCATGCCCGAAGTAATAATCCAAAGAAACTTTGTAATGTTTGCTTTAAACTCTTTTAAATCTTCAAGATCTGACTCTTGCTCTTTGAGGCGAGCATAAAGCCCTTCATCTGGATTGTAGATTGCTTTTTCAATGTTCGTGACCTTTTCATACATATCCGTTTGAGCAAATCTAATTGACTCAATCGTGTCTGTTAGCCGATCAATCTTCCCATCTAACTTAGTTACCGTAACTTCAAACTGTTCCTGTGGCACAACTTTATCTCCTAGATTTCTTTAATAAGTTTATTTGCGTCTTCTTTTTTTGATATATCCAATCTTGACATTTTGCTTCTGTCCTGATCTAAATCATCAGCACGAAAAGCAATGTTGAAAGTAAAAGAATCGCCGTGGTTTTTGATATGAAACTTTGCATCCGCTCTGAACACCAATTCACTAAAGTAGGGAATGGCTATATCAAAGCGGTCAGATAATTTATACAAGCCCAAGCCGTTGATCTGGATTAGATCATCTCCCTTGGTGTTATAATACTTTTGTAGAATGGCTGGGGATAACTCTATTCTGTGTTCCTTGCCTTCTCCAAACCAAGAATTCTGCATTGCCTCAAGTGTTTTCTTATGCCCCGGTTCCTTGTAAAGCCCAACAACTATTTGATCTCGCTCTCCTCTTTTCTTTAGGATGTTGTTTGATCCTGCGGGAGGTTTAAGATCTTTTAGGTATGGTTGAAGATACTTTACAAAGAACCGGTCCATATACTTTTTATTTTCTTTACTCTTGTCTTTGTTAAAGTTCGAGTTGTGGATCACCCATCGTTCTCTTTCTGTGTCGTAGCCGACTGTTAATTGACCGAACTCTGTATCTAACGTTGTCTTTACTTCAATTCCAATTGGGTCTTGGTGGCCCGGAACTTCAATCACAATGTCGGACTTTACTCGATCATTCTTTGCTGTCCCGTCCTGAACAAGATACTGTGAAAAGTAAGATTCAATCTTGTTTTCATTTTTGTATCCTGTTTCGGTGGAACGCTTGTCTTCAGTTAACAGTTTTCGAAAGATGGAATGAAGCACAGTTAGCCCTCTACAATAGCATAGTCTGTAGTAATTAGTGTGCCGGCAACAGAAACTGCGTTCAAGACAGCATTTTTTGTAACCTTGACCGGATCGAGGATGCCTGTTTCATAAGCATCAACAACTCCTTCCTTTGTAAAGTCCCAAGAACGGCCTTCCTGATGGAGCTGCCTACTGATCAAATCAAAGGACTCTCCAGCATTATCACACATAATCTGTAAAGGAGCTTTTGTTGCTTCTCTCATAATAGCCACTGCGGTTCTTTGATCCGGATGATCCATCTCCCAGTCATCGTAACCAAGTGATTCACGACTACCCAGACGGCGACCAATACGATAAAGGGTAGAACCCCCACCAGCAATGATTCCTTCAGCCTGCGCTGCGCTGACTGCTTCTAGGGCATCTTCAATGCGGTGCTTTTTCTCGGTCATTTCTACTTCTGTTGAAGCACCAACACGAATAATAGCAACGCCAGAAGCAAGGCGAGTAATTCTTTCCTGGATTCTTTCACAAAGAACCATGTCATCGCATAGCGCAATTTCGTTTTTAAGGGTGTCAATACGTTCCTGTACATCTTCTAGATCTCCTTTTCCGCCGACAACGACAGTTTGAGCACGACCAATGCTAATAGACTTACAGAGGCCCAGATCTTTCAAAGCTAGATCTTTCACGAGCACTCCAGCATCAACAGAAGCCAAGGTTGCGCCTGTTGATGCGGCTAAGTCCTTAAGAATGTTCTTTCTTTCTTCTCCGTATCTTGGTGCTTTTACGGCAACCACTTTCATTGTGCCTCGCTGCGAGTTCATAATAAGCGCAGCAAGAGCCTGTCCGTCAATCTGATCGGCAACAATAACTAGTGGCCTTCCTTCTCTAGCGACCAACTCAAGCACTGGAAAGATTTGTTCGACTGTATCGATCTTCTCATCAGCAACCAAAATCAGGGCATTCTCATAGTTGCAAGTCCCTGCTCTTTCGTTTGTAATGAATGCTGGAGAAACAAACCCAGAGTCAAAACGGAAGCCTTCTAGGATGTCGACAGTTGTATCAACTGAACGAGCTTCTTCAATTTGGACTGATCCATCGTTTCCAGCCTTATCAATTGCAGTTGCAACAATGTCGCCAATCACACTATCGTTATTAGCAGAGATGGTTGCGATGTGCCTTACGTCTTCCAAGCTCTCAACAGGTCGCTTGTTTTCTTCTAACTCATCAACAATCGCTGCGGCCACTTTGTCTAGACCACGTTTGATCTCAATGGGCGCTGTTCCAGCAAGAACGTGTCGGCGTGCTTGCTGATAGATTGCGTTTGCTAGAACTGTTGTTGTTGTAGTTCCATCACCAGCATTCTGCGCAGTTTTACGAGCAGCCTGTTTTACAATCTGTGCTGCCGAGTTTTGGAATGGATCTTCAAACTCAATAAACTCTGAAATGGTTACACCATCTTTCGTAATGATGGGTGGCGCATCCTTCTTGTGAAGAATAACATTTCGTCCTCTCGGACCTAAAGTTGTTTGGACGTTCTCAGCTAAAGTCTGAACTGCTTCTGAGATACTATTAGATAGATTTTGTTTGCTTTGATAGTTCTTCATAATACTCCTTAGATTACTTCGTCAGCGATCCCATACTCAACAGCTTGTTCTGCTGAGATGTAATGATTTGAGTTTGACGAAAACATTTTCTTGATCTTCTTGATGGATAAGTTTGAGTTCTCGGCAACGCAGCGAACATACATATCCTGCAGGACCTTTACTTCTTCCAGTTCGTTCTCCATGTTGTGCACAGAGCCCATTGTCCCTGCGGACGCTTGGTGAAGCATAAGACGACAGTTTCGGGCAACAAGACGCTTACCCTTTGTCCCAGCAGCTAGAATAGCTACGCCGGCAGACATTACTTTGCCTAGGCCAATAGTCTCAATGTCGACACCACTAGACTTTGTCATGTTCATAAGGTCAATAATACCAAACATCTCTAAGACCTCTCCGCCATAAGTTGAGATGATCATACGAATGTCTTGTTCGGGTTGCAACAACCCTTCGTGTTCTGCTAACTCCTCCTCGGTAAACAACTCTGGGGTGTTCTGCCAAAGATAATAAATGCCTGATGTAACATCTGCGCACTTCTCTTCGTTGATTGCTCCAAAAACGGCTACGGTTCGGAGGTCCTTCTCGGCTGGTTGTGCTGGCAGCGAGAAATGGATTGCGCCAGGGGATTCTTCTTCTACTGTCTCTTCATGCTCTTCGTTTAGATTGTTCTTCTTCTTCTTCATTTTACCTCGTTTTGTGAAGAATAAATTTTATTTGTTTACCTCGCTAAAGGCATCCTTGATCTTATCACAGATCTCATTAGTTTTCAAGACTTTTGAGAACTCTTTTGGAATAACGGCAACAACACGGACAAACGTAACAGATTGCCAGTCATTGAGAGTTTTTTCCATTCTTTTTTTCATGACTTCTTTTTCTTTTTCCGGAATGTCTAGATCTTCCATTTGCTTAATTAGCCTTTCTTTAACTGTTACTACATCTTTTCCAAACGATCTAATCATAGTCAAGCAAGAAGCAAGGCAGTATGTTAGAAAGTTATAGGAATGTGTATAGTTTAAGAGTGATGCTAGAAAGCGATAAGAGAATACTCCTAGAAAAAACACGCCAATGATAGTCCACGTATCCATTTTTTCCTCTAATAAAAAAAGACCGCATAATCTGCGGTCTTTTAAAGTTAAACACTTATTTTTCTAAGTCAAGGTCTTAGCCAAGTTTTGCTGCGATCTTCGCTGCTAGAACTTCGGCAAGTTTGTCCTGCTTTGACTCTTTGACTAGTCGCTCCGCAACTCTGCGGGTGACTTTCTTTACGATGTCCTGAGTATCGACAACCTCAACGGTTTCGTTTAGCTCTTCGTACATGTCTTCTTCCATATGGTCACCACATGATGTCTCTTCCATTGGGTGAGCCATTTCTTCCACTGGCTCGGCCATTTCGTCCATCTCATCGGCTGCGTCAACAGCGATGTCTGTTTCCGGAGCGGCTTTGATGGCGTCAATGAGTTGCTCAAGAGCGGCTTTGATTGCGTCCTCGCCGTCGTCGGCAGGTGCGTCCATTTCCATCTCCTCTTCACCCATTTCCATTTCCATGTCGCCTTCAGGAGCGTCCATTTCCACTTCTTCCTCTTCCTCGACTTCTTCAGCTTCGGTGAGTTCGGTTGCTTCTTCCATTGGCTCTTCTTCTTCTGAGAGGAAGTTTTCGGTAAGAGGCCCAATAGCCGCAAGCTTCATGAACTTACGAATGTGTCCCTCTGAAAGTAGTGTCTTCTTAGCCATTTGTTATAACTCCTTTGTTATATTAAAAATAAGTGTTTGTAGTAAATAGTATGATAAAAATAAAAAAACTTTTTATTCCACCAGTTATAAATAGTATGTTATTTATAAAAACTACAAGTCAGGCATTTCTATTTCAATAATGTCAAAAATAGATCCTAACTCTTCTTCTGAAAGAGAGAAACTTTGTCTCACTTTCTTTGTTTTTTCTTTTTCCTTGCGGATCTTTTTTTCACGGGTTTTGGAAAGGTTTCCGTTGTCTTTCTTGTATTCTTCAATCAGCTTCTCTAAGAGTGATGTTTGATTTACGAACTGGAGAATAACCCAACGAAGAAACTTTCCTTGGCCAATGCCTTCATACTTTAGTCTAATACGAAAATCAGCGTGGAGCTTTTCGCCAATAGAGAAAGTTAAGTTTTTATACTTTGGCTCATACTCTACTATGTTTGGCTTTTGATCTTCGCTCATCGATGTAAGATGTGGGTGCTGGACTCAACTGCTGCGTTGTGGGACTGGCGAATGAATGTTGCTTTGCTTTGTAGCTCAACAATGTCTCTCGCTCCGGAATAGGAAAAGCCTGACCTCACACCAGTAAGTAGTTCTTCTACAACATTGTATACAGAGCCTTTACAAGGAATAGTGGTAGATACGCCTTCTAAGGACGAAGTTTTTCCACGCCAAGCTTTTTGTGCTTCGGCAGATGCCATACCACGATAAGCTTTAAAGCAGCGACCATCACGATTGCGGAAAGTTTCACTGGGCGTTTCATCAGTTCCGGCCAATAACGAACCCAACATTACAGCATCAGCGCCAGCAGCCAAAGCTTTTACAATGTCACCAGAGTTTTTGATACCGCCGTCAGCAATAAGAATGGCGCTGCGATCTGTTTGAGCACAGTCAATAATAGACTGAAGGGTTGGAACGCCGTGGCCTGTTTGGATACGGGTTGAGCAAATACTTCCTCCACCAATGCCTACACGAATAGAGTCAGCACCCCAATCGGCCAATCGGTTGAAGCCTTCAAGCGTCGCAACATTGCCGGCCATAATGTGAACGTTCATTCCAAGCTCTCTTCGCAAGGAATCAATAGCCTCGCTTACAAGAGAATGATCGCCGTGAGCAACATCAATACAAATAACTTTTGCTCCTGACGCATAACATTCAATGGCTCGCTCAATAAAGTCTCCACTCACACCAACTGCTGCTCCAACAACAGAACAGTTTGGTACATCCAAGGCGTCTTCTACCTCGGCTGCTTGTTCAGCGATTGTATTGTATCTATGAACAACAGCCATTCCTCCAAGCTTAGACATTGCTGCAGCCATTTCCCATTCACTTACTGTGTCCATCGGAGAAGCAATAATGGGAATCTCTAGATTTAGTTCATAATCCAAAGGCGTTGCTAGTGAAATTTGTTTCCTTGATATAATGTCGGAGTATTGTGGTTCCAACAAAACATCCCCAAATGTGATTGTTTGTTTATACATTTTTTTCCTCTTGATCGATCATTCTTTCTAGATACCATTTGGCTTTCTTGAGATCTTCTGGGCCGCCTTTCATTGAGTATCGTGAAACATACTTGATCACGTTTCCTTGATTGAAATCCATTTTCCAGCTTTCAATGTAATCAATTGTTTCAATGCCTTTATTGTAGTGGTCGGGGTGATCTACTGCTTCTTTTGATTTCATGCTCTTTCCATCATTGAGACAACCGGGCCACAAAGATTTTGCTGTCCATTGTGACCGCCTCTGAAAACAACGACTGCTGACGGGAATGGTGCTGGATCGTTTGCTTCACCACCACCAAACTTTAGACGACCTTTCACAAAGCGGATTTCATTGGCTTGCATAACATATTCTGCCCAATACTTTGTGTCTGGGCGTGCCGGGATAAGCATAACTACAGTAGTTCCTGAGTCCTTGCTTTCTTCATAGGCCTTACGAATCCATTCTTTTAGCACTCGGCCATAAGGCGGATTAACATAACAAGTCTCGCCCTTCCACGATTGGACTAAGGCATCTTCTGCTTCTGTGAAATAGTTTGTACATAAAGCATTTGAGCCATTTGTTGCCGGGTCTAGTGTAAAGCTAAACTCCTTGTTCAATTTGCTATAAAATTCTTTTGGTGTTTGCCAGTCCATCTTTTTTGATGACATCATTGTGTTCATTGTTTGCTTATTCATTGATCTCCTTTTGATTGTTTTGAGAAGTTTGTGTTGCTTGGGCGCATACCCAAGCAACATCGCTGCCGGCCGGAATGATTTGTCCTTCCTGTTCTAAACATTCGATCCGGGCTTGCGCATCCTTGCCTGATGCGACCAAACCCAAGCCAAATAGTGCTAGAAGGAAAAGCCCCGTGAAAGCGTAAAGTATGAGCCTTGTTTCCTTGCGGCGCTGTTGGATAAGTAACTGTGCGTGATAATCATTCATCTCGCACCCCTGTTGATCCAAAACCACCTTCTCCACGGTTGCTATCATCTAGATCTTCCACAAACACAAAGTCTTCTTGTGAAATGTGTTCTGGAATCATTTGTGCGATACGATCACCACGATTGATGATAAATGCTCCGGTGCTCTCCTCGGTCGTAACAGAATGGTTTCTCAAAATAACTCCAATCTCTCCACGATAAGAAGAGTCAATAACACCGGCCATTACATCAATGCCGTTTTTATAGGCAAGACCAGAGCGTGGCGCAATACGAAGATAGTAATCAGCTGAAAACGAAACAGAGATGCCTGTTTTTACCAGTGTTTGTTCTCCTGGTCGGACAATACAATCTTCTGTTGCGTAAAGATCAATACCAGCATCGCCTTGTCCTCTTTGCTTGAGGTTGTAAAAGTTCTCAAGTTGTTTTACTTTTAGGTTTAGTTTAGTCATTTTTTATACCTCTGTTAGTTTGTATTTCTTTCCATCAATCTCGACAACCTTTGCGGAAAGTGTTTGGGCGCATGGGGTGCTGGGTGGCTTGGTTGGTGTGACTAGCCAGTGTTCATCTTCGGTCAGTTGTTGTCCATCTAAGAACCACATTTTGTCTCCGCTGGCCCTCTCAACAGCCGGGCCATCTTCACGGTGACGCTTTCCGTTTAGATACCATTCTTTGGTTCCGCTGGCATACTCAACAGCAGGACCATCTTCACGGTGAAGCTTGTCGTTTAGCCGCCATTCTTTGTATCCGTTGGCCCTCTCAACAGCAGGACCATCTTCACGGTGAAGCTTGCCGTTTAGGTACCACACTTTGCTTCCGTTGGACCATGCTTTTACTTTATATTCAATCATTTTATGCTGCCTCCTGTGAAAGAATAGAATAGGGGTTGTCTGAGAAGTAAACTCGTGGAACGCCGCATTGTTCGGCAACGTTTGATACACGATGGCGGAAGTCGCTTTCCCACTCTTCGTCTCCCATTACCTCACGCATAACATCCATCTTGTTGATCACGAGGTCAGTTACACCATTCATTCTACACGATTTAGCGAGAAAGTCAAGATCAATCCAGTTTGTTTGGCGCTTTCTTCCTGTGGTTGCTCCAAACTCTTGGCCGGCCTCTTGTAGTTGTCCTAAAAGAGGATCGTCACCTTGGAAATTTTTTGCTCCAACATAAGTTTCATAAACCTTCGCAGCACCCCAAACACGGTTGATTGCTTGTGGTGGAATACCGTTCAGAAGCGCACCAGCCGTCGTACAGTGGCTTGATGTAACATAAGGGTAATCACCCCAGTCAATGTCAATACCAAAGCCTTGTGCGCCCTCACAGAGCACATAAGTGTTTTTGTCGCTATAAAACTCTTCGTAAAGATCAATAACCAAATCTTTCATAAAGGCCAGCTCACCTACAAAAGAGCATCCACCAGCATGTACGCCACTTCGACCATATTTATCACGATAAGCAGGACCACAACCTCTTCTAGTCGTTCCAATCTTTTCGTCTCTTTTATCTTCATTTTTATGTTCCTTTGTAATAATGTGTGCGTTTTGAGCAATGCGAAGGTTTGATACAACATCAATACCAGCCGCCTCAAGATCTTTGATTTCTTGTAGGAGGGCATAGGGGTCAATAACGCATCCGTTGCCAATAATAGATTTGATCCCAAAGAACACTCCACTAGGAATGTGATGAGTTACAAGCTTTTGGCCTTCATGATAGATTGTATGACCGGCATTTGGACCGCCGCCAAACCTCATAACGTGAGTGTAATTGCCGTTCTTACATAGATCGTGTGTAATTTTTCCCTTACCACAATCACCATACTGAAGCCCAACAACAACATCTGCTGTGATTTCGCCGGCTGGCTTTACGCCGCCCATTGTTTCTCTATACATTCTCACTCCTTTTATTTCTTTTACGTTTTGGTAAGTATTTTTCATGTTAATAAGGGCCGTTCGGTTCTCCAACATCCTCCATCCAATGGCCGCACGCCCTTGCCCAATCATCTTGCAAGGAAATTGTGTTTTCGGCGGCCTCTCTGAACCCGTCGTCAGCGTGAACTCTATGCCAATGTTTTTTCTGCGGGTCCCACCAGAAGCCATGTTCTTTAAGCGCCTGGACCACGAGATCTCCCGGCCAATTGACAAAGGAAATATAGTCTCGCTTGTGTCTAGTGCCTGGTACGAGCCTGGTTTTAAAGTTGATGGTATTGCGTTCGCTAACTGGAATAAATCCCATTTTGCTAATAACGTCAAGCATGGAATGGTGGTGCTTCTTTGTTCTACCTTTCTCCTTTTTAGCGGAGAGTTCATTTTTTTCGTCACAGCAGGGATTGGGGCATGATCGCCATCCGAACACCCCCGGATCAGCAAGGCATTCCCCGTCCCAATAATCATTAAGATACATTTTCTTTTCTCCTTTATTCTGTAAGTCCGAGTCGGTTGTATTTTTTTAGGACTTTTTCGATAACGTATTCGTGCGCAGGCTCTGAAGAGAATGCGACAACCAAGTCTATCCAATCCACAACCTCTCCCTCGGCGTTGGCATAGAATGCCGCCGTTTCGTACGAAGCGACGACCTTGTCTGAGAAGGATGTTTGGATATACACACCATCAGGCATTTGCCATAACTTTCTATTGCTGTCAATGTCTTTTATAAACCTTGCGTTAGTTTTCACTGGGCGGTCGTATCAGACTGCTTGCTTTGATGAAGAGCCTCAATAAGAGCCTCGGCGTTTACATTGATCAACTTAGAACAGCGAATCCATTCAGTTTCTGGGTTGTAATCTTCTCTTCGGATCTCCAACAAGCTCTCAAGGTTTGTTTCGATCCCTTGTCGTGCCTCTGTCGGAACCCAATCTACCCGAGCAAAAAGCCATCCGTTCTCCTTCTTTGTTTCGCTGACTGTGCCAACAAGCAAAGAGTTTCCTTGGACCTGCATTACTGTATCATTAATAATCATTTTTCTCCTATTAGTTATTTCCATTGTTTTATTCACTGATCAAGTATAGTCTTTTATCAAACCTACTTATTGTATTGGGGGTCAATACTTTCTTATCTTTTCTTCCAAACCAATCAACACGAATAATGTGTGAGGTTCGAGGATCGCTGCTGCCTCCAACGACGATCCCGTAATCGCCACGAGGGCTGTCCCAGCCAACGAGCGATCCGATTCTAATTTCGGTGTCCATACGCCTCCGAGCGTTGTTTTTCCACGATAGAGCCGTATTATACCACGGTTCAGGGCCGGATGTCAAGCATTCCGTGCCCGCCGTGGGGTTGAATATAATACTAGTGGTTTATTCTTTTCCGGCTAAAAACCTTGCAGCGTAAGCCGAAACACACATCCTTTGCAACCTAGGGAGAGCATTATAGTCCTCCCGGTAAAGTTCACTTAGGCTTTCAAAAAGCTCTTCTGGATCAAATACAACTAGTTTTTCACCGTCAACCCACTCTAGATCTTCGTCTTGGCTGCAATTGTTTGTGCTGCTTCCGGAAGACACAGGCCTGATCCAATGCACTCTTGCACTGATGGGCCTATAAAAACTACTTTCTTTCACCTCTTTGACTTCTCCTAGGTAGATCGCACCTTCTTGAAGCTTGATTACTTTTTGGCCCTTCTCCACACTTCCTCCTTTGTCTTAGTTAGTTGGCTGATGTTCTTATCAGGAAAGCAACTTGAAGCGATGTTTGATTGAGCGAGTTGAAAAGCCCCAGTTGTCGCAATAGTCAAGCTTTGCTGCGTAGGGTCTGTTTAGATGAACAACATCATTCTTTTGGACAGCCCAGCACTTGATTGCGATCATCTCACTGTTGCTGTCTGTAACATCAACAATCCAGTATGTTTTTCCTTTCTTTGTCTTGCGCTCAGTTACTTTGCGAGGAATGAACCAGCAAACCAAAAGCTCAGGATCGAACTCAGAGATAGGGGGCACACCTTGATGGTGAAGATCTTGGAGCAAGTTATCATCAACAACTAGCGACATTGGGAACACCCCGGTCAGATCTGAGAGATACTCAATCCTTTCAACATCTGAGAAGTCCTTTTCGGGAGCATACTCTTTGATGTTCTCGGCTAGTTTATCGTGTGACTTTTGGATCTTCTTATAGATCTTTGGCCGATCGACACACACAGCAGACCAAAAGTGTTTCAGTCCTGTAAACCTTTCATCGACCAAAGAGTTTAGAGCCTGAGCCCGACAAAGAACATCGAGCGCTTTCTTGTTTAGCTTGGAGTATGAAATCTCTTCTGAAAAGATAAGGTCTTCTACTTTGTGAAATGGGCGATGAGCCATAATTTCATTGATAGCAGCGTCACCCAACCCCTTGATAGAAGATAGTGGCTGATAAAGAGTTTGACCATCTTGAGAGATTTCCCAGCAACGACCGGAAGAGTTGATGCTGATCTTCTCTACATTAAATCCTGCTCCTTTCGCTGTCGCAATCGCTGCTTCCTTTTTCGCATCCGGTTCGTTATCCAAAAACGCAGCGGTCCATTCGGATGGAAAATACTTATAAAGCCAAGCGCACTGATAGCTAATAACAGAATAACAAACAGCGTGAGACTTGTTAAAGCCGTAGCCAGAGAAGTACTCAAACTTTCTCCAAAGCTCTTCGCCGCCCTTATAACCCTTTTCATAACAGCCCTCCAAGAACTTTTGTTTAATGTCTGCTTTCTCCTTCATCTTCTTTTCAGAGAGGCCCTTCTTTGTAAGCAACTTTCTAAGCTTGTTTCCATCATCAAGAGTAAGGCCCTTTCCAAGTTCAGCAGCCAACTGAGCAATCTGCTCCTGGAAAATCATAAAGCCGTATGTTGGCTCCAAGATCGTGCGAATGATTGGATGGTCGTACTTGATGTACTGAGGGCTTTCCTTTGCTGCGATATAATCTTTATCAACACCAGCCGAAAGAGGCCCAGGTCGATAAATGGAAGTCACGGCGGAAAGATCAATAATGGACTCTACTTTTGAGTTTGAGCAAAGCTTTTGTGCTCCTTCATTGGCGAATTGGAAGATGCCGGCCCACTTTCCTGCTTGGAAAATGTCATTGTATACTTCTGCATCGTCTAGATCGATCTTGTCCGGATGAAGGTTTTTATCATAAAAGTCTCGGATCTGATCGAACGTTGGCTCTTCAATGCCGTGATGCCTACGAAGAATGTGATAGATCGCACCTTCCATAATGGCTAGTGTTGTTAGGCCAAGAACATCAAACTTGATAAAGCCAAGTGGCTCCAAGTGGCGAACGTTTTGTCCTTCTGACCACGGGGTTTGTACAACTCCACCAGATGCGATAAGGGGCATCCACTTCTTTAGATCGTCTCCAACAACAACACCACCGGCGTGCCTAGAAAGAGAACGGACTTGTCCTAATAAAGCACTAAGGCGCTCACCAACTTCAGGATACTTTGCTAGGAAACTCTGTAAGCTTTCGGAATAGAGAACTGTTTCTTCATAAGTTGGTACATACATACCGGCAGTCATACCGTGCGCTGCCTTTGCTAGTGGCGTGGCTTCCTTGATCATAACAGAAGTTACTTTGTTGACCTCTGTGAAGGGAATACCATAGAACTTTGAGACATCTTTGATTAGAGATCTTAGTTTGAGAGTGTTGAAGTTTGAGATTGGTACAACCGAATCCTCACCCCATTCTTTTGCCAACACTTCTTTGATCTCCATACTGCGTGAGACATCAAAGTCAATATCCGGATAGTCTGTTGCGTCTTTCGTCATAAAACGAGAGAACAAAAGCCCGTGCTTGATTGGATCGATCTGTGTAATCTTTAGCACATAAGCCAAAAGAGAGCCTGCTGCTGAACCACGACCTGGGCCTGAAAGCATCATCTCGTTGGCTCTATCAGCAATTGCCTTCATTGTAAGAAAGTATTTTGCAAAACCTCGCTCTTTGATTACTTCTATCTCTTCACGGATCCTGGCAACATACTCGTCATTATCAGCGAGGCCAAACTCTGTCATTCCTTCAATCGCTAGTTTCACCAACTGGCTATCAGCTGTTTCACTTTCCGGCACAACAAAGTCAGGAAGGCGAACTTCAGCATCCGGCTCAAAGTCAGAAATCAGTTCGTGTGTGATCCAGTGAGTTCTTTCAATACTACCACGGACTAGATCATCATCGTAAGTTTCTCCAACTTCAGCAGAATAGTCTTTGTATGCCTGCCACATCTGATCGCCATTCTTAGGATACAGCTCATACCCAACTTCCTCTAAGGTTTCAGGGATGCTGATCTCATAGTCTGGATTGGACTTTCTGTTCATCCAACCCAAGTTCCTGTAAAGCAAGCGGTCCTTCCAAAGCTCTGGGCTGGGATAGTGTGCATCCGCAGTTGATACAAGCTCAATGTTTAGTTCTTGAGCCACAGCAATAATAATCTTGTTTAGTCTGTGCTGCTCTGGGATAGAGTTCCACTGTAGTTCTAGAAAGAATCGCTCTCCAAAGATCTCAAGCATTTCTTTGGATTGGCTTACCGCTTCTGCGATGATCTCCTCATCAGATTGATCTAACATCTGCCACATAATCTTAGCAATGTATCCGCCAAGACAAGCAGAAGTTACAATAACCCCTTCGGAGTGCTCACGAAGAAGATCGTAATCCATTCTGGGATATCGATAATAGTTGTCCCCTTGGTGTGACTTAGAGACAAGCGAGAAAAGATTGTTTAGACCGGTCTGGTTCTGCGCCAAGAGCACAAGGTGACGTCGGTGATTGATTGGAGAGTTTCTTGAACGAGTCGATCCCTCATCCTCAATAGACATTCCTTCAGCCTTGGCCAGCTTCTTTGCTTGCTTCTTGTCTTCTTCGATACGAAGCTTTTCTTCTTTCCAATCTTTGATCGAAGGATGGAAGTAAGCCTCAACCCCATACACGGCCTTAAACTCTTTTCCTTCGTTCTTCATCTTCTTCCAATGAAGGTATTGATGAGAAAAGCCGTTCATGTTTCCATGATCGGTTAGAGCAACAGCATCACACCCATTGTTGTAGCTGAAGTCCATGTGCTCATCCGGATAGCCTAGAGCGTCAAAAGGAGATCCAACACAAGAGTGCCCATGTAAGTTTACAAATTTAAGTTTTGATTCAGTTCTTTCTTTCATTCTTCTCCTTTTTATGTAATTTCGCCAGACACGAGAGTTTTCTTAATCTCTGTGATTGGGGCTCTCGACAAGGCAAAATAAAGCTTCATTTCTTCATCTTCTGCCAAGTCTTGTTTAAGTTCTTTAATCAAAACAGAAATCAGTTTGTTTAGATTCTTCTTTCTTTCTGTCTTCTTTCTTGGTGCGTCCATCATCTTTCGAAGTGTATTCAAGCTTGATTCACGCACCGTTCTATCATTTAGTTCTGCCATCACTCCTCCTTATCTAAAGCCGCCGATCGGATTTGAACCGATAGCCTACGCATTACAAGTGCGTTGCTCTGCCGTTGAGCTACGGCGGCGTTCCGGGTCCATCTATTAGACGAACGAGCCGAGGATCTTATCCACACTCACGTGCGTTTTTTCGGACTACTGGCTGCATAGCTCATTTTTCCTCTTTGTTTGTTGTGGTTCTAAACTTTCTAGAAAAACTTCTTTTGCTTTTTCGTTGACGTCGATTACCATATATTGTCGACCCAAGTTTAAAGCGGCTCGGGCAGTTGTGCCTGACCCTCCAAAGGGGTCTAGCACGCTGTCTCCCTCATTGCTGTAAAGATAGATAATCCTTTCTAATAGTTTAACGGGCTTTTGTGTTGGATAGTCTAGTTTCTCATTGCCTTGTATTTGAGGAATGTCTAACCACAAGTCTTTTATTGGGATCCCGTCCATCTCATCCAAGTATCTTTTGATTCTAGGTATACCCTTAGCATTGTAAACCAACCTTTCATTATGATGAAGGTGTTTCATTTTCTCTTCTAACACATACCACTGCTTATGATGCCCATTCCAAGAATATCTCAAATTCTTTCTCGGGTTTACATCTGGTTGTGAATTATGTATTGCTGTCGTAACGAACCAACGTCCTGTTTTTTCACATCTCTTTGCGGATGACCTTTTCTTGTATTTTTCATCATACGGAAGATATAGGGGATTATAAATAGATTTTTTAGATTTCGAATAAACGATTATTGTATCGTGATATCTTCCTAGTTGCTTTTTGTTTTTTGCATTTCCGCCACTTTTCCAGGCTATTTCGTTTCGGAATAGTTTCTGACCAAAAACATCATCCAGAACAAGACGAACATAGTGGCTGTTTTTTGGTTCTACGTGAACAATAATGTTGCCATCTTTCTTTAAGATCCTGTGGCATTCTTTGATTCTTGGCGCTAAAAACCCCTGTGCATACTCTGCCATAGATCCAAACTTGTCATCAAACTCTCCAAAGTTCCTACCGGTATTGTAAGGAGGATCTAGATAGACCATACTAATACTTTCTTCTTCTAGCCCCTTCATCGCTTCTAGGCAATCTCCTACAAAAAAACTATTTTCTTTCATTCTGCTTCTCCCGTTCTAACTCTTCTAGAACCTCTTTAGCTTTCCCGATATAATCTTTATAAACTTTCTTCGGAACACTTCTCTTCAAGAAGCCAGGGTGTTTTGGGTCTTCTAGTGCTTTAGCTGGAATCGCTAATATCTCTGCATTTTCAGGATCTTCATAATTACCATGGGGGCGAGTGAACACAAATACATCTGCCTCATCAACACCATAGGCTACATGCCCACTAGCGGAAGCTGACCCTGTGTTTTTCTTGCTGATCCTTCTGGTGCACTCTAAGTGAAGTGTGCTGGAGCGAAATTTACTTTGAATTCTTAATTTATTTAAAGAAAGTAGATCATACCCTGACCGGTTCTTATCATTGTCGTTTCCTAGAGTCTCTGCAGTAACATGTAAGCTTGTATTAAAATTAATCCAATCTCTTTGAAAATATTCATTAGCTTGTGCTAGAAACTTCCCTAGTTCTCTTGTGTCGTTCTCTTTTAGCATCCCTTTATAAGCTTCATCAACATAGGACGTCCAGTTCTCCTTGATTCTCTCTTTTTGATTATTTGTCAATGACACTTTCTCTCCTTTGGTTTGGGCGCTAAGGCCGGTGTATTTGTTAGACGAACGAGCCGAGGATCTTATCCACACTCACGTGCGTTTTTTTCGATTGGCCGGTGTCGGCGGGGCGGTGGGTAAGCTAGTGAGCCACCAGAATCGGCGGGCTCATCTATTAGACGAACGAGCCGAGGATCTTATCCACATTTATTTACGTTTTTTCACGCCAGAGCCGTATTGTACCACGGCCAGGGTCAGAAGTCAAGCGTTCCGAGGACATCGTTCTGCTGGGCGTAATACAGATACAAAGCATTGTCATCGATAAATTCTTTCCAAAAGTCTTTTCGAAACAAAGCGATAACTCTATGGTTGTATGTAACTTTTAAACCACCAACATCACAAAACTTCATTAGCTCAACAAACTTCTTGCTTTGCATTGCTTGTTTGACCAGTGGTAGTGCTAATTCTTTATCAATAATTGCTCTACCATCTTCGCAAAGGCCGTATTCTCCTTTGGCGTCGACAAGAACATTGGCGCCTCGTTTACCGAAGATAACTTTCTTTTCCCCAAAGTGGCCTTTCTTGCGCTTCGACCACCATAATGATAGTTTATCTTCTTTGGCAACGTTTATTATACAAGGGTAAACAAACGTTGATGTCTTTTCTTTGTTCATCCATTCACGCTGACTGTGGTAAGATGAATCATATATCATTTCTACAGTATCTTGCTGCTCGGTGGCTACTAGTTTGAAGATCTCCTCAAACTTACCACTGGGAATGAAATCTAAGTTTGATATATCGTAGGTATATACCTTGTTGTTTTGATCTTTGATCAGTGTCTCGCCGCCGGCTTCTTTGTTTTGGAGGACATACCAGTCATATCTTGTCTGAACGTCGAAAGTTGCGATGCCGGCCTTTACATCGTTGATATCTAAATATAAAAACTTTCTTTCTAACATCTTGTTGGCTAGTTTTTTCCATCGTCCTCCATAGTTGCGCCAACCAGCCGGATGGACTAAGCAAAGATAAGCTTCTTTATTTAGGAGATCTAATGTTCTATCAACAAACTTATCCCAGATCTTTTTTGAGGTTTTGTTCTCGGCTTTCTTTTCTTGATAAGGTGGATTTCCAACTATAACGTCAAACATTGAAAAACTCAACAAAATCATCAATCTCTAAGAAATTGCCTTGTCGAATGTTTCTGTCTACAATCTCCCTAGCCGCCTCATCATCAACGTTTAGACCTGCTGCTAAGATTGCTCGCCACTTCATTTTTATAACGTTGTCTTCCATTAGTTCGACTGCGTATGTGGTTTGTAGTGCTTTGTGCGGATCGTGGCCTCGTGACACTTTCTCTTTGATAATAGCCTCTACAAAGTTTCCGTCGCCTCCTGCTGGCTCTAAGAATGTTTTATCTGGTTCCCAAGCATCTTCTGGAAGCTTGCCTAACATTTCTTTTACTAGCCAGTCAGGTGTGAAGACCTCTCCGTTCTTTTTTATTCGATCTTCTGTCTTGATCATTATTTTTTCAGTTCGTCTAGTTTTCGAAGCGCCAACCCTAATACAAAGTTAGCATTCTCTGTGCTTAGTTGTGCTTTGTTGTCAGGTGGAAAGCTTCCGTAAACAAAATAAGTTGCGTCTTGAAGCTTGTTGTTTGCTTTTTCGGCTAGCTTCGTATAAAGAATCTTTGCTTCTTTTTTTAGCTTGGTATTCCATTTACCCTCAGCAAAGTCATCAATCACTTGTTTTACTTGTTTTCCATTCTTTTTGCCTTGACTAAACTCTTCAGCTAGTCTTGCAAGGTCCTGATAGGCATACCAGCCCTCTCCGTCGGCTCGGACCAAGGCAAGGGTAGTGCTACAAATCCAAATCCTTCCAGCGTTGATATGCGGAAGAATGTGACTAATGTAAATAAACATTTTAGCGTGGATTGGATTTGTTCTTTCAATAGCCATTTTCTGATATACCGGATATGCTAATAGCAGTTATGTGGACTTACGTATTCTCTGATTCGCCACTCGTTATTGTATTGCTCTTCAAAGCGAATCTCTAAGCTTACTCTATACTGGCCATCATAAGATGCGCAGTGCCACTTACAAACGTGTGAGTCATAGCCCGTTGTATGTTGAAGATCTGAGTTATAGCAATCAGGCCCATACCACGTATCAAAAGAATAATGTGGGACTACTGGATCTCTCATGTAAACTTGGTTAGTATAGATTTCGCAACTCGTCATAAACAACGTTGCTAAAAGTAAAGCAAATAACTTATTCATTTTTATTCTCCTTTGTGCTTGTTCGGTCAAACCAAACTTTTGGTACGAGCCAGTTCTTCTTTTTATAATCAAAAGCTAGGCTGGACCCATAATAGTTTCTTAGATCTTGGAATGTTCTTAGGGGATAAAACTCCTCTATAGTAATTAGCTCGTAATCTTTGTTTTTTATGTTATCAAAGACCCATTTTGTTCCTTCTTCGTATATTTCTTTGCCTTTTTCGGTAAAAAGCCGACGAAGGTTTCTTCGGGACTCGATAAAATCTTCTGCGGTAAAACAAAAACCAAGCGGTATGTCGTGTGTTGCGTCTTTGTTGTCGTATTGTAAAAAGACATTGTTTTTTCGGATGATCTCTCGCTTTTCTCTTAGGACCTCAAAGTCATACACCCCAAAAGGAGAAGAAACATAAACTTTATCGTATGTTGTCCATTTTGAGATAAACTTTGATACATAATAAGATGAATGTGCTGCCCAAATGATTTGCCAAGCAACACTCTCCATTTTGTTTATGTGCATTGAGTTTATAGGCACATAAAAAATTGGAATATATCTTTTGAGTTTCCATCCTTCTTTCTCAAAAGGCCGCCTTGCCCAAACTGGGTCTAATGCGACCTCCCCTATCCTTTCTTTTGTTAGAGGAATCATGTGAGGGTCGCAACAAATCCAAATACTGGAACATCCAACAGTTGCGCACTCCATTACCGACCTTTCTAGAAGGGTATAGTCGTGTTCTAATGGTGTTAGGCAATCATCCCATTCAAAACCAAAGTCAATGCGTCGGTCAAAAGAAGGAATAACTCCAACCATGTTTGTTACTGTTCCTAGTCCTGTCATAGCGCCGGTAAATCCAATTTTAGTAAACTTTCGCAAACACCCCATCTATGTTGGACGTTTGGGAAGCGAAAATTATCCACATTTTTATAATTTTTTTTCTCTAAAGAGTAAATTTCTCTTTTTTGAGGTCTTAATGAGATGCCACGAAAAAGGTGTGGCTTGTCTGCTCTAGCGTATCCTGTGATGCCGGCAGCCTTCATTATGTCTTGTGCTTTGAAACGAACAGAATAGTCAGCATAGTTGTGTCTGTTTATCTGACGGCTGTTTAGATAAGAGATCGCATAATGTTCTCTAACGTTTTTTGTGATGATCTCATTTACAAAAAAGTCATTGCCCTGAACTCCATTGCCTGGATATCTCAGTGGCTTCTTTGCTATAAGATAATCAACTATTCGAAACTCTTTTTTATTTTCGATGCTCTCGACCTCAAACGATTTGTTTTTTATCTGTTCAGCATCGAAAACGTGGTATGTGTTGGCTTTTACGTGAAAGTCAAACTTGTTGCTTGCGATAATCCTCATCTTTCCTTTGTGGAAATACATTCCATCGTTGAAAGGGCAATAGATTTTTGGGTAATGCCTTCCATGATACAAATGAAGAATCCCAAGCAGCTCTGATAAGCCGGAACTCATTATCTTTTTTGTATGAGTTTTATAATCGGCTTCCCAGTGATCGCTTGGGATCCCCACTTTATCAAACGTTTCTACCCATCTTTCATCGTATTCTAATCTATCATACATCTGAAAGTCTTCCCATCGGGTTGAGATGATTGGAAGTTTATTTTCTATGGCAAAAACCAATGAAGAAATGTTGCCCCCAACAACAACTTCATCGTATTCATACTCAATCATCCCCTTTCAGTGCTGAAAGATAGGCAAAGCCAAAAACGAGAACGAACGATGCAGTCAGTCCAAAAATAAAATAATCAATCATAACCAGCCTCCATTGCTTTTGCTGTGTGTGGGAACTCTCTTTCTAAGAACTTTTTCATTGCTTGTGCTAACACCCGAATCTCTTGTTGTGCTTCCGGCTTGTCTCTAAGCCCAATGAACTTTATAATGTTTGAGACATTAGCCGATGCATAGTAAGTTGTGTAGAGGTTCTGAGGCAGTACTCCTCTTGCTTGTTCTCGACAAACTCCTGCTCCAATCATTGTATCGAAAAGCTCAATACTTTGAACATGGTGGACCCGAACGTGATCGCTGACCCTTCGGGTTCGTAAGCAATGTTGTAGCTCTGGGTTGATCAGATCTTTATCGTTTGATGCTTGCCTGTTGCTTTTATGCTGGGTTCTAAAGCTTTCTGGCTCATAGAACTGCAGGTTGACGTTTGTGTATCGCCTTGAGATCTCGTTATAAGACCAAGTCCTATGGCGATGATGTTGAGAGCGTACAAACAAAGGCACAACACATCTAAAAGTGATTCCGCCGTGCTCAAACACTGACGTATGTTTATGCTTCACTAAAAAGTTGATAAGTTTTTTATCTTTTTCATCTAGATCTTCTTTCTCAACGCCAAATGAGGCTCTGGCCGCATTGACAGCCATAATGTCATTTCCCCATGATTGTATAAAGTCGCATCTTCCGATCTCATCTCCATACAAATAGATTGTTTCATCTTTGATTTCCATTAGCAACCCTCGATTGTATCAACAAGGCGTCGCCTCATTGATGGTCTAACATTATCACAGTCATAAACAGCAGTCCCGCATTCACTACAAGTATGTTGATCACAGACCAGCTCAGTCAAGCCGGATGGCCACTCTCCAATTGGAATGATCTCCCATACTCTATTGTCTTCTCCGATAACTTCTGGTATTTGACAAGGATCGGTATCCTGCAGGCATTCTAAAGTTGCATACTCATAGTCTGATTGCCAGTTAATACCGTAACAAATACAATCGGCTGCTGCTTTACGGGAAAACCCTAGCGCCAATAAGAGGGTACCCACTACTATTAGTTTTCTCATTTATCTCCTTTATCGGTAAGTGCCTAAAATGTGACTTTCTAGAATGAAAAACTGCTCTTTTCCGCTTGGATCGACAAAGCTTTCCATCATAGTTGTATCGACTACGACCAAGGTACTACCAACGTCGCTAGAAGAAAACACTGTGCACTGCTCTCCAACACCAAGAAGGCTAGCTGTTCGGTATCTTTGTTTTACTTCTTTCAGGTAGTCGTCTGGAAGCAGCACTTTTGCTTCTTTAGTTTCTTTTTCAGGCTCAGGCTCAATCAATGAAATATGCAAGAACCGATTGCAAGGGTTAAGATGCATCTGAATAACCTCGCTTTGTTGAGATAGTAGTCAAAAGCTTACTATACATTTCTTGTAGTTCTTCTAGGTTTTCATCCTTCTTGAGCATACGATAGGCCCTTACTGCTAGTCGCATCTCATCTCCGGTAAGCCATTCGTTTTCTTTGTAGTTCGCACGAAGATCTCGCTTTGCGTCCTTGTAGGGTTCCATTTCTTGCTCAATAGCATCAAAAGTCTGAATGAACTCTCGGATCTTTTCTGTCTTTTCTTCTTCTTTCATAATTGTCCTCCATTTATGTTAGTTTGCGAGCCGGGGGCGACGGGCGCTCCTCCACTCAACAGATATCATTCTAGCACGCATCCGGCCGGAAGTCAAGTGTTATTTGCTTCCGGCCGGATCGAGCAGAGCGGTCGTTATTTTACTTCGCAGCTTCCGGCGACGCAAGCTAGTTCGCCTGCTAAGTCTGTATTGTCTTCTGTTTCAATGATCTTTGTAAGATCAACATCTTTTAGCGCTCCAAGCAAAGCATTGTATTCTTCTTTTGAGCACTCTTGGAAAGGTAACTGAACGTGCGTGTGATCAGAATAGGGAAGAACAGAGAGACCGTTATAGACATTCCTGTTTTCCCACATCCATTCACCAACATCATCCCATTCACTTTCACGAACTGAGACAGTTGCTGAAACGTTGTGTGTGTTCTCTCCCTTCCGGTGTCCGGACTTTACCCAATCACGTGAAACTCGTTCAATGCGCTTGAGTAGTGATAGGGCGCTTTCTGTTCGGTAGATAGCCCCTTCAGGAGCCTTTTGAGGAACTGAAACAACTGCTGTGTCGTGTGGTCGGAAGTATTCATCCTCAACTAACTCTGGATGGTTCTCCGAGAGATAAGAATAGATTGCTTCATTCTTGCCCAAGCGAAGCCGACGAATGTAATAGTCACTATGCCACGCATGAATACCTGATGATGTTCCAAGCGTTAGTGAAGTTGTACCAGCCGGCTTCACACAAGTGGTTCTTGCGGCTTGTCGAATACCAATAAGATCGGCAACTCTTTTATTTTCTTCTTTTACTGATCTTGCGCCTGCTTCCATATCCAGATCCAACACTGCTCCTGATGCGATGCCGGTCATTGATACGCCAATAAGTGCGTCTTTCTCTGTTGTTCTTCGCCAAACATCACGCAAGTAGTGAAAGTCTGTATAGCCGGCTTGGAGCGTGCCTAGGAAAGCAGCAGCACGGCAACGAGCTTCATACTCTTCTTGTGAGTCAAGATCTGAAGCATTGATCTCAGTTAGGTTACAGAACTGATAAGGGCGAAGTGCGATTTCACAACAAGGGTTTGTCCCCCAATCCTTATCGTTTGATAGGTAGATACCGGGCTCACCTGAACCTGACTTTTGGATTCGATCCCAAAGTGAAAGAAAATAATCTTTATCAACTTTGTGGCGTAGGATTACAGCTGAGTTGTTTGCTCGACCACGGTGTGGGTTTGCTTCCCACCAGTCTCCAACCTTTGAAGCAATCATTTCATCATCATCAGCTGAGAAAAGAGCGATAAGAGCGGCACGGCGAATGCCTCCCGCAAGGACAGCATCCGCAATATGGCAAATCATATCATGGACTTCGATTGGGTCAAGCTTATCACCATCTTCCTTCTGTGAAAGAATGCCTTCAAGCTTTACAAGACACTCACGCAAAGGCTGCGGTCCTGGCGCTTTGCCTCCTGATGTAACTAGACGAGCACCTTTTGGTCGGATGTCTGAAAAGTCAAAACGAATCCTAGAAGTACCACGATAGTAAGATAAGATTAGTGCTTTTACAGAATCAGCCCAGCCTTCAATTGAGTCGCCAATAAGAAAACGACGGGTTCTTTTTTCATTTGGCCGGCGGATCTCAGGAAGCTTTTCAACGTGGTGAGTTTGTACTGAGTATCCCACACCTGTTCCTCCAAGAAGAAGAAACATTGTCTCGGAAAAAGCTGCTGAGTGGTCGATAGGCAGGTAGGCGCAGTTGTATACTCTGTTTGGCGCAACCTCAATAGGCTTTCCAGCAAACTGCATTGAGCGCATTGAAGGAAGAACCTTTCTAGGTCTTACATAGTCCTCATAAACATTGACGATCTCCCCGGCTAGATCTGGGTATTTCTTAACATGCAAATACATATTTCTATTTACCAACTCGTCCCAACTTTCCCTACGCTGTTGGACCGGGTCGTATTTGGCGTACTTCATGTGCACCGTGATGTCTGATAAAATCTTTGTAGCAAGTTCCATTAACTATTTTCTCCTTCAGTTTTCATTTGTTTGTATTGTTCTCGCAGATGATTCATCTGTCTTTTTGCTGTATTCTTTTTTAGATCTTCGATTGATTCATTTGTTGGCTCCAAAACTCGAATCTTAACATTGCTGGTATCCATATATAAAGGAAAAACTAGCCCATCCGCACCGTTTCTGTTTTTTGCGACATACAAACGGCCGGTATTATTGTTTCGATCATCGATTGTCCTAGAGAGCGAGCAAATAAAATCAGCAACAAAGCACTTACTAAATGCTTCTGAAATAGCTTCCATCGTTACGATTTCGGCATTAACACCAGAGCGGTTTGTCTGAGATGCGGTCCAAATAGGACAAGCGTATTTTTGTGCTAGACCTCGTAGGTTTTCATAGATAGATTCAAGTTCAAATCTTTTGTCCTTATAACTAGTTACGGACTTTAAAAGATCGGCATAATCAACAACGATTGTTCCAATAGGAATGCCTCTTGATACTAGCTTTTCCAAGTGGCGGTCAAGAGTCGCAACAGATGCTGATTTTGTTGGATACTCCTTTACAATAATGGCGCCCTCAATCTCTTTAATCGAGTCTAAAACATCTTCTTTTCTATTTCTTAGTTCGTTTAGTTTGATCTCGGAAATACAAGAATCGTATCTTTGTGCTACCACCTTATCAGACAGCTCTAGTGTATAATGAACAACAGTCTTACCTGCTTTCGCAGCTTGTGCTCCTAGATGGGCCAAGGCCATTGATTTTCCTGCTCCTGTTGGTGCGATAACTACACCTAGTTCTCCAATACCGTGGCCACCTTGTGTTAGATCGTCAATAAGCGACCATCCTGTTGTAACGGGGTGCCTGGGCTTTTCCACATACCGAGCATCAAAGTCCTTGATAAAGTCGTGACCAAAGTCATTGTCCATTCCAAGCTTTAGTGCTTCGTCGATAACTCCTTTCACCTCGTCAAACGAAGAGCTTTTGATCAAAGAGATAGAATGTAAAATAGCTTCTTGGAGTTTCTGCTTCTTGCAAAAGTCTAATGCCTGATTCTTAATATAATCAGAATCTGCTACAATCTGGTTTCCAATAGATTTTGCAACAAAGTTTCGAATCGTTGCCTGGACTGACTCTGGAAGATCTGTGATTTCAGTTCTTACCAAAGTCTCTAAGGTTTCTTCGGACGGATGAACACTGTATTCTGTTCTATGTCTGAAAATAAGCTTTGTTAGTTCTTGTAAAGCTTTGTTCTCGAAAAAAGACACGTCCAGGACTTCTTCCATTTGATCGGCAAAAGGACGATCGAACATAATAAGTTTGCAAAGCTTTTCTTGGAAAGACTTACCAAACTTCTCGAACCCGTCTTTATTACCAAATGTTGTATCTTTAATCATAGCTATGCTCCTTGTTTCGCTAGGGTTCTTTGGTTGTTCATTACCATTCTAGAAAAAAGACGGAGTGAGGACCAGTCATAGGCACCCAACCCTTCTTTAATCAGTTTCGCATCAAAGTCTTTTTGACTATACGAGAACGGTTCATTATACACTTCTTTTGTGCCGTCCGCAACCCCAATCGGAATGTCTGGCGCATAAAGTTGCATCATTTTGTAATTGCTGTATAAAAGGTCCTTGGACTCTAGCAGCTTTTTATGGACAGACATTTTCTTTTCTACCTTTCTACAGCCTTTGAGAATGTCATCAACCCCATAGAACTTATCCTCTGAAAGGAACGGAAAGGCCTTTACAAGCGTCTTGATGCCGACACCCTTCACACCGGGTAGGTTGTCTGATTTGTCGCCCTCTACGGCCCTAGCCAGCGCCATATTGGTTGGGTGAACTTTATACTTTTCTGTTACTGTTTTATGAGTCTCAAAACTATCTGAAATGGGACGGTATAAAATAGTATCATTAGAGCAAAGCTGTAAAAAGTCCTTGTCGCTGGATACAATGATCTTTACTGCGTCTTTCGAGCCTGGGAAAGTACATAAATAAGCAATAATATCATCAGCCTCTATTCCTTTGTGGAGGTATTGCTTTACCGGCAAGGTCTCCAAATACTCTATCAAGCGCAGTTGTTGCCAAACTTTGTTTTTTAGTTTGTCATCGTCAGTAAGATGGTTATAGTTCCAATTCATTTTGATTGGCTTACGACCTTCTTTGTATCCTTTGTTCTCGGATCTTTTGCGAACTGCCCCTCCTGGTCCGTCCCAACAGATGTGGACTTCTTGCGGATCGATCTCACGAATACATTTCTGCATTGACTTGAGAAAGCCATAGAACCCACCGATCGGATCCCCATTAGGTCCAAGAGAGGGGTTTACAACATATGACCTCAAAAACATATTGAGGGCATCGATGATCATAATCTTTTTATTCGGCATTTGCAAACCATCCCTCACTCAGAAAATAGTCGACTAGTTCTTCGGCCATCTGGGCTGGTAAGAAACTAATCTCTCCTTCAAGTGTCCCGTCTGCTAATGTGTTCGCAAATACAAGGGTCTTTGTAGGGGCCACACCCCCATTTCTTGTCTTCCAAAGTCGTTCAAAATGGTCTTGGATTGACCCTTGACGAGTATACATGTCTTCTGGTGTTAGTCTAATAAAAGCTTTTTCGCCTGACGTTCTTGTTGTCGGCCCGAACTTGCCTCCGGATAATGCGTGCCAGCTTGTCGCAATCAACGTTTTTCCATCTTTTCGCATTTCTTTTACAACACCATACCGCTCGCCATATGATGGGTTGTGGTATTCAACTAGTTGTCCGTTCATAATTTCATTTCTCCTATAAATTTTTCGTCGACAGAGTAAATCACTCGTCTGATACCAACGTGCCGCATTGCGGCTTGGCACATACAACAAGGCTTTGACATACGCCATTCTCCTTGTGGGCTAATGCGCACGACATAAATGGTTGCTCCAGAGGTTGAACGTCTGTCAACCCCTAGAATACAACCAAGTTCTGCGTGAACAGTAGCGTGTTCTGGTTTTTTCTTGAACTTAGCCGCAAAAGAATTAAACTGATTCTTATTGACGCCCAAACTCAAAACTTTTGATCCCTTCGCTAAAACAGCACCGTGCCTAAACACAGGGAAGTTAGAGGTGCTGGCCTGCTTTGCAGCAAGGCCCAGCATCCTCCTTTCCCTACTCGTCGGTGCTCTCTTCGTCGTAGTAATCTTCTGCGTTTCCTGTTCTTTCATCGAATTTCCTTACTACTACTTCGTCCATGATATCTAAGATCTCACGTCGGAATAAAGGATCTTCTAGCTCTTTGAGCCAATCAGCAGCACGGAACTTTTTCTCGGTCCCATCACGGAACGTTAGAGTATACCACGCACCGGACTTTACTCGATCGGAAATCTTAATTGCATCCAACCAAGACTCCTCATCAAGAATACCTGGGCTGTCTGTCCCAAACATAATCTTGAACTCACAGTTTCGACCTTCGGTTCCAAACCTTGACTTTTCTAGCTTACAGCGCACAAGCTTACCAAGGCGGAAGCCAGTTTCATCTGTAATAAAGTTTTTCTTTGCTTTTGAACCTGTAAGCCAAATCCGAAGCGAATAAACATACGAAAGTGCTTTGCCGCCTGGAGTGAAGAAAGGTGTGGTCATTGCCTCAGCGATGTTTGAGGTAATGTTTGTTTTGAGCTGATTTAGAATCAAAACAGTTGCTTGCTTGTCTGCGACTGGAATTGAAAGCTTTTCTGTTCCCTTTGCTAGCACTCTTGGCTTCATTGCCATTGTTGCTTGAGGGTTGAAATCTTTCTCTAGATCTGCTCTTGCTGGTGTCATAGCCAACGAGTCCCAAATAAACAAAACACGATCTTCGGTTTGTTCTAGGATTGTTTCTATTGATCCAAGCACATCTTCAACGGTAGTTGCCTGAACATAAAGCAAATCCTCTAGCTCACAACCTGCCGACGTCAAGAAAGCAGGATCGATTGATGATTCTGAATCAAAATAAACAACCTGAATACCTTTACGTTGAGCCGAAGCAGCAATCTGTGCCGCCATGTAAGACTTACCCGTCGACTCCAGGCCGGCGATTTCAGTCCACTTCCCAACAGGGATCCCGGCAACTTGACCCTTACAAATAATAGAGTCAAGCCACCGAGAACCTGTGGGGATCCAATCTTTCACCTCTGTTGGGTTTTCCTTTGTAAGATCATGAGCGACGATTGCGCCCATTTTCTTATTTAGGATATCTTTTAGATCTTTGATCCCCATAAACCCCCTATACCAAGTCGGCAATTGCGTTGGCCACTCGACTGCCGCCACCAGAGCGGATAGTCTCACTAGCCATCTCTTCCGGATCTACGTCGTCAGACATAAGAAAGGCATCTAGGATTTCCTGAACCTCTGCCGGAGTCTTTCGGGTTTGCATTCCATCAATGTCCGGAAGGTTTGCGAGCCACTCTTCGGTCTGATTCTCATCCTTGGAAAGCTTTGTAGCCTTTGGTCGAGGACGAACCACGGTCTCAGGATACATCTTACCATTCGGCTTATCGTAAGTAACCTTGAGATCGAATCCAGCACTTGGGTCTGTGATGTCACCAAAGTCCGGATCCAGCACAGTCTTTAGAAGCTCCTGGTATACAGTCTTCGAGTAAGACCAAACCTTTGGACCATCATCTTCCTGTCCACGAACAATTACAGGTGAGAAGAAACGAGCCTTAGCAGACAAGTCACGAGCCATGTTTCGGCTTTCTTCCGAACCCTCATCATAAAGTTTTCGCACGAACCGATCAAGCGCATCATCCTCGTTGAAGTTCTTCTTTGGCGAGAGGAACGGTTGAGAGTCGCCCACACGATAGTGGACAAAATACTGCTTGAATGGATCGCCATCAGGCGTAGGAAGAATACGAATCTCATAAGTATTCCCGATCTCCATCTTTAGATACCGACCTCCGCCGTTACCCTTGTTGTTCAGCTTGTCAAGCTTCTTCTTCATTTTGCTCATATCAATAGCCATGTGTACCTCCTATGGTTGGCTGCGGCGACCCGAATGGCCACCGAATTTAGTTTATTATACACCAGAGAGTGGCGAATGTCAAGCACTCGTTTCTCATCGGTCAGACGCCCTTGAGCGCCTCACATTAGTTAGACGATCGAGCGCCGGATCTTATCCACGTAAAAACGAAAAAATGTCCGGCGGCGATCGTGGTGCCTCAGTTCTGGTTTTCTATCAACTGTTCTTGGATCATCGTGCTGTATTGAACAATATATCCATAGTTGTGTTCTAAGTCCGAGCGATAAATAACAAATGATGATGCATTTGATGGCTCTGTATTGTTTGCTGCTGTGTTGATGTCTTTAATGTTCATCAGCCTAGCCGGTTCCTTTAGCGCCTCATCGTTCAGAACATAAGTATAGCTCGTCTCTCTCGGGAAGTCAAGAGAATAAAAAAGTTTTTTTTCACCGTTCTCGACGTTAAAGGCTCCAAACGTTGCGATGCGGGCGGTTTCCACCGGATCGTCCGTCGTATTTAGCACGGGGCGCTGGTCCTTACAGAAGTTGATCATGTGAAAAGTCGAAACAATAAGATCGTTTAGTTGTTCATAATAGTTTAGAATGTTGACTTCTGGGCTGATCTTCTCTAAGGCCATATTATCAACAATAAACATTTTTTCGATCAATCCGGAGCGAGCAAACTCCTGCATAACCATCAGGGCGGCTCTTTGTTGTAATTTTGCTGTTCCGTTGATTGTATTTGGGTCTGATTTAACAAAGATAACCGTTTTTGGGTTTTCTTTGACTTCTTCCATCAAAACCAAGGAAGTTGCTGCTGACCTTGCTGCTCCATTAACAACAAAAAGCAACTTATCGTCTGCAGCAAAGGTTTTTAATGTTTTTGACCACTTTTTCTTGGTCTCGAACATCTTACTTTCTAACTCTTCTACTTTTTTCGTTTTCGGGATCTTGATATCACCTTTTTCAGAAACGCAAAGAACAGAATAATCATAATACTTTTTAAAATGTTCGGCAATCTGGCTTCCGCCGTCGCCAATACCAATAACTTTTTCAATCATAAAGCAATCTCCTGCATACCGCCGAGTGTCTTACCTGCCTTGAGGGTCGTTCGAAAGTCTCCAAAGCGAGTGTTAGAGAAAGTATGCACCAAATCGTCGATCAAGTCAAGATCTTTTTTGCTTAGGTCCAAAATAATACAGTCGTGAACGATAAAGGCTAAGCTTGTTTGGCGTCCTTTCAGAAGTTCATTGACTTTGCTTGCATTCTCATAAACAACGTCTGCGGTTGTTGACTGAATAACATAATTGATTGCGTGGTCGTCATCACACTCAATCGCACGACCAAATGGTGTCTTGATAAAATCGTGATGGAACCAGTCAGTTTTGATCTTATCTTTATCGTAAACCTTTTCCAAAGTTTTGTTTGCGGCGGTTTTACCGTAAAGCCACTGGAAAGCTTTCTTCTTTGCTTGATCACGATCCTCAATGCGAGAGAACACGTTTTTCATGTTCCATTCGTGGATGTCTTCTTCGGGCTGTTCTTTACCGGCCAAAGCCAACATTGTGCGAAGTTCAGCTGCGTTATAGTCCAACTCAACAAAAAGATCGTTATGCGGACGCACTGCTGTTTTGAACTCGTGCGGGAGGTTGAGAATCGGGAACGTATTTGGCTTTGTGCTCAACCTTCCTGTGATTGTGCCATAAGGATCGTAGTGAACCCACTTGTTTATACCTCTCAGGCTTCGTAGTTTGCCTTGTAAGGCCTTTGTCGTGCTTACCTGTGCCGCCACATCAAAGTCAAAAAGAACTTGCTTGTGGTTCATCTCAGAGAGAAGTCGGTGTACTTCCAATAGGTGGTCATAAGATCTTGGCTTGGTATAGTTTTGTAGAACGTTTTCAGTTATTTTATTTTTTACCTCGCAAAGATCAATCAGGAAAGAAAGCGGCATAAAGTCGTATACGCACCATTCTTGGACGTTAAAGTCGACGGCGCCAAAAGCCATGTTAAAAGCTTGGAGTTTTTTCTCAATCTCCAAGTATTCTGGCATAACATCGGCTGGGCAACATTCTTTTAGAGAGCGACCACCAGCCCAAATGTTTCCAACCTGTAGCTCTTCTTTGTCGGTTGCGTGGTGATAAGACCAAGTTTTTGCGGCTTTTGTTTCAGCACCGTCAAAATGAAAAACGCCGTCTTCATAGACAGCGTGGCATTTGTTTTTCGTATCAAGGGTTTGGAACATTAAAAAACCGGGGTGAGCGTGGTGGTCTTGGACGATCTCCTGACTTGGGCTACAGTATAGCGCATTGCGGACGGCATGTCAAGAGAATTCGCCACGGCCAAAGCGTTATGAAATACCTTGTCTTTATTTGGCATCTCGTTTTGGTTTGTTTCCGATAGAAGCGCAAAAAAGTAAAGTTTTAGTTTTTGCTCTTTTGTTAATGTTCCTTCTTTATTAATGTTTTCTTTTATTGTTCTTATTTGGTTCTTGCACATCTCGTTTGGAAAATAGATCTTGTCCTTGTCAGAGAAGTGGTTCGCAAAACGGTCTTTGTTGTATTGATTATACATTGTTGTAATCATCATGTCAAGATAACTAAACTCTAAATCAAAATAGTTAAAAAAGTTGTCAGTATAGAACTGCTTGATGTCAACGTTATTTATCTTTCTGTATGGATTATACACCAAGCGATAAGGATTTGCAAGATCAACCTCAAAGCCTTGTAAATTTGCTATCTTTACATAATCGTTGGTGCTTCTGGTATTTCTAAGAAAGTCTGTAAAGATCCCTGTTGGGCTACCAGCGCCTTTTTGCTTTATGACTATTGATAATCCGGTGTTTTCGAAATACAACCGTTTCTTAAAGTTTAAGTTGTAAAAAGTCAAGGGCAAGATGTTAGAGTATTTTCCAATGTAATCTAGAAAGGTATTATAAAAATCTGTGACGTTTCTTATCTTTATATTTCTTCCGTCTATGTAATTTACAAGTAAGCCATAATAAGTATTTAGATTGTTTGCGTATGCTTCTAATAAGTTGTTATTGGAAAAGTCTGGTTTTTTTGTAAAGTTATAAAACTCGAAACCAACTTTCTTCTGAAGCATTTTTCTTGTTATTAGATCTGTAAACTTTTTGTATTGTTCGGCTACTTCTTCTAAAACAAAAGAATCTTGACTAAACCCAATAAGTTTGTCGTCTTTTGGGATAAGTGGAAACAAGTCTGTATCTAAGAAAAGCTTATAGTCTAGATCACTATTATAGTTTGTTCTAATCCTTCTTGAGGAGTTTTGTATGATTTTGCCTATGTTAAATTCTTGTATGGTCATTTAATTATTAAAATCCGAGATCTGAGAGTGTTGAGTTCACGTTTCGGCCGGCTTGTGTGGTCGCTGCGGCTGCTGGCTGGCTAACATTGTTGTTTAAGGTCTGGCCGGCTTGTGTAACCGCTGCAGCTGCTGGCTGGCTATAATTGTTGTTTAAGGCTTGGCCGGCGCTTGTAACTATGTCGCTAGCAGCCGACGCAAGTCTCTCAAGGGCGGTGGGCGGTTCTTGAAGTACTTCATCCGCTGCGCTGGAACCGGCCTGAATGATTTCCAATTCAGGTCTGTTGCAACTGGTGCCGGAAAACGCCTCCCAACTAGCTTCAACTTCTGTTTCAAATTTTCCATCGGATCCAATTGAGTTTATAACTTTATTAATAAAATAATACCCACCCAAGCCTAAAACTCTTGCTGCAGAAGTAGAACCGTGACCATAGCCGACCATTGATGGGTTGATATATATATACGTCCCTGGAAAAATGAAAGGGGCACCAAAGATTGTTATCGTAGCATCATACTTTTCTCTTAGTGCTGACAGGTTTAAACCACCAGCACGGACAATCCTGCCTTCTCGGCGTCCTTCAATTTCATCTTTTCGAAATTTAATTGATTTTAAAATACCTCTGTCTGAACCTAACTTCACGTGATATATCCCTACCCGAGCATCCTCTTCTTCATCAGCTTTGCGCTCTATGGTCTGACCATTACTGCGTAGGATAAAATAAGAGATTAACCTTTGATCGCCAGACGATGGAGCGGCGGATATCACATTGCCAACACTTCCTGCATAGACAGGCTCCTTGTCAGCAACGCTATTCCTATAATCTATACCGGCCTGGAGGTCAGGCGCCAGGCCGGGACCGCCGAATATAGCGTCTCGGGTTGCAGCGTCTCGAAGCTGGTCGCTTATACCTATGTCCGGACCTTCAAAAGAAGCAACATGCGGCACTCCTTCAGGGCTAACAATGTCACCAGATGAAGCCAATCTAATTGAGTTGACATAGGAAAACTTACTTGCCAAATCCTTAATAAAAGCAGTCAAGCTGTACCTTGTTTTTAATGGCCTTATGATATTTTCAATAAAGAAAGATCTAAAGCCATCAATTGAAATGAGCATATCGGAATAATTATAAGCTTTTCTAGTGTTGTCCATATCTCTATAGGTGTAGAGCCCGGTAATAAATTTAAAATCGTCCGATCTTTCCTTCAAAGCAGTGCCTTCTGTGTTTTTTAGGCCCTCAACAACTCTGTCTATGAGGTCTCCTAATCTTATAAAGTTTATTACAAGCCGGGCGCCGTCGTTCTCGCTATAGTTTTCTAGAAGTCTTTCTCGTTGAGCTGCATCCAGATCAGCATCAGAAAGGTTCGGTGTGTCGGCGGCGGCGGCGCTAGCAGCGACTTCGCCGGGGTCGATTCCAGTTCCCTGGTGGAAGAACCCCTGGCTGACATTGAATTGGGAATTAGCGCTAAGGTTCATTAGGACACTTTCTGTAAGGCGCCTTATTTCGAGGCTTCTGAAGTCATCGTTAAACGGAACCCGAGATTCCTTAACTTCGGCGGCTCTTATTTCTTCAATGACGTCTGCGTTTATTGTAACTTTCCAAACCTTGTTGCCTTCCAGCAGTCCAGTAAATATATTATTATAATTTTGAATAATATTATCATTTCCAGTAGTTCTCAACGCATCCAATAGAGCAACCTCTCGTTCGTTCAACTCGTCGGTGTCGGTGTCAGTATCGGCAGAGTTGTCGCTAGTGCTAGTTCTAGAAGTCGCACAAGGATCCAATTCTTGCTTGTCGGCTGGAGATTCTTGCTCCGTTTGGCCGGCAGTATTTGCAGCTGCTTGATTAACTGACTCGATAGCGGGAGGAAGACCGATTCTTAGTATGTTAAGCGACTCGTCAGAAAAATACTCATCGATAGCTGAAAAATAGCTAATGTCTAAAGTTAATGTGCCGTCGGCATTGAAGTTTAGGCTATGATCCTTTAAAGATAGACGCAATCTGGTATTTGTTTGGTTGATGATCTCTTTTAGTGCTCTTACACTTTGATCGTTGGCAAGGTCGTGGTTGATTTTATGATCAATTTCCCAACCTACATGTGCTAAAATTTCATATTTATAAAGAGGTTGCGCAGATTCATCATCACCGTTTGCGATTCCAACACCAGCACCAATAAGGCTGATCAAGTCAGTATTTCTGGGGTCCTCTAGGGCAGCTTGTGCATCATTGGCACTAATTCCAATAAAGTCGCTTAAGCTTTGAAAGAATAACGATATATCAAAATTAACAAACGATCTAACGGTTTCTGGATTGTTGCCTTCGTACGACCAATTAACACTTTTAATTCCAGCGCCGCCGGCTCTTCCAGATTTAGATTGAGTTATTCTTTCAAGTGATTTATTTTCTGTAAATGATTTAAATTTAAATTCTAATATCCCGTTGTCGATTTCACTGTATGACCCATCGTTGTTTTTTTTATATATTTTTTTATACAGTCTTATTTTTGGCACTAATAAAGATAGATAAGGAGTTCTGATCGCAAAAAATGGAAGAAGGTCGGGTCTTCTTAAAAGAAAATTGATCAACAGGTGCTCATCTGGTGTGCTTACTTGCACGATGTTTGTCTGACTGGTGTTTTCTAAATCAAAAAAGCTCTCAATTATTCGTTCGTTAAGACATGCCAACACTCCTTGCTGCCTGTTTAACAGAAAGTTTGCCGCTTCGTTTTCGTCGGTTGTTTCGAATTGCTCTGAAGTACTGGTTACGCTACCAGGGTCGTCTCTGATTTGAATTTCAAGTTCACGCACTTCATCGGCGTCGTGGCCACTGGTGACGACCAAGTCTCGGTTTGCCTTGCGTTCGTCGAGGGCGTCTTCCCGCATCCTACGTGTAACCAGCTCCCCTTCAAACCTCGGCCGGCCGCTCCGGAGCACGTCTCGAAATTCCCAAGTGAAATTTTGTTCCTGGAAGCTGCCTAGTTCAAATGTGGCTCCTTGTCTCTGCTTCGCCTGGGTGAAAGCCAACCAAGGTTCTATGATGTCCCGAGTCAACCTTACATTTTCCCTTAGCAGCTCTCGGTCACTATCTGAAAGCGCAGCCATTTAGATAAACCTCTCGTAGATTTGCTCCAAAGGAAAAGGAATCAAAACTTCATCCCCCACAGAAAAGTGTGCGTCGGTTGGCTTTTGATTGAACCAAGCAATAACCCACCAAAGCTTTGAGTCTCCATAAAATTCAAAAGCTAATTTAAACAACCTTGTTCTTCTTTGCCAAATAGCAGTTCGCATTGAATATTTTTTCCTTTCCTCGTTGGAGAGAGGCTGGATATGAGCTGTTTCAATCAACCTGGTGTTTATTAGGTCTCTGGATCTTAGCATTTCTCTTGTTGCCGGCGCTCTATTGGCTTGGAAAATTCTTTTGTTTAAATATCTTGACATTGTTTAACTCTTTTGCTAGTCGGTTCCGGATTCTGTTATCCCGCTTGTATCACCGGCCGTACTTGCCTCGGATAAGGCATTCGTTGCTGTGAAGCCAAGAGCGACAGCTGCTTGGCCAGCTTCGGTAGCGCCGGCAGCTGCGGAATCAATACTTGCCAAGGCCCTTCCAATGCGACCTTCGGAAGTTGAGGGTGTAGAGTCGGATATAAAATAAGGAAATTCGGTCATGTTTGTTGCTGGCATACCTTCAACATATCCCAGGTCGTGGGTGTGAAGGATTGTGGCTGAAAAACTTATTGAGAAGAAAGCAGGAATTGCCGAACCAACTTTATCAACCCAGCCGGCAGACCCATCAAATTTAAAACTATGGGAAAAGTTGTTTATGCCGCAAACTAGTCCAGATTCTGGGCTGTCACCGGAAATTCCTTTTGAATGGTCATAAATCAAATTTGCAAACTTTATACGCAATAAAGGAGATGCTGATATCGTATTTGAAGTGCCACTAGTTGAATATGCTGGATAAAGAAAACTAATCAATCGGTTGAGATTGGTTAAGTTTCTTTCTGCCGTTTCGATACTGTCGGAGGGCACATCAAAAGCAACATCGATTGTTCTTTCAGTGTTTTGAAAAGTTAAGATTGGATCCTGTCGTCCAAAAACGTTCTCAGAAGTCCAATTCGGAGAAAACTTATCTTCCAACTGAGTTATCAAGGCCGGGAATGCAACAAACATACCGGAGATTACAGAATAGAATTGAAAATAATATTGCTTTTTTTGCGCATATGTAGATATATAATTTGCCATCAGTTTCTCCTATTTTATCGAGCGAGAGCGGCGCCCGTAAATCTTGCAGTATCATAGCGGTCAAGCCACTTAGCCAACACTCGCCCATCAAGCTCTATCACGTTCGTTGTTCCTTCATTGTTGGCTCGCTCGTTGACCAGTCTGCTAATTGCTGCAACCAGCTGGTTAGTGCTTTCAGCACCTTCAGCGTTTGAGACGGCGCCAATAATCGTCTCTATTCTTGCTACTTGTTCAGCTTCGACGGTTGAGGCAATTCGCATTAGGTTGGCCAATGAGTCTGCTGTTGCCTTGAAAGCAACCGTTTTTTCTGTGCTATCGGGGAGTTCATCTAAAGCTTTACCAATAGCAGCTATATATTCAGGCACTCCCGTATCTGTTAAGGACATTGATGCTAGTTGCGCCATAGAAGAAAGGACTGTGGCAAAGGACGATACTTTTTCAACATTTAATAGATCTATCTGCTCTCTAACCTTCCGGAACATTTTTCCTAACTTTCTAATCCCGAATCCGGCGCCGGGTATAGCTAGAACTGCTACAGCTGCTGCGAGGGCTAGCGCCCCAAGGGACATTTTAAGCAAACTTTCTCCTATTGCCAAAATGTTTCCTGCATCCATCCCTGCAAAGCTCGCAACTAGTTTTGACACCCCAAGAGCAGCGACGAACGTGCCGGCACCGACCGCAAGCATAGCGACGCCAAATGCCGAGAACCCGGCAATTGCGGGCGCACCTGCGGTCGCCATTAGATAGCCAAGGCCAACAATTGCGGCACCAAGCAGCCCAATTGCAAGAACAGCACCGGCGATCTGGCCACCATTTAAATCACCGAACGCCGCAACCAATGTCGACATCCCCCAAGCAGCCAAACCAATGCCGGCGCCGACCATAAGCATTGCTGCGCCAAACGCCAGCAAGCCCTTGGAGCCCTCGGCGGCTTTCTTACCGAAGCTTTTAACTGCATCACCGGTATTTCCTGCAATCTCTTCAACACCTTCAGAAGCCTCTGCGGCAGAACCTACTAGACTTTTAAATTTCGACGAGACTTTGTCGACCAGGAACTCGACGCTAGCGCCCGCCGCCTTGGAAAATAGTATAAATGCTGCCTTCGCACCGATCAAGCCGAGGGTCAGAGCAGCGAAAGAGCCAATTATTGAACCGCCGAGGGCGTCGGAAAGTTTCAAGAGACCATTAACCAGCCCGTTTAAAGTTTGCACAATAGGCCCAACAATGAGCGCCAAGTTGCCCATAAGAACCTTAAACTTATCCATTGCGGTTGAAGCTTCTCTTGTCCTATCGGCTAACTCTTCTGCAGACATCCCGGCATGCATTAGCTCTGCGGCTGTTTCGTGCACTTCTTCACGAGTTGCTCCAAATAACTGTGCTGCCTCTTCCATCGAGATGTTAAGTGCATCTGAAACTTCCCTTTTCTGGAAGCGATCCATTTCGTCAAAAGTCATTGAAGACTGTTCCATTGCTCTTTGTAATAGTTCTATTCTTTCTTCTTCTGTAGCATTCAAAAGAGAATACGTATCAAGCAAGTTACCACCTAAGACCATGTTCAGGCGTCCGGCTGCTTGTGATGAGGCCTCAAAGGTATCGTATTGGCCCACAATGTTATAAAGGCTCTGAACGGACATTCCGGTTGCTTTTGCGGCTGCTTGTAGTTCCAAGAAAACGTCAAGTGCGCCATCACCCATCTTTGCAAACAGCTCGCCCATTCCGACAAGGTCAGCCGACACTTGACTAAAAGGTATACCAAGAGCATCTGCTGCGCCGGCAACTTCTCTCATTGCCGTTTCTGTTTCAGCTAATGACATTCCTGCGACTTTTGTAAATGTCTGTGCCATACCTGCGGCGTCGCCACCAAGTTTCTCTATTTGCGCAGATAACTCTATAAAGCCTTGCTGTGAGCCTCGTGACAACTCTGAGAACTCGCTAAAGTTTGAGTAAAGGTCTCCCATTACCCCAACGGCTTCGGCGCCGCTGATGCCCACAAGACCCAAGGAATCTCTAGTCTCAAATGCTGCTCTTGCAAAGTCACGAGAAGCCCCTGTGTTCTGAACGAAAGAAGCACCGGCGCTATCAAGGGCAGAAACTGCCTTTATGGTTGTTTCAGCAAGGAGTTCCAAACTTGAAAAGAACATCTTTGAAACACTTAGGCCCTTAGCAGCGTTAAAAGCATATGCCCCAAATGCGGCTTTAAGTGCGGCGCCCAGGCCTTTAGCTCCCTCTCCAGCTTCAAGACTAGCTACTGCCGCTCTGGAGAAAGAATTACTTATCGGGGCAATTTTATCAGCTAAGAGGCCGCCTTGTGTTGCAGAGTCATTAATTGCGCTTGAAAGGTTTTCTGTTAATTCTAGCGTTTTTTGGAGGCCTGCGAGGCGCTCGACGTCGATCTCGGCTTGGCCTTCCGAAAGCTCATAAATTTCCTTTTTTGTTAATGCTATTTGTCTTTCAAGATCCGCTTGCCCTTGTGTTAGTTGGCCGGACTTTACTTGGGCTTCAAGTTCTTTTAGCGAGAGATCTAAACTTTTTTTCTTTTCTAAGTTTAAAAGCTTTTGTTCTTCAAGGGAGAGCTTTTTTCCTTTTGCAACTTTTTTAGATATCCCAGCTAATTCCTTTGTTTTATTTTGATCATCATTCGCCATTACAAAATTACCTTAAAACCCAAATTACTTAATGGGCCACTTCATTCCAGTTTCACGCTCAAAGTTCCTGACAGCTGTGTTCAACTTTGACTTTGAAGCGTAAGTGCGAGGGTTGTTCAAACCGTATTTTTCAACAGCTTTCATATATCTTTTTTCACCACCGATGGCCCTTGTAAAAGAGTCGACTTGAGATCTTGTTCCGGTAATGTGGGAAACATCAAAAATTCTTGAATAATCTTTAAATCCAAGCATCTTTAATATTGTTGATTTTAACTTAGCCCCTTGACGGGCAGCATAATATTCTTGAACCAAATCACCTGAATTTAAATTCAATGTGTTCTCTTCATTAATTTCTTTTCGTTCAGACATAATTTTCCTCCTAACACAGTAAATAGTTTATAAAAGAAAACCCGCCATAAAGCGGGTTTTGTTATTTGTTGCTTTTTCTAGCTTTCTCCGTTGCTTCTTTTTCGTCTTCCTTTTGTTTAATCAATCTTTGAATAAACCATTTTCTGAGGCCGACTGGAATTGAATAAGATTCGAACAAAGAAAAGCCGCCATGGTATTTTAGGGCAAACAACTCTTCGTAGATTGCTTCTTGGTAACTAGATGTCAGGCCAAAGGAAGCGAAAGTTGATTGGTAGATCCATTTCAACCTCCGTATCACAGGAAGGGCAAGTAAAGTCGCCCTTCATCTCAACCCCTGGCTGGATGTCTTTCATTACCTGCTTGAGCTTCTTGGAGTCCCGAAGAGGCATGTTTTCTACATAAGATCCAACTAAGTCCGGATTATCATTTACAGAAACAATAACGAGCCTGTAAGTTTCTAGGCCGGCTGAAAAGTCAACGTTATGCTTTTTATATTTCTTTTCCTTGTCGGCTAAGGCTTTTTCATCCTTGCCTGTTAGAAAGCGTATCTCAACTTTGGCTTTTGTCTTTGGTGCTGTAAAGGTAAATGTTCCTTTCCCTGTTGCCTCAACGCCTTCGGACAAAGTTAGAGGTTTGTTGCGAACACATTCCTCCAAGTCAAAAGTTACTTCGGTTTTTTTCATACAAGAGCGGCAAACTGCCTCAACTGGGTATTCATCACCATAAGCAGATCTTCGCACTTGGGTCAAGATCGCATTCTTGTCTCCAATCAAAAGGTCGTCTAAGTCAAAGTCTTTTGTTACCATCAAAGAGCGTAAAAGCTTTTCAACAACAGTGCCTTGCTTTAGGTATGATTGGTTTAGAAGAATGTCTTCCTCCTTAGCGGTCATTTGTCTTACTTCTATTGTTGGGTTCTTTCGAAGAGGATGACCCTCTGGATAGAACTCACCATTTGATGGAAGCTCAACAATATCATTTGCGGCCACAAAAGAAAAGTCAGCACCCTGCTGGGCCATTGCAGGTGCTGGTTCCGGGGATGCCTGGGGGACTTCGGGAGCCCCCAAACGGTCTTGGTTATTTCTCATTATACTCCTATGAGGTTAATAAACTTTTTATGAGCCGCCGAAGCCTTTAATTGGGTCGGCGCCGTCAAGGAAATTGAAAAAGTCGTAACGAAGTTCAACTTTAATTTCACTTAAATCTTCATTATCGTAAGACAAAGACTGAGGGAATTCAATGTTTTTCACCCAAGCATTTTGAAGGGTAAACCCTATTTTATTTTTTTCACCATCCTCACCAGACCCTAGCTGCTCAATCGTTACTTCTCCTAATGCCCCAACGGACCCTCTTTTGGTTAGTAATGATGTAGCGGCGGGCGTTTGACCATCGGGAACCTTATATCCTGAATTAACAAAGCTTTTAATAATTGTCTGCGAAGTCGATTCATTAATGGCGTCGACCACAGTAAAGGAAATAGTGTTGTATTCTATAGTTCCAGGAAAATAAAACCTGTGATTTAAGAAATGATGTGTTGCTTCGCCAACTGTTATCGTTGGAAGGTTAACTCCTTTCACTACCCAAGTATCTAGATTGTTTACACGAAGTAAAAACTTAAAATTACGACGGGGTTCGGTCTCTGTGCTGCTGCTCCAAAATGCCATTTATTATTTCTCCTTTATCTTAAATAGTCTTAGCTATCAAAACTTGCGCCGGAGCGGAAAATTTCGAAGTCGATTGCAATAAACTCAACTGCCCTGGTCGGCTTGAGGAGTACTTTTGCATACAGTATGTTCCGATCGACTAGATCAGGTGTTGTTGTTGTCTCATCAAGAATGAGCCTATAATCTTCTAAGCCAAACTTAGCCTTGACATCATTCAAGAGCGGCCGTGCCCTAAGAAGGAACTGAGCCCAAGTGTCACGAACATTCGGCTGGAATAAAGTTGTACTTGCGATTCTTGAAATTTCCTTCTTGAGGAAAATAAGAAGTCGACGAACATTGACTCGGTCAAGCGCAGAAGCACTAGCCTGAAGTGTTTTCTGTCCGAAGATAACGATTCCTTCTTGTGGGAACTGCGCAATCGGGTTAACGTTTACGCCGTATAAGTCATCTCTCTCCTTTGAGGATAGTCGCTTAGAAACGCCAGTTGCTACAATGCCGGTTGAGCCATCTGAGAGGCCGCCACGGTTAAAGCCAGCTGGTGCGAACCAAGGCTCCGCAACTCTTTCTGTGTAACCAAACGCTGACATTGCTGCCACTGTCGCAGGAACATACAACACAGTGTTTGATCCTCGGTCTCTTATCTGAACTGCTGGGTAGTAAGCAGCGCCGTAAGAACTATCAAAACCTCGTGTCTTCATAGTGGTTACAGCAGTGCTAGGATCAGGAAGTGCAGTTCTGTTTGTTCCTATATCGCCGGAAGTTAGCTCAAAACGAGGCTTGTAATCGTTTTCGATATCGATAATAGCCAATGTGTCTTTTCTTTCCTCGGCCATATCAACCAAGTAGTCAGTTACAAGAGGGTCGGACAAGCCCGGCACGGCTACAACATTGTGCTCAACCACATCAGGGTCTCTAAGCATGTCGATTGCCTTACGAACTGAGTATAGCTCATATGACTTTTGCTCAGTCTGATCGTTGATTAGTCGGTTTGCAAAAGGCTCTGGTTCTGTAATGTCCAAACCGTCTGTTCCGCCAACTAGTGGTAGTGTGAATGAGTTGATGCCAGCGTCAAGAAGAGAGCCTGTAAAGCTGCCTACACCTCTGAGAGATTCTCCCTCTGCTCGTGAGCCTGAAACATAAACAGGGACTGTGGCTGAACCTGAAACATCATCTAGTGAGAAGATATAAGAGTATTCTAGGCCGGCGGCTAGCGTGCCTCCTGAGCCGTAAGGATCCCCTATGTCTGAAGAGATGCGCCTGGTGTAATCACCATAGCCGTTATCACGTCTGGCGAATGTGCCTTGTGTGCGTGCGCCGTAGAATGCGCTCTTCGGTGTTGAGACGCCATAAGCGCCTGACTCACGAAGTGAGATCCGAGGGAATTCGACTCGGGCGTTCATACTAGAAGTGAAGGCATTTCCGGAATACTGAGATCCGGTTGTAAGTGTTACGCCGGCAAACATTGAGGCTGCGGCAACAGCCAAGCCTGCGGCGGGAATGGGCGCCCCGCTGTCTATTTGAGTCGCTGTTCTTATTGGTCCAAAGTAACCAAACGGAAGAACTGCCGGGTTAGCAGTAGCGTTGTCGACTTCGTCATTCATTTCCATACGAATATATTTTGAGACATTGTTATATGTTCCATATTCTTCGTAGTATTTTTCAGTCGTGTTCCAGCTTAGGTACCTGTCGCCAATTCGACGAGCAACATAGTCTGGTGATGCTGGATTTAGATTTAGACCCGTGAATGACTCTAGGAGGTTTAGGGCGTTATCTGTATCACTAGCATCTCGCACAAAAACATCAAAAGTGCCGTAAGCGTCGACAGTTGGGTTGACTGCTGCTTTTACGTTTGCGATTGATACCTTGATGTTGCTGTTGTCCCAGTCTCCTCGAACATCAGTAGCAGCAAAACGGAAAAGTTTTTGCTGATCCTGGGGCTGGTAGGAGCCGGTTTCTTGTGTAAGGTCCTGTGCGAACACTAGACCGCTCTTTGCCACGGCTGCAGCTGCGGCATGATTTGCCAGATCTGCGGTGCTGCCGTTCAATTCGGCAACGAAAGCAAAAGCGTTTTTCCCGGTACCACTAAGTGCAGTTGGGGCGCCAGAGCCAGGAGAACCGCCACACACAATCTCTTGTAGTGAGCTTTCGAAAGTCTCTCCTAACCAATAGTTTAATCTTGTGTCGGTAGCATAGAGATCTGAATTCGTATAGTGTGGGTTGGTATTGAATACCTTACGGATGTACTTTTCTGAGTTTGGATCAAAGTTGAACGTGGCAGTAAGGTGGGTCAGTGTGACGCCGTCGGTGTCATACCCCGATCCTGAGATAATTGCCGTAAATGTAAGATCAAGTGCGTTAGAGGACTCATTCTGAACCAACGTACCAGCGGTATCAACCGGAGTAGTTTGGCCGTTCGTGGTGCTTATAAGCTGTATTGATGAATCTGCGTCTGTTAAGTAAAATACTGCACCAAGTGAAGCAGTTGTTTGATCGAAGCCCGTAGCACCAGAAACAACATTGGCAACGAATACGCCAGTAGCTTCAGTGGCTGTCCAGCCAGCTTCTCCGGATCCCACAGTAAGTTCTGGGTGCTGTTCTCCTGCTAGCCGAACAAATGTTATTGGGTTATTGTTGCGAAGGTAAGCTTCAGCGGCGAATGCTCCGTAAGTCGGGGCGGCAAAGTTTCCTTCACGCCACACATCTCCACCTTTGCCTCCAGGCGACGGGGGGCCAAAGATCTTATAAAGGTCGGCTGTTGACTCAAGTCGAACAGGGGTCATTGATGGTCCTCGGACTGACCGGCCAATCACTGCGGGGCCAATTGGGGGCGCCTCAGCCGGAATTCCTGAACGATCAATTTCTTGTACTTGAACTCCAGGTGAAATAAATGTAAAATCTGATGCAGGCATTGCTTAAAACTCCTTAGTTGAATTATATAATTATAGTTCAATAGTAAATAGTTGAAAAAATCCTAAAAACACTTATAAATTAAAAATTGTTGTTTCTTTTGGGAATTTATACTCTACAATGCTTTCCCTGATTATTATTTTTGGCTTTTCTTCGTTGACATACTGGCCAAATAAATAAGCAATTAAATTTAAAGAGATTTTTGCTTCCAACTTTCTTTGTTCGTCGCCTAGATTTGCTGAGTTGTCGGAAATGTTATAGTTTGAATCCATAAACATTTCATATCGATGAAAGTTGTTTTCCACTACCTTATAGTTTATGTTTCCGGTTCGAACCATGAAAGGCTGAATCATTTCATTCATCTGCTGGGTGTATAACGAGGTAAGGGTTACTTCATAAGTTGGGTTGATGTGCACCACTTGCGGTATACCAATAAAGTCATAAACAGTTTTTGTCTTTTTTCTTCTTTTGTTCTGCGTTGACTGCCCGGTTCGTTGTTTCGCAAGTGCGTTGGAGAAATCTGCTGTTTTATTTTGCATTATTCTTTTTGCGATTTGGATTGATGCTCCGTTTGAGTCGGCAGGAACATTTCCTTGGAAGATTCCTTTTTTTGAAGGATCTTTTGATAAACCGGTTCTCGCAACAGTAATAATCGGAAAGTTTAGAATGTCATTTGTTCTTGGATCTTTCTTTGTATACCAAGCTCGTTCTGATCCTTGCCAAATAACCGGAACTTTCTTGAACCCTTTGTTTGTTCTTGTGCTAATGTTTAGATCTTCATTGACAAAGTTAAAAACAGCCTCGTCAATGTTTTCCAATGTTGAGGGTTCGAACGGGATGTGCACTAAAATTTCTGATCCGTTATTGTCCATCGAATAATCCTTCTCTCGATCTCAAACACTTGGCTGAGATCTCAAATCGTCTGTCTGCTTGTCCAAATAGAAGCCTGGGTTCCATAAGGGTTGTTATTTCGTATAAGATCTCGTCATACAGCACAAAGTCGCCTTCTCTAACATAAAGATCTTGGTCCTCTGTAAGCCTTCTTTTATGGAAGTTTACAGTTATTGAGGCAGTTTTGTCTAGGCCGTAGTTTGATGTTTCTGTTTGGATACCATCAAAGTTGACCAATGCGTATACTCTAACTGGAGGAAGGAAAGATTTTTGGATTGCCTCCCCATAAAGTGAATGATAGTTTGTATGCTCTAAGGAAAGTGGGTAATAAGCAACTGTTTGGCCTATTACTCTTTCTATTAGTTCATCATTTACTTGTTTTACTAGATCTCGCTCTTTCTCGTTGAAAAAGAGTGGCGGGGGCGGTTGAGCCGGTCTAGACCATTTGTTGTCTGCCATTATGCGCTACCTTGTGGGCCGGCATAAATCGGCATTGGAATAGCCTTGAAGGTCTCAACCACGGCCGAAATCTTTGTTTGGTCATCTTGCGCAAGTTTGGTATAAGTCAACTCGTCCATAATGGTCTTGAGTTCGTCTCTAAGGGCTTGCTTTTCTGTCTTGCTCTCATCCTTTAGGGCGGTGCCGTTTAACGTCACAGACTCGCCAGGAATAGGCACTGTGGCGAACTTAGAACGTATCTCTCCTAGTTGTCCTTTTGATACAGCAAAAGCATAGCGCCGAATCCAATGTTTGCCTATTGAGTTAATAGAAGCATACGGCACATTTTCGTATGGAAGGGTGTTTAGGTTATTTACACCATTGATTTGTTTCTCAACATAACCAACAGATGAAGAAAGCGGTGATTCATCTACTGAATACTCGATCCACATCTTTTTGGGCTGAACAATGGTAGGGGAAGGGAAAATACGAAGTTGGTTGTTTCTTAGTTGGTATGAAAAGCCGCTTGTTCTTGTATAAATAGCGTCCTCAAAAGCCATTGCCTGGGCTTTATTCTGCCAGGTTGGAATAACTTCGAAAGTTGAGTCATCGGCAAACTGACCATAACTAGACAAATTGCCAACGGCGTTTAGGCCGCCATAATAGCCATAAAAACGCCACATTGCTTGTGGAGTCTTATAAAAAACTTTTCTAACTAAAATTCTACTATCTGTTCCTACTCTTGATGAATGGACCGGATCTGCTCTTAGGATGGTTTCTAGATCATAATCTTGTTTATTGACCTCAACATCGATCGAGGCTGAGTAAATGTTAGTCAAGCCGCCAACACGAACTTCTGTGCCGACAGCATCACCAACTCTTCGTGAGTACTCAAATGAAAAGCGAGTATACTTTATAGCAGCTGCTGATCCGGAAGCGTCGCCACCTATTATTGTGCCGTCCGAGTCAAAAGAGCCGGTTGAGGATCCTAGTAGATCAGAAAGAGAGTTTTTGCTTTGATGTAGATTGACTAGATAAGAGTATTCTATACAAGCATCTTCATAAGCCGCATAAACGTTGCCGGCTGTAAGTTCAATATCCAAAACGTCGCCGCCAAGCATTTTGTATGTATAGGCAACTTGGTCTGAGGCGCCTGTTAGAAAGGAGTCTGATGCCGAATAAATGCCGTATGGTAAAGTTACGGTTACATCAGTTGCTGTCCCGGTCTGCGGAAGTATTATTGCTGATGTTTGAGAAGTGGGTGTTAGGACAGGCAAAGACATTCGTGTATTCTCCTTATAAGTGCTCTATCATAAATAGTTCTTGGCAAAAGAAAACCCCCGGTGTTTCCACCGGAGGCCTCTTTTATCCTAGTTTAGACTAGTTCTTATCCAAGGAAGTCCTTGCAGATAACTAGACCGTACATGTCCGGACGAACCATCTTCTTGGCGTATCGGGTCATGACACCCTTACGAGGTACGAAGTCCTCGACACCGAAGATAGTCGGAGTCACCTGGAGAGGTACGTACGGGGCGTACACGTAGCCACTTTCAAGGAAGGAAGCGCCCTTGCGACCAACTAGTACGACATTGCGTAGGAAGTAAGGGTCGACATAAACGTCAAACTTCTTGGAAAGTGAACCAACACGAACAGCGCCAATGCTACCACGGTCATCATCGTGAGTTACAGCAGCACGGAAGCCGGCGGTGAACTCAAGAAGGTTAGCCATTTCGGGGGAGACAACAACAAAGTTGGCGCCGCCACGAAGTGTCTTACGGTGGATCTGAGCGGAAACATCATTGATTGTCTCAATGAGAGTCTCGTACCACTCTGAAACATTACCAGTGAAGTCTGCTCCGAGAAGTGACTCGTTCTGGGTTCCGTTGGCGATATCAGCACCAGTCTCACGGTCGACGAAACGACCCGGTCGACGTGACCAGTAGAATGTACCAGCAGTTGATCCCTTGACAAGGTCTTCAAGGATCTCACGGTCAATCTCAAGAGCAACCTGCTCTGAAAGGATTGAAGTAAGCTCAACCTCTGCGTCCATGTTGTGGTATGCATTGAGGTCCTGACCAAGTTCCGGAGTCCACTTAGCCTTGAGCTTCTTGGTGACTGCGGTGACTGATACGGAATCGACCTTGATGTCGATTTCAGGGATATCAGCGTTGTTCTCAAGTCCCCATTCGGCAGCGCCTACAACGGATCCAATGCCGGAACTATCAAAGTTGTCAGCTAGAGGAATGTCAACGTGTGTTACAGCGTTGAGCGCAGTTCTAAGCTGGCCAATACCAGTTGCATCAGAAGCAGTTAGTGAGGCAGCAACAAGAAGAACATTTGCGCTATTAACAGGGTCTTGTCTAGTAAGGCGTCGAACTTGAACTGAGTTTGCACCTAATCCTAGTGGATCAGACTTGCCAGATCCTGTGATTGTAATAGCAACATAGTCGTCAAAGTTAAACTCGCCGCCGGTAAGACCAGAGATAGGAGCTGTTGCAACAACGAAGGCTGAACCTGATACAAGGTCGGCATCGAATTGAAGTAGGTTGGCTAGGTCGTAGCCTGCCGTGCCACTGAAACCGTCGGTCGCAGTTGTGAAGTCAGCAAAACCGCCATCGCCAACCGTACCTGATGCTACGGGCGTGGTTAGCCCGGCTGAAACGACTGTGCCGGTCGGTGAGGAGAAGCCGTTGTTGAGTGCGTAAGGGCCACGCTCGGCATCGATTCCGGTAAGGACAACGCCGCCTGTGATCTGTGAAGCAACTCGGCCACCGCCATAGATTGAGTCAGCTGAAGCATTTCCTAGACGCTCGCCATTGGCGTTCATACCGCCCTCGGCTGAGAAGGTGAAATCCATGAAGAAGATTAGACCTGAAGGAAGTGACATTGGCTGAACAGAAACTAGATCCTGAGCAACAAGTGATGCGAATACACGTCGAACGAGAGGGAATGCAACTGCTGCAAAGCCTTCAACGTCGGCGCCGGCCATTGTGGATGATTCACGAAGAAGCTCCTTGGCCTGATTTTCAAGTAGACGAGCCATCTGGTGACGCTTGTCATCTGTGTTTAGACCTTCGAGTAGTCCTGTTCGCTCCCACTTATTAAGTAGTGCGCTTGACTCCTGGTGAAGGTCACGGGGCTGGATGCCCTCTGTGAGTGTCTTAAGTACTGACATTTTAAAATTTCTCCTTTTTTATTAAAGTATGCCTGCTAGTCTCTTCATACGAAGAACGTCGCTTGACTCGCTTATTGTTTGTTTTTTTGCGGAGCGAGCCACAAGTGTTCTAACCTTTAGCGCTTCAGTCAAGTTTTCTGGGCCAGCATTCTTTGCAGGTTCAGACGAAACCGTTTCACATAGAGTTTCAAACACAGCTTTGACCTTATCGGTCGTGTCGGCCCGGTTGATTGTTTCGACAATTTTACTTTTTTGCCGCTCATTCAAGGAGTTATCTATCAGGGCTTTGTTTGTATAAAACAGTTTTGTGTTTACGAGATGAGACTCTGAAAGCTTATTCTGTAAGCTCTCAACCAATACTGCTGTATTCTTTATTACATTGTTTTTTTCTTTTATTTCTTTTTCTAAACTGTTCTTGTTCTCGGTGAGTTCCAAGACAGCCTTCTTAAATGTGGCGTTGTCTTCTTCAAGATCAGTTGAGTGCATTCGGGCTAGCTCAAGCTCCTGCTCAAAGAATATTTGCTTGTCGGGACGTCCTGCCCAGCCACCTTTTTGTGCTGAAGTATCAACGGTAAGTTTTTCCATGAGGCCAAGAAGATCGTCTTCGGAAATGTCGATCTCTTCGGCTATAGCATCTGGCTCGCCAACACCGTCTTCTATTTCTACTCCGGAGTCCTCAAGTTTGTCTAGGTCGATTGTGACCATTTCTTCGTCGCCATCTTCCTCGCCCATTTTCGCTACTTTTACGGCGAGTTGGTCAAGAACGTTTTGGGCTTGTTCGATTGAGTCAGAAACGTCGTCAATCATTTGCTCGGCTTCTTCTTTTTCGTCGGCCGGCTTGGCTTCATAAGACATTGGTAGATCGTCTTCGATCTCGCTTGTCTCTTCGTCACCATCAAGGTCTAGAACTTCAGCTTCCGCTTCGGCTCCAAGATCTCCTGCTTCCATTTCTTCTTCGTCGTCCTGCTCTAAAAGGCGGTCGACAGCTTCTTTGATTTGTGATGAATATTTCTCAAGAACCTCTGCTTCGGCGTTTGCTTTTGCAACCTCACGAAGGTCTTTTGCATCTACGATGGCTTGTTCAAGCATTGACATTAACTAACTCCTTAATAAAATATAATACCACTTATAAATAGTGCGTCTTTTTTTAAAAATACTGGTTTTTCCTAAAATTAGGTTATATCAGCCTTATCCTACGCCGGCAGAACCTGACCAGTTGTTGCTTAGATCGCTTCCGGCGATTGTTGTTAGGCCAGCACGAATCTCATAATCCACGGTTCCAGACGATCCGTTTCTCTGTAGGAACAAAGATGTTACACGCCAATCGTAAATTTCACTTGTCCCAGCTGAATGTAGAATATAGTTAGTGCCGGCCGGGGAAGGGCTTTTTCTAATCCCTAGAGATGAAAACCCTATTCTTAAATCTGCAGAACCGGCCGCTGTAAAAATTTCTATAAAGTTAGTTACATTTGGGAAAGCTATTTCAACTATAGTATTGTTGGTAATTTGGTTGCCCTTTAACAAGTAAGGTATTGAGCTTACTTGATAAGAAGCAGAGTTTCCTAACCCACTTCTATACTGAAAAACACTCATCTTATCCTACTCCTACCGATCCAGACCAGTTATTGGTTAGTTCTAGATCTGAAACTGTTGTTAGTCCAGCGTGAATTTCTATGGGCACAGAGGTAGCGCCGCCGCTAGCCTTTATAAAGACACTTGAAACTCTCCAATAATATATGACAGATTCACTGTTTGCAGCAATTGTAAAATAATTGCTACTAGCGCTTATACCCAAGGATGAAAAGCCTACATCCAAAGTTCTACTGCCATGGTTGTTAACAATTTTTATAAATTTTGTAACTTGCGGAAAAGTAATTTGAGTTATAGTCCCTGCTGTTATATTCTGACTTATAATAAAAGGTATTGCACTTACTTGGTATGCCGAAGAATTTCCTAGGCCTGTTTTGTATTGAAAAACGCTCATTAATTATCTCCTAAAGTTAAGAATTATCTTGCGCTTCTTCAAGCTGCCTTCTTACTTTTTCTTTTTCTTGTTTTCTCTTCTTTCTTCGCTTTTCTTCGCTGCGAATTTCCGAAGGTTTTCTGTAATACTGTCTTTCTCTGTGGTTCTCAAGGACACGATCTTTCTTTAGCATCCTTTCTAGGACTCTGTATGCCTTCATGACATCTCCGTTCCTTACTTCCACTTGGTATGGCTCAATTCCGTCTAGGGCATTGATTTTCTTTCCATACTTCTTTCTTTTCTTGTCAAGTTTTCGATCGTATTCTTCGAAATTTCCTTTACTTGACTTGTTGTACTTTCTCATTGGTCTCCTATAGTCCGAAAGCTGATAAATCTACACCGGAGTCATTAGGATCTGAGTCCCTTAGAGCACCGAATTTTTCTTGTTGCGAGGAAGGTGCGGCTGCTAACGGCTCCGTTCCTTCAAAAATGTTCACGCCGCCAAAGTTGCCTGCGCCGCCAATTGAGTCCAAGAGTCGTTTCCTGGTTTCGTTGATGTTTTTCTTTGGCTTGGCTTTTTGTGCTTTTTTCATAAACTTACGAATAGGTTCTTCATCTCTGCTCTCAGTTATAGTCGAGACAGAGACGCCTTGGACTGATTCTTTGATTATGTGAGCAAGAACTCCTGGCTCTTCCATAATCACTTCTTTTACACACTCTTTAATAAGAGGCTTCAAGATCTTTGCGAGTTCATCTTTATTCATTATAGTCCTACTAGGTCGTAAATTTTCGAAAGTATTATTTGTTCTCTGGTGTTGTCCAAAGCGGTTCTTGTAAGGTCCTCGTTCATATAAGAAGTTCTTGTGGGGCCAACAAAAGCACCTGATGTTGATGGCTCCTGAACTACGTCAAAACAAATAAGCTGGAAATCTTCATTTACCATTGTTCCTTCACGTGATTCACGAACTGAGCCTAAACCTCTTGATGAGATGCCGATTTTAACACCGGCATTGACCAAACCCTTGAGTATGTCTCCGGAGGGCGTTGGAAGAACTTCTAACTTACCCATTACCTTATTGCCGTCCATCCAAATGTCTGTTACTAGGTGTGAAACGTTCTTAAGATTAACAACTGAATCGTCCGGATGGTCAAGTTCGCCAACCGATCGTCTTTCAGCCACTACTTTTTTATAATTATCAACTTCTCTTCGTAGTGTTCTTTCCGGATACACACGACCATTGCCGTTCTTTTCTCCGTATTTTTGTAAAACACCGGTAAGAATAGTGGCGCCTTCGTTGATTCTAATCTTTTCGCCTTCTGTTAGAAAGTCTTGACAGACCCCACCATCACAAAGCTCATAAAACTCTCTCAATAATTGTTTACGCATCTAAATTTCCTTTGGCGGGCGTCACCCGCTCGGTTCAAGACCCTTTGCAGCAGCGACGAACCGGCTGTAGAGCCCATTTTTGTGTCCAAGGCATAATAATCTCCATTCTTTTATAAATAGTCTTAAAAACTCAAAAATTTCTTAAGTAAAAAGAAGAGTATTAATCATTTCAACTAGTTCACCAATGGCTTCGGCGGCTTCGTTAAGCTCGTTTTCGCCGGCGCCAACGATAAGGACTTCTTGATTTAGGTATTCTAACTTATCTTTTATTGTAGCAAGAAGTCCTTCGGGCGTCATGCGACGCTCGTTCATCGCAGCGGAAAGCTCTTCTTTGATAATCTCTACAAGCTTTGTTTTTGTGGTTTTCATTTAATTCTCCTTTAAAATGTTTCTTGCCTTATAAATAGTGTTAAGTTTTATTAGTTCTAAAATTTATTCCTTCATCACCGAAAATTTGGCAAAGAGCATAAGAGGTGCCTGATGAAAGACACCCATAAGCAAAGCTGTATGAGAGTTCGGGTGTGTTTAGAATACAGTAAATAAGCAAGCCAGCCCAAAAACCAACGCACATAGGGCAGTGGAAAAAGTGGTGCTTTGGCCTGATACTATTAAAGATTGATCCATAGACCAAGATCTGTGTCAATCCATAACTAGCCAGAATAAAAAGCAGCAGCGGCATTAGAAGTGGTAAGTAATGTAATACCTGCGAGCAAACCGAGGATCGATTGATCCTTTCTTCTCTGCTTGCGGAACGTTCCCTAGATCTGTATAAACCTCTGGATCTGTAAGACGCTCTTGCTCGTTGTCTTCAAACTTATCGTTCATTGCAAAGCTTGGCTCTTCCATTTGGAAATAGTCATAAAGTCTTGATAGGGTAACTTCTACAAAATCAATCTTAGAGCCTTCCGCCGGCTTCATTATAGCAGCCTCCATAGACCCCATCATAATACCGCCCTGCATTGAGCCGTGTGCGATAACGCCATAGTCTGCAAGATAGGAGAAAAGATCATCCTGTGAATGATAAGTATGATCCCCCATTTCCGTTTTTGGAAAAGTTGTTATTTTAGCGTCTTTACGTGAGACGATTACGTGAAGCTCTGGATGATCGTTGACCAAGATGTCGCCGTTGAGCGCTTTCTTCGCTTTTAGCTTGATGGTCCGATCGGGAGGAGTGTCCGGTGTTGAGGAGTCGCTTACTTTAATTTGAATCGCCATAGTTGATCTCCTCTACTAGGGATTGAAGCTTGAGAGTATCCAAAAGAAGCTCTTCATTTAGCTCTAAGTTCTCAAAGTTATTAAACTTCTTTGTAATGTCTTGTATGCCTTCTGAGATAACTGGGTTTTTTGCTTCAAAACTTTCTAGGGCATATTTTAGTTCATTAAGCTTTTCTGTAATAAACATTTTGAACTCAACTCCATCATCAGCAAATGAGGTAATGAACTGAGAAACTATTTTCTTTTGACCTTCTGAAAGCATTGTGCCGTATTCATCATTAAAGTTCTTAACAAACTCACGATAAACTAATGTGTCTATTGGCTTATATTCTTTCTTTTCATTGAGTGCTTCTTGACCACAAAGTTTCTTGACTAGGTTGTCTTCCACTAAAACACGGCTTTTGGTATTATCCACACCTTGTAGAATACTGTGTATAGTGCCTAGATCTCTATCAT